TTATACTGGTTATACTGGATACACAGGTCCTACAGGATATACAGGTTATACAGGTTATACTGGACCTACTGGATACACAGGTTATACTGGTTATACAGGATACACAGGTTATACTGGTTATACTGGATACACAGGTTATACTGGTTATACTGGATACACAGGTTATACTGGTTATACTGGACCTACAGGTTATACAGGATACACAGGTTATACAGGTCCTACAGGATACACAGGTTATACTGGATACACTGGATACACTGGATACACTGGACCTACTGGATACACTGGATACACAGGATACACAGGTTATACTGGATACACAGGAATTCAAGGTCCAACAGGACCTGAAGGTCAATCTATTATAGGTCCTACTGGACCTGAAGGAAAGGACGGAATGACTGGACCCACAGGTCCTACCGGTCCCGTATGTACGGGACCGAAAATTTTACAGGTCCAACTGGTTACACTGGACCTACAGGTTACACGGGTTATACAGGTCCTACAGGTCCTACTGGTTACACTGGACCTACAGGTTATACTGGACCTACAGGTTATACTGGACCTACAGGTTATACAGGTTACACTGGACATACAGGTTACACGGGTTATACAGGTCCTACAGGTCCTACTGGATACACAGGTTATACTGGTCCTACTGGAACTACTGGATACACAGGTTACACTGGACCTACTGGTTACACTGGATACACTGGATACACAGGTTATACTGGTTACACTGGACATACAGGTTACACTGGTTATACTGGATACACAGGTTATACTGGATACACTGGACATACTGGATACACTGGATACACTGGATACACTGGATACACAGGTTATACTGGATACACAGGAATTCAAGGTCCAACAGGACCTGAAGGTCAATCTATTATAGGTCCTACTGGACCTGAAGGAAAGGACGGAATGACTGGACCCACAGGTCCTACCGGTCCCGTATGTACGGGACCGTGGGGCCTTCAATAGTTATAGATAATATGGATGGTACTATAACTATAGGAAATACAACTATAGACATATGCAACTTAGTTTTTACTTATTGTGTAACAGCTGCAGCAGAAGATGTTAGCGGTCTAGTTGTTGATGTCAATACATCTACAGAAGTAGATGCTTCTATAAATGACACGAAATGCAATTTTGGTTCAACAACAACTTGGGTAGTAACAAGTAGCAGCAGTAACATTTCGTCTATAACACCTATAATATCAAATGATGGTAAATTTACTATAGTGGTGGATGATGATCAGCCATGGTTTTTTAATTATGATATAAAATGTGACAATATGACTAAAGATGGTGCCCAAGTATCTGGCACAGTGAACGTTCCACTTCCTGTTGGGGATAATTTAATTCCAGTTACTCTTGATACTGATAATAAAGGGGTTAATTCACATTTTACACAAACATCATATGGTTACTTATTTGATGGCAATACCACGACTGCTACTAATTTCGATGAACAAAGACTTCATCAAGGTAGTTTTATTGAAGTTCCGACTACTGTTCTTTATCCGGCGGGTACATCAGTTGAAGTGTACTGGACTAATTCAGATTATATGGACCCAACAGATGCTAAGTGGGAACTTCAAGTTGGATTATGGAACAATGGAACTCCTACTATAAATGAAACTATTTATACTTTTGATGGTTCAACCGATACTTTTACAAGCCCGGCGCCCGCTAATCTTCCAACTATGGCTTTTGATTATATTTTAATTACTGCTCTCGAAGATAATAGTGGAGATGATCCAGTATTTATAGAAATCACTCTTGGAAATATATCTAATATTTAGATTTCAATTTCAAATATAAAATGTATGATAAATGAGAATAGTTCCATTTATCATACTATTATTCATAATTTTATGTATTATTGTCGTCTTTTGTGTTTGTAAAAAAGAAAACTATACATCTAGAGTAAAAGGAATTTGTTATTTTGACATAGATGGGACATTAACATCATCTCAAAACGATAGAAACGACCTAATTAAACAATGTCTAGATAATAACTTCGCAGTAGGTATTATTACAGCAAGTGGAAGAAGAATACACAACGTTTGCGATGGAGATCGCCCAATTGTACCATGGATGCCCAGTACACTATGTAAACAATTTAACAAAAACAGGGGGATGTATAACAGTACGACAGTTTTGGCAGGTAAATCACTTCATACAGAAATCCCATCAGATTATCCACTCAATGAAAGTCCTGGTTATGTAAAAGGATATGCTATGGCACACGGGAGGGATAAATTTTATCCAAATGTTCCAGATAAATGTGTTGTTCTATTTGATGATCAAATCTCATTCATGAAGGATGTACATAGATTTAATCCTAATTTTGAGACTCAGTGTGCGAATAAAATTTGTGGTCTTAATGGAATGTTAACATCTGATATAGTTCGGAATAAAATTAGACAGATGCAATTGAATGGTTGTGGGAATAATTAGTTCGATAATAGAACTGTATAAAACGGTTGGTTGTCGATTTTGTAGCCAATAATTTTGATTTCTTGAGAGAATGGATGTCCTCTGATAGATATTTTTCTGATATTGTTCTCGTTACGATATGCATATAACGTAAAAGCAAACATATTTTTTGATTCGCCTGCATATATACCCACGTTATGACCATCCCTAGCCCAAGAAAGAGCTATATCCATAGCTTTACTTAGGGATGAAGTATTCTGGGCTAAGTATATTTTGGCATCTATCAACCGGTTGCTGAAAAAATATGGGGTATTGTTTCCAATCTGGATTTCAGAGTGTAGTGCATAGTTTACATTATTTTCATTAATCCATTTTTCGACAGAATCTTCTCCGTATAGGATGACTTGATTATTATATTGATTAAAATCTGTTATATCTACATAATAATTGCTAATTTCAGATCTTGTATGATATTGAAGAACACTATCGCGACTTCGTTTCGCACTTAGTCTCAATACGTAAATCAGTCTTTTTATTGTTTCTTCGTTATTTACAACGATTTTTCCATCTTCAAGTATCGGGCTATCTAACGAAAAAGTTTTTGACACATGAGCGTATTTATATTCCGGATTGATTGAAAAAAATCGCCTAGCAAACTCAGCTATATTATGGTCAGTAATTTCAACAATATCTTCGTTGTACAAGAATCTCGAATATATCCATAAGGTATATTCAGAAATATATCGGGCTAATTTTTTGTTCATGTTATATATATCTAAATTGGACTGTTTTTCTTCGGGAAAACTCGTTCCAAAATGTTTCGCTGGAAGACCATCGACAGGTGGTGAGTTTTCGACGGGTATAGAAACATTGACATTGCCAATCACACCATTAATTTCTTTTGTCACAGAATCATCAACAGTCTGTGACTCTACCCTCATTTTCATCTCTCTGGTCAACTCTAGTACTATATCCAAAGGAGGTTTATGGATGGTTTGGTTATTAGTTTCCTTCACTCTAATTGGTTGTAAAGGACTTGTGATCAGAGAAATATTATGCTTATTAAAAAGTATATTAATTCGTCTGGTCTTTCCATATGAATCGATCCATTGTGATTTAACCTTAATGTCTCTTGGAATCGGTAAATAACTTTCGAGAATTCTTTTATCAAGCGCATATGATTTTCTTATACGTGAATACACGTTCCTAATATTCTTGGCTTCCATGTAACTGAAAGAATATTCGGTTTTGCCAGATTTCGTATCGAATCTTACGATTAATTCACACTGAGGATATTTGGCATGATCCGATTCACTTCCCATATGTTCAAAAATATAAATACATCTGTTATTATTACGGTTTTTGTAATAGGCCTGAAGATGCCGGGGAAGTGTCATTTCTCCATCCAGTACCTTTTTTGAGAATAAGAAGATATTACACTCAAAATAATCTTCCAAGATATGAATAAACAGATTTGGATCCAGATATGTATTTGGATTTTTTAAATCATCGATAATTTGTGAAGAAGTACGATCATACATTTCCTGACGACCCAGAGCAACAATAGATTTCCTAGCTAAACGATTTCTGACATCAATAAGTACACTTTCTCTCTCATCCTGATCTTTAACATCTAAAATACCTGTCTCATCATTAAGTGCCTCCATCACACAGTTTAAGAAGCTGTGTTCATTCCTGAAGACTCCTGTACGAACATATTCATATTTCGGGTCGGGATATATAAATGTAAATAATTTCTCGATATTAGCAGGTAACTTACCAAACTTAGCATACCCTAAGAATTTATTTGTGCGAATAATATCAGTTGTTTTATCTTTTTTATCGGCAGGTTCTTTTCCTTCATAGTAATGTAGATATATCTCTTTATTGCGCTGATCCTTTTTGTAACAACACGGAACATATGGGTATATATCCGCGTTTTTGAGCTTATTTTTTCTAATACCCGGGTATATAAATGATTTATTTTTACATGCATAATATAACTGTTCCTCTCCATCCATCGGAAATCTTAGAGATTTTGCATCATCTGGTACATCTCGAGGAAACTTCATCACTTGTGTGCCTTCCGCGTTCAATTTGATAGCTTCTTCTTCACTTATAATTTCTGGCATCCGTTCATTTTTACATTTTCGTGTATATCCAGATATATAGAGATCTGGGGCAACATCTTTATGTCGTAGGACTACTTTTTCTTCTACTTCTTCTACTACTGTTCCAAAATCTGGTATGTAGTATCTGTAATATTCTACGATTGAATTAAATTCAGCATCATAAATCATGTATAGCTTTCCCAACATCTCCTGAAAAATATTCACAGAACGAACATTATCCGCCTTCGAAACCCTTACTCTAATATATTTCCCTCCTAAAGGGAACAAATCGGGATCCTCGTCTTTCATTGTCTGGTCACCTTTGATCATAACTTTTTCAGTTATAGTAGCCGTAACATTTCCTGTAGAAGGGTGATAAAAATGAATGTATATCCCTGCTTTCTTTTTAGTTGCTTTAGTACTATCATCAATGTTAATTAAACTACTAAATATTGGATTGTTCATAGTTAGTTCAGCGAATACGTATTTATTAAAACTTTGCATCGGTATATAGAAAACTCCAGTAACACTACTATCTTCAACTGACTTAATTTTAACATCCAGGTGGGGAAAAACACCCATAGTTCGGTCAATAAATTCTTCCCTTGATACGTTCCCCTTTTCTGTACTGATAGTAATTTTTGTACTTACACTACCGTCTGGGTCCAACTTAATAACTGCGTCTTCGTAGTTAGAAATTTTGGAACTATGCCCTAAAAACTGGCGTTGAGATACTTTTAAAGTTACTGATTCTGGCTCAGTATATAACCACTTTTCCTCATCTGAAGGGATAAAATCTTTAAAAATCTTAAAGAAATCATGCGCTATAGCCATAGGAACCAGCGGTGTTAGTATAACTGAATTAAATATCTCCAGTAACGAAATATTAGATAGATCTAACATAAGAATAAAATCTATTTTCTCGACTTTTAAATCAGTATATACAATAGCTTCATCTATAGAGTCATATTCACGAAATAATTTGGACGTTCTTTCAGCCTCTTCTTGTCGCGAACTTATCGATTCCCTTAGATATCTTTTGTACAGATCCCTACGATCCCAGTCTCTAGGAACTTGAGTAGCAGAAATGTATATACCCGCCGCAACTAATTCATCAGATATCTCATACAAGGCCATTTTACCGGCACTCTTGTATTCGCTGTTTAATATGTTATTATATGCCATCCAGATATGCACAACTTCATCCCTTATTGACATTCTGCCTGTAATTTTAACTTTCATTTTTTCGATTAGTTCGGTGATAGACGTGTTTCTTCTAGCAGAATCTTTGATTTCTTTGAGGAGATTTTTATACTCGATGTTGTTTTTCCTATCTCGAATCTCCTCATTTGTTATACCGTTTGGAAAATAAAGATATTCGCTCAATATACCCAAAGAAGCGGCCAATCTATTTTGAAATGTTTCTAGAGTATCGAGCTCGTATATCTTAAATTTTTTTCCATTAACAAGAACCATATTTCTTTTATGTTTGCAAATATTTGTTTAATTTCTTAATAATCAGGTATTATGTATACTCCTGTATACATAATCGATCAATTATTCTTATTATCATCAAAAATAGATCAAAAACTCTAGAATAAAATTAACAAGACCCTTCTCGTTAAAAAATATACTCAAACCATCTCTGGCTTTCCAAATCTCTGCCCTCATTATGAGCTCGGAAAAAACACTTAACGCTGTTTTTTCCGGTATATTTACCGTAAAGTGTCGATTATATTTATCCATATTTGGAATAGATCGAGTAATTAAGTCGGATATTACACCAGACTGAAATCTTTCTAGTAATAGTTCGTATACATAATATGAATACACTCCCTCTACATCTTGTGTGGATTCGTTATAATATGCCAGCTCATTATATGGCTTAGCACCTTCTTCAGGTATCCCATAGATTTTCCCACCGAAAAAATCTTTTTTCCAACCCTTGATAGACTTGTGCCTCTCTTCCAAGAGATAATGTAAATATGCTCTTCCAAGTGTCGTTTCAGACATTTGTATATTTTAAAATATACAAAATATTTTTCATTTTTAATAAGGACTCAAAGTTAGTTTTTCCACCTTTCTAGTCTCTTTATCAATTTCAAACTAATGAATGATCACTTGGCGACCATTCACATCAAAATGTCTCTGGACCTCAAGAAAATCGTCTAAACAATTCTAGTTGTACCAAACTTCTTGGTTACCATTATACACGGAATATCCGAGCTGTAATATACATCGAGGATCGATCATATCCGATATTTTCTAGCGGGATCTCCAAAAATAAGTATAAAATTTCATCGGTACTGCCATATTTATACCTCTAAACAATCCGAATATTTATTTCAATTTAAAGTGAACCAGCGAACGCAATAATAGATCCAGTATCTCTTCCGCCTTTATGGACCTTTTTAAACTTTCCATCTTTACCAAACCCGATGTAATGCGGAACTCCTCTGTATTGAGGGTCCCATTTATTTAGAAATTTAGCCGCATCCCGTTCTGATTGTGTCCCATCAATTTCTATGGAACATGCAACCACATTTTTACTTGAATTTGCAAATTTTTGGAAAGCAGGCTTGGCCTGTTGACAGTATCCACAAAAGGATCCTTGTGCCATAATAACACAAGCTTTTCCCTGACCAACATATGGTTTAAGATTACCATCAGAGTCGAAATCTTCTATTTCCAGATATGCTACGTTTTCCATTTATTATTCGCAGAATAATTTTTAATAGTTCATTTAAAGTTTATTGATTATGTTAGAAAAGATATGACAGTGATTTTTAAAGCAAAGACTAACAACGCATTCGCAATCAAAATTCTTGCTGAACTCCTCCAAAATAACATCAAGACTGCACATTTTGAAGTGGATGGGAGTGGAATTCGATTATGCATGATGGACAGTCACCGTACAATTCTTATCCACGTGGTCCTGGAAAGTCAAAATTTTACCGTGTATAAGTTCAGACCAAGGGATAAAATGTATCTTGGTATCAATTTAAATCATTTCCACAAAATGCTTAAATCCATCAAGAAGAAAGATTCCATGCAACTCTTTATTAACGATGATGCCCCAACAGATCTGGGGATCAAAGTAATTCCCAGAGAAAACAACAGAATCACAACATCTTTTGTGAAGATACAGGAAATTCAAACTCTAGATATCTCCATCCCAGAAGGTTACGACAAGCCTATTATAGTACCTAGCGCAGAGTATCAAAAGATGTGTAAAGACATGTCACATATAGCCAAGACTGTGCAGATAATTGCCCGAAATTTTCACATTAAATTTATCTGTAATGCCGGAGGTATCATGAAAAGGCATGTCGAGTTCGGGGAAATGGGTGATTCTGATGACGAAGACGAAGACGAAGAAGATAACGTCGAATATAAGCAAAATTTTGAGACTGATCAACTCTCTCGAATCACAAAAATCGCCGGGCTAAGTACCAACATGCAAATATACCCCAAAGAAGGACTACCATTGCATTTTCGTTCATGTGTTAGAGATCTCGGTACCATCTCGATCTACATCAAGTCAAAAGATCTGATCGAGATGGAAAAAAAGCTACCCGTTTCTGACGATGATGAATCTGACGACGACTTTTAAGTGAATATTACATAAAACAAATCATATATTACATGAAACAAATCATATACTATCTTAAAGAAATAATTTCTTTAAGATAAATGGCAGATAAACACTTTATTTTGTATAATATACATTTTACGCAAAGATGTAGCGATAACTACATTGACGCCACTCAAATGTGTCAATCGAAAAAGAAAATGTTCGCCAATTGGTTCAGAACCAAGAAGGCAAAGTTAGCCCTAAAACCCTTCGAAAATGCCCTGTATAAAAACAACAGACACACATGGATCATTCCAGATTGTGTCCCATTTCTTCTCAACTGGTTACTGAGAAAAGAGGTTGACTTTACCACTGTTAAACATGAGCTCGATAAACCTTTCCCCGAAGAAGAAAAACCCCCAATTACATCTAAAGTTTGTAGCAAATGTCACGAAGATTTACCTCTTCTCCACTTTGGTAAGAATAAACGTAAAAAGGATGGTTACGACATCAGATGTAAGAATTGTTACAAGGAAGAACGTCAAAGGAAAGCAGACCACCACGCAAGCCGCACCCTAGAATATTATCACGAAAACAAAAAGAAATGCAATGCCAAACGTGCCGAATGGGTCAAGAAAAACCGAGATAAAGTTAACGCCGCAAACCGTCGTGCGTACGCAAAAAAGAAAGCCATTCAGGCTCAAGAAGAAAAAGTAGACGAGGTCGCCGAAAATATTATGAGCAATATTACTCTCATGGACAAGAAAGACAACCCCCATAAAATCATATGCAGAGAATCTGACGGATATATCAATGTGACCAATTTATGTAAAGCTGGAGGGAGACATTTTAAAACATGGAATAGGAGAACAAGAACACAGGAATTTTTAAAGATATTAAAAGAACAATTAGAAAGTGAATATAATCAAAAAGAACCGGGACAAAATTGCACCGCCTCTCCAAACTCAGATATTCACATAGAACTAGTGAAATATGATGAATCTTATGGAAAAAATAGAGGTACTTGGGTCCATCCCAAAGTCGCGATAAATATTGCTCAATGGATTTCGCCAAAATTTGATGTACAGGTGTCTACGTGGATTCATAAATTATTAGTGGTTGGGGAGGTTAAGATGACTGACGGGAAAGATGACAAGAGGATTATGGAAATACAGAAGGGAAAGGTGAAGTATAATAGGTTGATGGGTGAGGGAAAGGAAGAGGAAGCGGAAAAGGTAGGAAATGATGTATTTGAGAGGATAAAAGAGTTGGAAGAGAAAAACAAAGAGTTGGAACTCAAATATAAAGCGTCTTTAGGTGAGATAAAGAGATTGAGTACCTACCTCGAGCGAAAAAGAAGGAAGCAATATGATAAAGGAAAATGCATCTATGTTATGAAACACAAGGAGTTTAAGGATATGTATAAAGTTGGTATATCTAATAATCTAACGTCTAGGATGAGCACGTACAATACAGCAGCCCCGGAAAATTTTGAACTTATATATACTCAACATACTGTATATAATTCTTTGGTGGAGACGATGGTGAAGAAGAAGTTGATAGATTATTTGTATGTTCTGAATAAAGAATGGTATGAAATTGTTCAAGGTCCAGATGTTTTGATAGATAATATTAAACGTGCTGTTGAATATTTTGAGAATAATTAACTATTTTGTACTAATAAATGAGTATAGACAGAGCAACAATTTTTACTTCCTATATTTTATTCAGTGTTACAATATTATTTTTTACCTTTGTTTTGATTAATACTAATCCAAATATAGTTCAAGACGAAGATGGGAATAATAGCACCCTTAAATCGGTAGGATATTCGTTCATTTTCTCTCTAATTTTCACACTTATAATATCTTATTTAAGTATCAGAGCTGACAGACAAAAATTATAAAATCTGGCATGTGATAAATGAAGATCGAATTTAAGATTGATTATAAGAATCCCATAATCTTATCAGGTATCGGAATAGTGATCATGTTTATTGTGTCATTATTAGTATTATGGTTGACAAAACCACCGTACATTATGGGAATAACCAAGAGTGGGGTCAGATCAATAGACTGTTGTATGTTAGTTATGTATAGCGCTCTGTTTAGTGTCGTATCTGGTGTTATTATTTATATGTGTGCAACGATGAAACTATCTCCTAAGCCTGCTGGAAAAATTAGCAAGATGAGTTTTAACCCCGGGTTTGCTAACTACTCTTATTCGCCTCGATACAGCGAAGAATAAATAAATGAAATATGAATATCGTTGCGGACCCAATTTATTGTTACACATGGAATTAATCAATCCAGATAATGCATAATATTATTTAAACAATATGGATCGGTTATCCAAAAGATGAGTAAAGTTACTAGTCCAACTAAACTATACATAAAAGAGCTTAATCTCGAATTGTTACAACCCAATACAAAGACATATATGGATAAGGATCAGGGGGGTTCTAAGCACGTTGTGATCGGTAAGCCCGGATGCTTTAAAGCAGGCACTAGAGTCCTTATGTACGATGGTGATGTTAAAAATGTTGAAAATATTAAACAAGGGGAACGAGTTATGGGTGATGATTCTACTCCTCGTGTTGTTCAAGAATTGTGTCATAATTATGACGAAATGTTTGAAATAATACCAAATAAAGGTATCACAATTACGGTCAATAGACAACATATTTTAAGTTTAAAATGCACGGGGTATAATTCACATAAAAAAGGTGAAATTATTGATATTACTGTTGATGAATATCTCAAAAAGAGTAAAACTTTTCAAAAAAGATACAAGTGGTACAGGACCGGAGTTGAATTTTCGACCAATAAAGTTGAATTTCACCCTTACATAATTGGTGTCTGGTTAGGGGATGGTACTTCAGCAACGTGTGAAATTACAAATATTGACAAAGAAATTGTTGATTATTTACAAGATTACTTTACAAGAAAGGGTTATTTGATTACAAAAAAAGGTTCAGACAAAGAAAAATCAATAACATACAGGATTAGATCTCAAGAAGGGACTAAAGGGAAGAACGGATTTCTTAATTTTCTAAGAAAAAATAATTTACTAAACAACAAGCATATACCGCATAAGTATAAAATTAATTCTAGAGAAAACAGATTGGAATTATTGGCGGGGTTGATAGACACTGATGGTTATTATGATACCAAAGGAAAAGGTTTTGAAATTACACAAAAAAATGAGAGACTTGTAGATGATATTATTTTTGTATCTAGATCTTTAGGGTTTAGCGCGTATAAAAAAATATGTCTAAAATCTTGTCGCAATTCCCCGGATCCGAATCATGTCGATACCTATTATAGGTGTTTTATATCCGGTAACGGCATTGAGGAGATACCGTCAAAATTACATAGAAAACAGTCTTTAAAAAGAAACCAAATAAAGGATAATTTAGTCACAGGATTTAAATTGAAAAGTGTTGGGTATGGTGAATATTATGGATTCACTCTAAGTAACAATCATCGATTCTTGCTTGAAGACTTTTCGGTGGTCCATAACACGGGTAAAAGTACATTGATAGCATCTCTCCTGTATGCTAAGAAGCATATTTACCCATGTGGAATGGTTATTTCTGGAACAGAGGATAGCAACGGTTTCTATAAGACAATGTTCCCAAGTACTTTTATTTTTAATAAGTATGATGAAGAACAGCTTCGTAGTTTTATAAAAAGACAAAAAATAGCTAAAAAACATTTATCAAATCCATGGGGTGTCTGTATTCTAGATGATTGTACAGATAATCCCGGTCTATTTAGAAAACCTTTACAACAAGGTATATACAAGAATTCTAGACACTGGAAAATGTGGTATATTTTATCTTTACAATACTGCATGGATGTTAAACCTGTTATTAGAACAAATGTAGATGGTACTTTTATTCTTCGTGAGCCTAATTTGAAAAATCGTAGGTCTTTATGGGAAAATTATGCCGGTATTATACCGGATTTTTCTATGTTTTGTGATATCATGGATCAAATAACGAACGATTATACCGCTCTGTACATCCACAACGCGACAAAAAGTAATAACCTAGAAGACTGCTTATTCTGGTACAAAGCAAAACCTATTCCCAAAGGTTTCAAGTTTGGGTGCCCAGATTACTGGTCGTTTCACTATGCGAGGTACAACCCGGATTATGTGGAGCCGTTCTTGTCATAATATTATATTTGTTGAGTGGGAGATAATAACTTGAAGTTATTATCTCTAAATTGATTGGTTTTCTTTAATACAATCATTCACTACCATATCTAGCCCTTCATCAAGAGCTTGTTGTTTGGATTCTACGGTTTTCAACCTCTTGTTGACTTGTTCTAATCTATTTTTAAGATTATATGTTATTATTCTTTGCATTGTGTCTGGGATTTTAGCTTTTTTGGTGTGTTTTACATCTTCGTTTAATTCATCTATGTTATTTTGAAATTGTGTCAATAGTACCAAAAGATTTATTTTTGCAACTACGCTATCTGGAAAAAATACATACAGGAATAATTGTAGTAGTATAAGTGGATACCTTTTATTATCAGTCCAAGCATCTCTTACCATCGTTTCAGCACTATTGACAAACAATGCTAACATTAGTTTTACGGAATTAAAAGCAGAGTTCATACTTTATATGTACGTATTGTTTCTATAAATATGTTTCAATTATCTACGTCTTCTATGTCTTGATCGTCTTCTTGATCGTCTTCTTGATCGTCTTCTACTATATCTCATCCTTGATCGTCTTCTTGATCGTCTTCTTGATCGTCTTCTAGATTTGCGCCTCCTTGATCGTTTGAGTGATCCTGACCCTCCGTATTTTCCTTTTAGCCATTTTTTGAGAGAGTTGATTTTTGGACCGTGAGATCTTTTGATAGCTCTGTTTCTATTAAGAACCATTAGACTTCCGAGACAGCTACGATAACCGTATTTTTTTACACAAGCAGACAATAAGCGTCGTTGAGTTGTGACAGGTTTTGAGAGAAACCCTTTACCACCTAATTTTCCAGGTCTTGTAATCCATTGTCTGGATCTACGACGCCTTGATTTACGTCGATGAGATCGTGATTTTGTCATTTATCATACCCAACATAAAATTGAAAATAAATTTTCTGCATGCTGGGGTATCTAAATGGCACAAACAAGTTTTGACATGAATTCAGCTATTGCTTATTGTTCTATTATAGCAAATATAGCGGTTTTACCGCTTAATATAATATTAATTCTGCTATACCATTGCGACCCCGACGCGAGTATCATAAAAACGATTTGTTTTTGTTTGATTGTCTCGGGTACCGCAACAGGTATATTATTGTTCACATTATGGGAATACGATTGTGCAAGTAATTGTTTATTTATGATACTCATTGACGGTAGTAACTTTCAGAGATGTTGTCAAAATGGTTGGAAGGGTTGGTAATAAACTAAGATCCAGTTCTCATAATTCTTTTTGCTTCACTTAATGCCATTTTTCTAGATATTTTTTGCCAAAAAGAATCGGATGGACATATATGAATCATTCCGGGAAGATTTTTGAGAACATCTGTTTCAGCTACCCCGTTAATATAAACTTGAGCAAGCATATCAAGAACTTCCTGTTGGCTTTTTGCGTCCCCGTGGGCAGCCTGGGAAAGAACATCCAAAACTATCGGCAAGGATAGATAATATTGCCAATCTCCCACAAAAGAATGTCCCCAGACAATGGCGTTCAATACGGTATTTAATGGGTGGTTATCTGGGTATCCAGGAATACGTGCCCCGATATCTACATACCTGTTAAGTTCACCCAGTTTTTCCAATGCATACTTGTGGTCTTGTGTAGACATTGCAATGTCTACCATCACTGGCTGTATTTGGGGTTCATTCTGTAGGGCATATACAAGCATATTGGCCTGGAATGCGAGATCTTGGTAAAAATTAGTTGATGTTATTGCCGATTTGACATCTCCCATGACTCTACCAGTCGCAGATTTAACATCTCCAGCAAACTCAGCGACCCCACTATAAAACCAGTCAGCAGCTCGCTCGTACATTTCTTGAAGGTGTTTAAAATCATCTCCATTCCATCCGAATTTAGCTTCATTTCTACCTGATAAATATTTAAATCTTGCCGGTTGGGATCTAATCAGACTATCGATAATTTGTCTTACATTCCTTTTAGTTTTTCTCTTTGGTGCTGGACAATCATCACCAAAGCGGTGTTTAACCCTTCTAGGGGATTTTCTCCTAGATCTCCTCCTAGACTTACGTCTTGACTTACGTCTTGACTTACGTCTTGACTTTCTCCTCCTAGATCTCCTCCTAGACTTACGTCTTGACTTTCTACGTCTTGACTTTCTACGTCTTGACTTTCTCCTCCTAGACTTACGTCTTGACTTTCTCCTCCTAGATCTCCTCCTAGACTTACGTCTTGACTTTCTCCGTCTTTGGGACCTTCTTTTTGGTCCTGGTTTTTTAACCCCGTGTAGACATCGTCTTTTTCTAGATCTTCTCCGGGATTTACGTCGTTTTGTCATAGACATTTATTATATGACGAGAAATTATTGCAATATAATAAATGTCTGGTGTAATGATTTCTAGAAAAGAATTGATAAAGGCTAATATAAGTAGATTACTAGAATTAGTCGATAAACAACCCAGAACTAACAGTAAGGTAGATAATATAGGTTATATATTTTTGATAGATAAGAAACAATCCAATATACTCAAGAAATTACCTAAGGGTAAACGGAGAGTATTATATATAAATTCTCCGTCATTTATATCTAACATAGAAGCATTTTACAGTATTATTTATAACGTACGTAAAAAAATATGTGAAATTCGATATGATATAGATAGCATTAAAAATTTGGAACGTGTATTACAGGCAATTCTCGTTTACTTACCACGGGATGTTATTTTATGGACGGGTATAATTTCACCAGAATATTACGAAAACTATATCTTAATAGGATTCAACAATCCTTATATAACGAAAATAAGTCCTCTAGGATACAGATTTAATCAGGAAGGCATTGCATTCATGAAACTAAATATGCCGTCGGAATCTATTAGCAAAACAACAGTACGTAATAAGCTTAAATATGCAACTGACCAAAAATTTGGATACCATTGTAAGATTTACGCTAAATTTACCCCTAAAGCTCTTAAGTTTTTGAAAAAAATTAATAGTTCGGTTGTTATGGTGGAAAACAAGAAATTAAAAGAAAAAGAATTAGCGGGTTCTTTACGTGTAAGTGAAGTAAATAATATCAACGGTAAAATTGTATTTGAATTATCCCCTGATTCAAAAAGCATTAAATCTGGTGCCGAAGAAGAAGTTGATGCAGTCTGGAGCAGATATAATTTTCACACACATCCTAAAAAAGCTTATATCAATCATAATGTGAAAAATGGATGGCCGTCTTCTCAAGATTATGTCGGATTCGTTCAGTTGAAAAATCACACGATTTTTCACACTGTTGTAACATTAGAAGGTATTTATATTATATCTTTTAGTCCTGAATGGGATGGTGATCCCAATAAAATAAATCAGAGACGTATTTTGAATGATTACGATATAGATCACAAGGAAGATATTACATTTGAAAAATATACAGAAATTATTAATAATAAAAAATACAATGGTAAACAATTATTTATTGTTAAGTATATGCCTTGGAATAGAGCATCTCAAATTTTCCCTATATTTTATGCAAAAACGAATGGTTCATGCTTGGCGACAGATCAAAATTTTAATATTGTTCAGAAGTGACCTGCACAGAACCGGTTTCTTGTGGTCCCCATTTCTTATACGCATAAAAACCTGCATATCCTACTGCAAGTAACCCCAAAACCATAATTATAAGCCACCAATAACTAGACGGATTCTCATTCTCGACACATTTGGAATCATTGCATTGATAACCATCAGGACAGTCTGAATCATTATTGCATTCAGGTGGCTCTACCCCGCATTCTTGTTCACAATCTTCTTGTGAACCATATTGTCCTATCCTACCGGTAGGATCCTGTATACATTTTCCTCCGACACAACCCCAGGTTGGTGTTACAGGTTCACAAGATTGTTCACAATCTTCTTGTGAATCATATTGTCCTATCCTACCGAAAGGATCCTGTATACATTTTCCTCCGACACACATCCATTTTTCTGATTCGGGGTCACTCCTCAACAAAGAGTGACCTATTGATCTATTCGTGGATTGGGGGTTAAGGGCGTTACATGCGTTAGAGTACTGCATTCCTGGTTTAGTGCAGATACTGACATTTGAATTTGGACAATTGTATAACTTGCGGCCCTTATCACATATATTTGGTCTATTTGCGATGTACCACACGACCCAGAGTACAAACGCAGATATAAATCCGGTTATTGCAGAAATCCACATCCTTTCTTCGTTTGGTAGTTTTGGCATTTTAACAATATGAAATATTTTTTAATTTACCATCAAATTTAGACATTTATTATATTTATTATAATAAATGTCTAAATTTGTAATAGTTGCTCATGGGACAAAAAGTCCGCTTGAACCGAGTATAATAGATGATGCAAGAGAATCAGGTAGTGGTGTTTTACCGTGTGTCGAGGAGCCTCTTTTTATTAATCAAAACGGTTGTATTGAGTTATGTTACACAGGTGCTTTAGGGTTAACAGGACCAAATAATTGTCTATTTGTAGAAGAACCATTTCCAGAAGTTGATTTTTGCGGAGCCATCAAACAATACGTCAACAATGAATGGGGTGTATACCGTTCTCCTGGAATTACGGAAGTCACTGTAGGATTTGGGAGTAATGGGGTCTCTCCAGGTGCTAACTATACCACTGTTACCAACGCCTTATTAGATAGCAATACATTTACAAACTGTAAATTTATAAGAATTACAGATTCTGTAGACGAAGGTGCTGACTTGAATTTAACAAGTGATGTTCTCATATACATTGACCCAGGTGTTAACTATACGGTATCAAATATAAATTTAAATGATCATAATCTTGTTTTGTTTGGAAACGAAAACCAAAATAGTAGTCAAATAACAATATCTGGACAAATCAATGGCTCGGGAATACTTTCTCTTAAATATTTAAGAGTGAATCATACTGGAACTCTACAACTTTTAAACACAAATTTAACTAGTATAAAGGTGCAAACTTGTACCTTTGATATGGGATCATCAACAGCTCCTATATTTTCGGGAGTTATACCTAAAACCTGTTTACAAGATGTAGAAATATTAAACGCAACTAACACTCAAATAGTTGCTGACCAAGGGTCTGATATTGATATCCATAATTTAAAATTAATTAATAGTCAGAGCACACCTTTAATTCAGGTTAATGAGACTAATGTTCGTCTATCTGAAATAGAATATAATTCAGCAGACGATTCTTCAATGATTCTAAATTGTCAAGTTCTTAATTTGAAAGAAACAAACAGTGGAATGTTGGATTTATCTGCAGATATGGATAATTTTATTTGGAATAATGTTAATGTATCTGGTTCCACAACTATTGGCACAGGAACTGGTGTAGATGCAACTACTGGAGGAATGGTTAATGTATTGGTTAGTAGCAGTCTTTTAATATATGTAAACACAGAGGGCGGTAGTTATTTTCAAGGATCTAATATTAATACAGGTAATATAACAGTAACTGGTGAAAACATTGATGGTAAAACTATTAACGGAAACCCCAATATTTTACTTGACAATATTGTTTGTAACAATATGACATTAACTAACATACGTTTTAGTATAGACAAAGTTCGTTCGGGATCAATATTAGATATAACAGGATCAAATAAAGGTGAAGATAACGGTGCTATTATTGGAAGTATGAGCAATGCGTTTTTTAATTTGTGTCGTCTAGATTTTGCAGCAAATGTTAAGTTTGCCAATTGTACATTAGTTACAGTATATATCAGTCCTTTGGGTAATGAAGTTACATGTGAAGATATCTTCTTTTCGTCTTGTATCATTAATCAATTGCGAGATCGTGGAGATTACACACAATTGGTTGGATGCGCGTGTGATGTATTTGGTGGTCAAAATGGGTGGTATATGTTACTAGGAGAACCTTCTGTTATATCTGGATGTAATTTACGTTCAAGATTAAATGTTGTAAAAGAAGTTCATGTATCTGCTACAACAATGGTTTTTATGTTTTTGTATGGACAATACACAGCAGGCATACCTCCTGTAAATACATTATTTCAAGGTGGTACTGCAAACGGTTCAACTTTTTCAGATATTAGATGCACAAATCAATCCGTGATTGGTCGTGTTGTTGTTTCGGCTGAGTATGATGGGGTATCCGATATTGCTCTAAACAACTTTCGGACCACTAGCAATTTAGTAATTGGTGATAATGCTGGAAATGTTGGAAATACTGTAACACAAAGGATTAATATTACTGGTAGTTTGATTAATGGTACTTTAACATTAGGAAATACTAATCAAAATCTTGATAAAATAACTGTAGGAAATTCTCAGTTAAACAATCTTACTATTCAAAATGCTAATGATTCAATTATTTCAGGAAATGTAGTTAGGGGAACTACAACTCATTCAAATACTAGCAGTGGATGTATTTATTCTGGTAACAATATCACAAATTTAAGTATCGCCTTGCCTCCAACACCTCCATTATTTACAGGAAATATTAGCAATATACCTATGAATGCCGGTGGCGGTGGTTTAACAGATATAAATAGCATAGGTAATAATATGTAAATTTAAAATCCTTTTATTTGTGATTTTTTCTGAGGTATGTTAATATTTCTTCCAACACACGTACATCAAACTTATTGTACCGCGCTATATCTTGCATAATGGGGCAATTAGCAGGATTTGTAAACTCAGAATAGCATTTCCAAGCTTTTACCATTGCCGTCATGCCAGACTTGCAATCACTATCTAACTTGGATTTTATTAACCCATGTTTTTGCATAGCTTGTGAGATTGCTTTCAGACCAAATTTAAAACAATCTTTAATGACGATTGGTTCTTTTTGGAATATCTTAGACATATCTTCCCATCTCAAAAACCCCCAGTTATGATCAATATTATTGTAACGTTTAGCATCGTTTTCTCCGAATGCTATGTCATACTGTCTGTTTTCGGATTTTTTCCAGAATTTTTTTTCTGCAAACCAATACCACAACTTGGGATTATTTTGACTTTCTACTAGATTATAAAATTCATTCATAATCCGATATTCTTCTTCATACGTAGGCGCATTACAGGTAAACCGTTTGTAGGTCCATCTAGCAGGACACACTTTTCGTTTGATTATTGGCCTGTACCATACTCCTATCATAAAAATCATATCAGTGTTTTTTTGTAGAGGTAGATCGGAAAAGGAACAAAAAATATCTGACAATGTCTCGAAATCTACGAACATTTCATTTTCAACCGTCTTCCATTCGGATTCATTATTTTTAATTTTTTTAGGCCTGATTTTATCCACATCCTGTCGATTGATATCTAAAATACTATCTATGGTCGAAGCTCTGGATCCATTCATATTCATTGTTTTACTACAACAACGAGAATCTTTCCAAGAAGTAATACCATTTCGTAATGCATTTTCCCTGTGTCTATTCCCGCAGTACCAAATGTTTGTGATTTCTCCTATTTCATTGGCTATTTTTTCTTTCTGTTGTTGCCACCTTCCCGAGTCATGACACATATTTGGATACAGTTCTATTCTAGATGGCGGTGAAACAGACCATTGATGGCCGAATCTCTTATTTGTCCGAACCCAGCTTAATGCATCCGCGGTGCGTTGAATATAACAATTATCTACTGTATCATAATCAATAACACCCAGCTTATTCAAACATGTGAGATTGTTAAATTTTATGTCTTTCTGCATATATCTCCAACGTCTCCCTAATATATAGGCATAACGAGAAGTATAACCTTGAATCAAACCGACTGCTTGCGTATATATTAAGCATTGTGCTTTGTAGGCTGGATAAGAAGTAGAATTTAGTATATGCCTTCCGTCGGCGCGAAGCGGGAGTGTTGAGAATTTAATATCTATTACAAGATAATGATAACTGGATTTTAGCTTGGGAGCTGGTATGATCATTTCTTCCTCAGATAAGGGACAATTTTCGACGAGTCTATGAAGATAATCGCTCCTTACCAATAGATCAATGATTCCATGAGTGTGATTTTTTGGATTTCTAACAGGAGCTGAATGAATAATCGGCACTCCTCGTTTCATAAGACTAATAGTCTTCTTTACACTTTCATTCGTAATATATTCAGAAACTGTTACAACTTTTGTTATGTTTTTATGGATGTATTCTACTAATTTAGACTCAAATTTAACACCTCTTTCCATAATGAAAGATATAAATCCGTTATTAGTAGAACCTTTTATTGAATCTTTACCATGTTCCTTGAGCCAGTCTACTAAAGGATCTTTGACCATATAATTATGCGTTTTTGTGGCAGATATCCAAATAGAGCGTTGATACTTTTTGGGTAACGGGAAATTAAACAACTTCGGTTTCTTTGACCTAGTACATTTAGCTATAGATGTTCCAGTTCTTTTCATTTATTTATTGCCTATATTCTTTAGATGTAATTTTGTTCAGTAACAAGTGGTGACAAAATTTTGGATATTAAACAACTAAACTTAAAACTTATGTATTAATTAATAAATGTCAAAACCATTTATTAATGTACACCGGTTCGATTCAAAACTGAAAGGTGTATTTACCCAAGAAAAACAGTACACTGTTCTAGAAAAGAAGAAGGCTTTTTCTACTTTGATTCCTCGATTAACCAACAGAGTAGCTATTTCAATGATCCAAACCATCATACGTGATCTAGATAGGAAGGGAAATATTCAATCAGAGAACGATTTAGATGCATCAGATATATTGATGGAAATTATGAAATGGATTGACGACACCGATGTATTAAAAGATTTAAATGAACAACTATCAGATATCCGAAACTTGGGACAATGTCCAAGTGGACGATGTACACGGTTATATCAACTCTGGTTAGCCTATAAGGATGCGAAATCAGAGAAATCCATATTACTTGAAAATTAAATATAGATTAATGTTGCATTACTATAAAATGAAGAAGATCGCATTATGTTTCCTCATTACCAAGGACATTCGAAACTACAAGATATGGGAAAAATGGTGGAGCGGACATGAAGATAAATTTACAATCTACTCTCACTACTCAAAAGGTAAAGAAAACAAAGTATCATTACCATACTTAATCGATAACAGAGTTCCCCCAGTTCCGACAAAATGGGGGGATATAAGTCTAGTGAAAGCTGAGAGACAACTATATAAAGAAGCATATAAACATATAGCTAATAAGTTCTTTATCTTGTTATCAGATACATGTATTCCTGTCAGACCATTTAAGTACGTATATAACAGGGTAATGAGATCCATGAATAAAGGTATTGCACCATACCGAAATATTGGAGGGTGGGATGAAGATGAAGCTGATGACCCCGAAGACTTTTCTCCTTGGGTGGGATCCCGAAAATGTGTCGATAAGATGAAACTAGCCCGACTTTTGAACAGAGATGTATATGCTATGGATCAATGGAAAATATTCAGTAGAAAGAATGTGAAGGACTTTTTCGCAATGTTTAGGAATAAAAATTTCATGAGTATATTTACTGAGTGTATTAAGGTCGTTCCAGAATCACTAGCCCCCGATGAGCTGATGTTTATTAATTATCTCCGCTATAAATATCGTGGAAGTCTGAACAAACAGATACGTGAAGGACTGGTTACATATGTCGATTTCGATAAGAAAGCAATCCACCCCCTAACCTACAAAACAATAACTAGAAAATTAACCAACGAATTTTGCGGTGTTAATGCAATGTTTGCCAGGAAATTTTTCAGACATAATAGAGCTATCATAAACAAAGTACCTGTTACATGTAGAAAAGGTAAACCTGTTCGTAAAACCAAACAGAGAAAGTCAAGACGTAAATCTAGGAGAAAGTCAAGACGTAAATCTAGGAGAAAGTCTAGGAGAAAGTCTAGGAAAAAGTCTAGGAGAAAGTCTAGGAGAAAGTCTAGGAGAAAGTCTAGGAGAAAGTCTAGAAGGAAGTCTAGAAGGAAATCTAGAAGGAAATCTAGGAGACGTAGGAAACAATGATAGTATTTTGGATGATATATTATTAATTAATAATATATTATTAATTAATAAATGCCAGACGAAGGATATAAGAAAATCTCTTTTTCTGGGAGATGTAGAGGTATAAAGAAATCTAACCAGAAATTGACAATCGTAGTGCAAAGTTACAATAATCCAAAAGAATGTAACTTTATAATAAGAACGGCTCAACAGGTTGGGGCAAAGGTTGATATTGTAGAAAAAGGAAACATGAAAAAAACTGATGTCATAAGTGATAAGAATGTCACTTTATATAAAGCAGAAAATGTCGGTCGAGATTTGGGAGCATTTTTATGGTACGTAAATCGTTTTTACAATAAACTGTCAGGTAGTTATATTTTTTTATCTGCAAATCTATCGAAATGGGATAGAAAAAAGCGTTTTTGTTGGTTGATTAAGAGCAAAAAACAATTTGCTTGCCCGGAGTTTGAGTTTGACGAGGACCCTATGTATGATGATGAAGCTTATGAGGATGAGTATGAATTTACACTAGAAGAATATTTGGATCAAAAATTAGATTTAGCAGAAATTAGACCTTTTGGTAAATGGTACGAAACCTTTGTGGGTAAATGGACAGATTTTAAAAAACAAAATGTATGTTATAATGGGGTTTTTAAGACAAATGCTAAGTATTTATTATCTCGACCTAGAGACTTTTATGCAACCCTTTTGAGACAGATTTCAGTTTCTAATAATATAGAGGTAGGACATTTTGTCGAGCGTGCGGTAAGCGCTGTTTTTGGACCGAAATTAAGCAACCCGCCGTTGTCTAAGTCTCGTAGGAAGTCTCGAAGGAAGTCTCGTAGGAAGTCTCGAAGGAAGTCTCGTAGGAAGTCTCGTAGGAAGTCTCGTAGGAAGTCTCGTAGGAAGTCTCGTAGGAAGTCTCGTAGGAAGTCTCGTAGGAAGTCTCGTAGGAAGTCTCGTAGGAAGTCTCGTAGGAAGTCTCGTAGGAAGTCTCGAAGGAAGTCTCGAAGGAAGTCTCGTAGGAAGTCTCGAAGGAAGTCTCGTAGGAAGTCTCGTAGGAAGTCTCGTAGGAAGTCTCGTAGGAAGTCTCGTAGGAAGTCTCGAAGAAAGTCTCGAAGGAAGTCTCGAAGAAAGTCTCGAAGAAAGTCTCGAAGGAAGTCTCGAAGGAAGTCTCGAAGGAAACGTAAATGTAAGAATGGGGTATTAAAGAGGCCCGTCAAACTCCCTAGTGGAAGAAAAAGATACTGTAAATTGGGTCGATCTCGCAGGCGCAGATCTCGATAATTTATATTAAATTTATAATTTTTATATCGAAATAAAGTCTATATAAAAATTATTTTCAATTAAATAAATGTTAAGATCTGGATCAATATGTGTATCATTTTTGTACAATTATTTGATGACTGGTACCCAACCTAACGGAAATAATGATACTTTCGAGAACAAAGTTACGAAATTGCAGTGTTTATCTAACACGTTGAGAGATTACGGGGGAGTACTGAGCAAATTATCACAAATACTATCACTAGACGATCAGAACAACACGGTATTTTCCGAATGCAAACCTTTTTCTCAGGAAGAAACAACAAAATACTTTAAAAAGTATATCGAAGAATCGTCATACGATCTACAAGTCTCAACTTTCAATGTATACAAGAGTGGAAGTGTAGGGCAAGTCTACAAAGCCGTATACAGGGGAGTTCCTATTATTTTAAAGGTCCAATATGTTGGATTGATGGAACAAACCCAAGCTGACCTAGATATGTTGGATACCATTACATCCTATGTATATTATTTTGTAGATATGAAACACGCCATGACGGACATAAAAACTTCTATGTACGAAGAACTAGACTATAAAAAAGAGGCACGCAATCAACAACTCATATCCGATCTGTATAGAGACTGTGATTATGTCGAAATTCCTGAGATAATACCAGAACTATCTACAGATAAAGTTTTGGCGATGAATTTTATAAAAGGGAGGAGTCTATCAGAATTTATTGCTAATTCCACCCAACTCGAAAAAAATAATTTGGGTAAATGTATAGTTCAATTCGTATTTGAATCGTTATATAAACACGGAATACTGTATTCGGATGCACACTACGGGAATATTTTGGTTAAGGATGATAATACTTTGTGTGTTCTAGATTATGGATGCATCCATATTGTTGATCCTGATTTGCTCCAGAATATAAAAGAACTACATCGTAGTGTCAAATCTGGGAACGTCGAAGCTTTTTATGCAATAGTAGAGAGGATGGGTATAATCGGAGATAAGGTATCGGAAGAATCTAAGGAATACATGTACGAATATTTCTGTCTTCAATATTCCCCATGGACATTAGACGAGTTTGAATTCACAGAAAGTTGGCTCAAAATGGCAGATGAGAAGAATACTGTACTTATGAATCAATGGACATTGCCACAGAATATGGTATACTTTAATAAGATACCTTTCGGTATGTATCATATTTTAACTAAGCTTAAATTAAGAGGAAGTTTTTCAGAGTATTTTGATAAATTACTCACCTAAATATTATAGTATTGCAATATATAAATGCAAAGTAAACACAAGCTGATCTATTGGATTTTATTATATGAGACCGTCTCAAAACATAATCATATAATTTAAATATTTCCCATATACAAATGAATTCACACAAGAAATTATATTATTGGATTATCATACTAGTGATAATTGTTTTATTATTTTGGATATATTCCCCAAAAGTGTCAACAGTTGGAATTAAATATCTTCCACATACATTTAATCAACAGATGATTGCGTTCGTTGTTATTGGAACGATATCATTTGCTACAAATAATTTAGTATTGCGTCATATACTAGATAATAATTGTACGGAAACGGTACCTCCTAACTCGATCTTAGACATCCGGATTCCTGGATGTGATTTTAGATGTTTACGAGGAAAAGGATATTCCTTTGGTGAGAAGGTCGATCCGTGTATTCTTACAACACTATTCAACTGGTCTCATACTTTAATGTATATGATAGGAGGATTTTTGGCACCTGATATATTATTTTTATGGATTATTGCAGGGTTTTGGTGGGAAATGCTCGAAGCATTTGAAGAAGTTGATTGTCATGATTACTCAGATATTGCCTATAATTTGATAGGTCTTGGATTGGGAATAACAATAAGAAAATCATTAGAGAACAAATATAAATAAATTTGTTCTCAATATTGTCGCATATGTTCCCTGACTTTAGTGATTAATAAAGCATATTTACCGTCAGAAGGTGATACAAAATGGGGAGACATACATGCATATACAAAATCTTCATCTGGATCACCTCCTAATCTCAGTTTAACATTGTATCCCTTATCTTCCAGGAATAATTTTACAGCAGATATATAGTGGCTACTCTTAGTCATGTCTATATCGAAATGACTTCCAGCCATCAACGTTATATTTTTAATATCTGACCGTGGTATTATTTTTGCTATTTTTTTTAATGGAGGAACATAGTTAAATGGTGCTGTAACTCTGAAGGGGAAAAAAGAAATGCTTCGTCTTGTTCTGACTTGGTGACTCAGTATCTCGTGTACAGAGGGAGCTTTATTTATGACATCACCAATCCTTAGATGTATAACTACAGAATTTTTATCTATTCTAATATTATTTTTTTGGGTATATTTTTTAACTAACATAGCCATTATATCATAACAATAAGGTTTCTTTGACAATCTCATATATTGGCTCGCCAACGAATCAGGGAATTTTTTGTAGTGATATTGTTCACCTCTAGGAGCCATGCGAGCAACGACACAATTCGTCATATCTCCCAATCTATATCCTCTTGAATTTGTATATAATTTATATTTTTTATTACGATCTATTCTATCAAGAACACGTTTTGCCATTCGTGACCATTCATCATTTCCTTTCCATTGTTGTGTATTGTTATGGCATATTAATACCATAACAATAAGAATAATGACAATAACAAGGACAATAATGATATTTTTCATTTATATTAGGTAATATTATACGAAATAATATAATATAATATAATATAATATTACCTAATATATAAATGTCTTTTTTCGCTGTATTAGGATTTCTTCTCTTAGCTGCAGCTCTATTATATATTATATGGAGACTTGAATATATCATCAAAAATTTACCAACCGACTGTTCTAACGTGAACGAATTCGACCCAACAAAAACTTATGTCATTAATTTTGACGTAGCAGACTGGATGAAATTTGCTGTTAAAGTTGCATATGGTGTAGAACTTCCTGACAGACTTTCTGGTTCTGTTACCGGAAAAGCAACATCCAAAAAAGAAGGAACATTTAATATATGCTTTCAAGAATTTAATCTGAAGGATCCAACTAAACCAGAAGAAGGATATGTTCCTACTGGAGATACAAAATTATATGAAAATATCCCATACACCTACAATAAAGAAAACTGTACAGTTTCTTTCGACGATACTGCATGTCAAGGACTTGTAGAAGACCTGAAAGGTCTGGGTATCGAATTAGATACAACCACTCAATTAGTTCCTAATGATGGTATGAAATTAACAGCTATACTTGCTGGTAAGATCAACTTACACATAACTGGATATCCAGGTAATGCAATTGACTGTTCAAAAGCGACTAATTCATGTACAGTTACCCCAGTTGCTGAGTGTAGTCCAAAATGCGAAGGTAATTCGAAATGTGTAAATGGAGAATGTGTATGTACCCCAGTTTGCAAAAGTAAAATATTAGGCGTTAATTACAATTACGAATGTGGTGATGATGGTTGTGGCGGTGAATGTGGAACTTGTGATGAAGGATTAAAGTGTAATAATTTGCGTAAATGTGTAGCAGATGCAGATTAGTTCCCTAAATCTCTAATCTTGGTTATCAATGAAGCGTATCTGCCACCAGAAGGTGATACAAAATGGGGAGACATACATGCGTATACAAAATCTTCATCTGGGTCACCCCCTAATCTCAGTTTAACATTGTATCCCTTATCTTCCAGGAATAATTTTATAGCAGATATATAGTGGCTACTCTTAGTCGTGTCTATATCATAAAGGCTCCCTCCCATCAATATTATGTTTTTGATACCCGACTTTGGTATCATGCCAATGATTTTTTTTAGTGGAGGTACGTAGTTAAATGGAGCTGTAACTCTAAAAGGAATCAAAGTCATCGATAATTTTGTTCTTACTTGGTGGCTCAATATTTCATGTACAGAAGCACTCTTGTTTATAACATCACCAATTCTTAGATGTATAACTATAGAGTCCTTATCTATCTTAATATTATTTTTTCGAATATATTTTTGAATTAGACCGCGCATTATATCGTATTGATAAGGTTTCTTTGTCAATCGCATATATTGACTTGCCAACGAATCAGGGAATTTTTTGTAGTGATATTGTTCACCTCTAGGAGCCATGCGAACAGCAGCAGCATAATTTGTCATATCTCCCAATCTATAACCATCGAGGTCTGTATATAATTTATATTTTTTATTATGATCAATTCTATTAAGAACATGTTTAGCTATTTGAGACCATTCGTCATCGCCTTTCCATCTACAACACTCGTATACAATAAGTACAACAAGAATAAGAACACTGATTATATAAACTGCTTTCATTTATTATCACTGAGGTAATTATTTTTTAGACTCTATTATTGAGGTTGTTGGTATATAAGCACCAACAATTGCGCTCAGCAAAGAAACCCATACTGTTGTGTCCTCTCCAGTACAATCCTGTTCTTCCGAACTCAATATCTTTATCATACAAAATGCCATTGTAGTCATACTTACCATGACTTGAACAGAATATGTCATCACTCTTTTATCAATAATAGATCCACAACAAGTCCTCCAAAAATTCTCTTGTTCAAATTCCATTTCTTGATTTTGAGCCTCTATTTTGTTCTCGGCATTCCTAACACTCACCAACCCTTCAGCTAACATATCAATAGATACACTAGCTTCGCCTACTCCTTTCATGGGGGATTTAGATCTATGCTTTCTTTTACGTGGGGATTTATGTATTTTACTGGGAGTGATGGGAATGCGGGGAGACACATTGTCTAGTGCTTCTTGAAGGGTTTGTAAATCAACTGACTTTGATCTCTTATGATTAGAATTGTTGTCAGTATTTTCGTGTAATTTAGATTTCATTGCTTTCTTTTATTAATTAAATACTGTCCTTAAATTAATCATATTCAAGATATGATTAATTTATTATACCTGAGATTAATCCTAACTATTCCTAACTATTCATGCATATTCACCATACAAGAAACTACTAAAAACATAGCAAAAAACTGTAAAAAAGCCGCTATAGTATGTAGAGCGGCTTTTTGTACGTTAATACCTCCTTCACATAATCTACACTGCGCATAAATAATAACTGGAAGTAAAACAAGACCTATTACAATTAGAGTTATTTGTTCATTTGGTGTAAAATCTTGTACTAAATTTGGCCAAGAAGCGTACCCAACATAACCACCACCAGTAGTAGTAATAATCGTTTGACACCCATAGAGACATTGGGATTCACGTCTATCATCGCAACAGCTCATTTATTGAAGTTGATGTAGTTTTAGATTATTTAGACTTTTTATGTAGGAAATGATTAGATCTAATTTCGAGAGCAATTAAACTTGCAAGTAATAATATATCTATTAAAATTATTCACCACGCGTACGGTTTACATTTCGGATCGAGAGGCTTCGAATACGCAACTTGAGCGTTTGCCCGAGTACTGCAATAGGTTACTACCTTATTTCCATCCCCACCATCTCTCGGGATTATTACACATTTTTCTGACTGTCTTTGCCCATAAACATCACAAGAATGTGCAACCAATGAATCGTTATAACAAGGATCACTAGCGCAGTCCCAGTCATAAGTAGTTGGTTCCGGAGATTTCGTAATACATGTTGAACTGTTTCCACAGTCTGAACTATATACCATTTCTCCAAGACTACCATCATATGAACATGCACCGTTTGCCCATTGACACCCATAACTAGATGATTCTTTACAAATATCTTCAGACATATCACACTGTGTATCATATAATTTTTGACAGAATAGACAGCTCTTTGATGGAACATTTTCTGCTGACGAATTAGATACACAACAAAAAGGATTCTTTTGATCAACCTTTTCTTTTAATTGACAATACTGATCAATAGCATTCGCAGCTATACGTGCTTGACCATATGCAATCTCATCTGACTGTCTCTTACCATCTAAAATTTCGTTCAAAGTATTTTCCCCATACTCTTTAATCATGTTATCGTAATAATAATCAGCACATCCTTTATAATCTTTACATCCAGGATAATCTTTAAACAGATCATATATTTCTTGGGGAGTATTACCAGGGGAAGGTGGGGAAGGTGGGGAAGGTGGTGAAGGTGGATCACTTCCCCCGCTGTGTACAAAAAGATAAATCCCTAAACTAATAAATAATACTCCCAAAAAAATTAATACTCCAATAATTATTTGATCTTTACGTTCCATTTATTTATAAAGGATAAGATACAAAAAATATAGGGTTTTGGATATTTATAAATCCACCAACACACACAATTTTTGTGTGTTGGCCCAAAAGTAATTTTTTTAAGCTGTACAGCTTAAAAAAATCCTCAATATTTCTCATGATACCTCATAATTCCTCGCGATTCCTCCAAATTCCTCAATTCCTCACTTTTGAGGAATCAACTTAAAGACAAGCTAATTAATAACAAAATGCCAAAATGTAAATACTGTAAAAATTCCTTTTCGAGTAAAAGTGTTTTAAATAAGCACATTAAGACTGCAAAATATTGTCTTAAATTGCGTAATGTCAAATCTGATGAAAAATTAAGATGTGAAGGGTGTGGTAAATACTCAACAACCAAATATAATTTTGAGAGACATATTCAAAGCTGCTTGCAAATCAAATATCTGCAGGAACATGTGAAGAAATACACATCAGAAATAGATACACTCAGACAGCAAAACTCCGAATTAACAAGCCAAAATGATTTGCTAGAGGGGATTATTTCTGAACTTAAAGATCAAGTACAGAATCTTCAAGACAAGTTAGAAAATATTGCGTTGAAGGCTGTATCTAGATCTACTGTTACTAATAATAAGACACAGATAAACAATTTTTTGCAGAATATGCAACCAATTACTGCTGAGCATTTTCTAGAACATACACCTCAACTTACCCTGGAGCACATTCAGAAAGGTGCATCTGGGTATGCAGAATATGCTCTAGAACATCCTCTTAAGGATAGGGTGGTATGTGTTGATTATTCTAGGAGAAAGATCAAGTTCAAGAATAGGGATGGAGATTTGGTTACAGATCCAGAGATGAAGCGGTTAGCCCCAATGTTTTTTGATAGTATAAAGGCTAAAAGTAGTGAGATAGTGTTCGCCCAGAATACACCGGATATGGATTCTGAGATGTTTGAGCAAGTTGCAAAGCTTTTTAACACTAATGCAGATGTGAGAAATGCTGCGACTGGCGTAAAGAGTGAGTTTTACCATGACTTTGTTAAGCATGTATGTTCAGGGAGTGTGGTTGAATAGATATGGAATAATTATGTTAATCATGCTAAAATTATGTTAGATATAATAAATGAAAATAAACTGCATAGTTTTATGTATAGTGGCAGGTATTGGTATTTTAATAGGTATATTTATCATGAAAATGTTAAGAAAATATATAGTTGTTCCTACTGAAAAAGAAAAGAAAAATGCGGTGGATAAGGATCGAGTTAAACTGAAACAAATTACCAATTACGAGAAACTTAAGAAAGATTGGATATATGATATATTTGACAGTGTTTATATTATAACATTACCAGAACGTCTTACACATATAAAATACATTACACAGATGATGAAATTTAAACCTAGTATTTTTGATGCCCTAGACCAGGATACATTAGACTACGATTTATTGATTAAAAATGGTATAGTTTCATCTAGATACTATTCAAAACACAACCATGGAAGAATAGCATGCCATTTGAGTCATCTTGAAGTTATGAGAAAATTTTTGGAACGTAAAGAAGATGAAAATTGTCTTATCTTTGAAGATGATATTGGTTTTCCGGTTGATATAACATATGTTAAAAAATATATGGAAAAAGTTATGCAAAATGTTCCGAAGAATTGGGATATAATTTATTTCGGGAGATGCTACGATAGTTATCACAATAAATTGGTGAATGAATTTCTTATACAGAGCCTCCCTTTATGCCGCCATGCATATGTTGTATCTAAAAAAGGGGCCCGTGCTATTTTAAATAATACGATACCTATGGTGGCTAATGGAGATATTATGTGCAGAAAAATGATGAAAGAAAGCATTATAATATCCTATTCAACTGTATTGCCTTTATTTTTTCAAGAACGAGAAAAATACGGTTCAGCGCTAAATAATAAGAATTTTTTGAAAATATATTCTCATGAAGGTGATTATACTGAGTATGTTGATAGAATAATCGAAATTGCTACAGACGCACCTTTTGAAGAAAATTTATATACTAATTGGGAAGGATACCGTCTTGCAGATACTGTTTTAGCCAAAAAGTATAGGAATGAAGAGGATATTAAGATTCAGACCCGTAAATTCCCAAACTCGATCGCAAGTGAATATATACGACGAACAAATAAGGTGAATAATTTGAAACTTTTACTGAAAATAGTTAAGTCTCGGTCTCATGAGATCGAATTACCCATGAGTGATGAGATAGTTGTCCATATTAGAGGTGGTGATGTACTGTCGAATCACACTATAAAAGAATTTTTGACTGATTATCAAAAAAATTCTGTCGAACATTTAAAAACAAGCGGTAATTACGTGAAACCTCTATTATATTACTATAAAAAGGTTAAAAATAGTGGTTTTCGTAAAGTTACCCTAGTTTCTGGTTCTCATAGGAAAAAGAATCTGGAAAAAAGTTTAATATACCTAAAGTGTTTAAAAATATATTTTGAATTGCTTGGATTTCAAGTACATACAAGATTTGGGAAAAATCCAGACGAAGACTTCATATATATGTGCGGCGCATCTGTATTCTGCCCAGCTGGAGGCGGGTTTTCAGATCTTATCAGTAAACTGGTTAATTTAGGAGGAGGTGTGATATTATAGTCATATTATATAAATATTTATATAATATAAATGATCTATCTATATTTATGTATCATACTTATAATCATGGGAATAATGTATATTTTCTTTAAATATACACCTCAGGAGTTTAGAGCTTTACCAAAGCATGTTAAATGTTCAGTACATATACTGAACTATATGAGACCCCATAATATATATAAACAGATAAAATATCTCGAAAACATACCATATATAGAAGAAATTATAATAAGTAATGGTCATCCTGAATATAGGGTTGATATAAATAATTCTAAGATAGTTACTCTAGATGATTTTGACGCCAACGAGAAAATAGGGGCCGGCAGACGTTATGCGCATTCTATTTTTAGTTGTAAAAATGAGTATATCCTCTTTCTAGATGACGATCTTATACCTTCTAATACATTAATTAAACGTATGTTATACGAGATACATAATAATCCTATGACTATTTGTGGTCCCTATAAAAGAATATGTGATAATACAGGATATTATACAAACACTAAAAATTATAATACAATACTTACTGGTCTTGCAATAACAAGTAAAAGTTTTATTAGTATGTTTATAAACAGTTGTTTTTATTCCAAAGTATTACCATGGTTAATAAAGTACAAAGGAAACTGCGAAGATTTGAGTATAAATTTGTTTTTAAGAAGTTTGAATAGTTATCCGGTATTTGTAAATGGTAAATTCACAAAGTTGGATACGTCTAATGGTTATTCTAGTCTCCCTCAGCACTATGATATAAGAAATTCTTTTTGTCAGAAATATGCATAATAATTGGTGATTTTAATTCGGAATAATGTTTTTTATGAAAAATTCTACGATGGTCGCGGATACAAGAATAATGGAGAAATATATCTTTATTATTATGCACGAGTCTGTATTTGTTAGTAGATAATAACCGGTATATACTTTGGGTGTATACAATAGGTCCTGTAACTTTTAATACACCCTTTTTGCCAGTACCATCAACATAAATGTTGTAATTAAGAATATTTTTTATGACGCTATTGATAACTGCAAACAAAAAGGGGTGTTTCGGTCTACATATAATATGCCATTGTTGGTATTCACCATGTTTCATATTTAATAATTTTTGATGCCAGTCTCCAGATATTCCCCAATGCGAAAGAATATATTCGTCTTCGTAACGTATAATATTTGTTAGGGGTATTGTCATATAGCTTTTAATATCTAAATATACTCCACCTTTGATATACATTATGAGATATCTTGCGAAATCTGCCCTAGCAGCTCCATATTCTTGATTTATTAAATTATATATACGTAGTATATATGGGGGATAATTTTCTTTAATAAATTTTTTTATATCATTGTCATCATATAATACATATACCCAATCTGGGTTCATTTTTTTTATGCGGTCTATATTTTTTACGATGGTTTTATGAAGGCGTTTTTTACTTGGTGCTAATTGATGTATAATTTTTGGGATATATTTTATTCTTACATTACATAGAGGCCTTTTTATTCTTACATTACATAGAGGTTTTTTTAAGAATAAAAAAACCCCCACACATAGAATTATTAAGAATAGAATTAGGAATGTCAACATTTGTTTGTATAATCATAATATTATACAAATAAATGTTGACTTTATCTATATGAGCAATGCTAAATATTTTCTTCCATAGGGAGGGGGGTATTCTCACCTGGTCGCAGAAATGGTAAAGAAAAACGGAGGAGTAGTTTTATAATTAAATTTCTTCATTACCTAGGCCTCCCATCACCCAACAAGCATCTTTGGGTTGATATAAATACCCATATTCTCTACATTAGGTATATTTAGGTGAAAATCAACGTGTTCACATTTCTCTCGTCCATTTTCGTATGATCCATTGTATCTAGAATGTTTTACAGTTGTATAATAATCGATGGATCGATTATTCAAACATACGTAGAATATGAGAAATACAATGATTATAATTGTTATAATTATCAGTAAATGCTCCAATTCATTTATTATACCACAATAAATGAATTTAAAATATTAATATCCCAATCATAAATCAACATCTACATTCCCATATTTCTCCTCAAGATATTCTAGATAGTCTGGACAATCGCAATATGGATATAATTGGCGACATTCTCTACATCTATCAACACAATTACAATCGTTTTCAGTTTCGGAACAGTATTGGCAAATATATCCACAGATGCAATCAGTCTTTCGACAACGGGGGCAACGAGGTATATATTTGTACCTTATTGTTGAGGTTGGTTTCCTATAGGAAACGGGAGAATTGATAATCTTCTTAGACGTTGTTGCTTGTGACATTTCCATTTATTTTTTGTAAATAAAATATTTCAATTTTATAAATGCCAGAGAATGCTATACTATGTTTAACTAAGGGATATAAAGGTCGACGCGGCTATAAAAAGTTAATTAAACGGACTCTCTCGATTTTTAAACAAAATTGGGCTCATAATTATGATCATATTATATTTCATGAAGGTAATATAACCATAGATGACCAACAGTATATTAAAGACAATCTGACTTCTAATGCAGATTACATTAAATTTATTTCTATTGCTCATATGTTTCAACAAGGAAAGTTATTAACTAAATATGCAAGAAATAAGTTATGTCGTAGAAATTTCACGTCTAATAGATATAGTTATGGGTATAAGACAATGTGTTATTTTTGGTTTGTTGGGTTTTTACGCTATTGTCAAAGTTATAGTAATATTTTACGTATTGATGAAGATTGTTTTTTAGAACCAAATCAGGAAGATCCTGCTATTTCGGTGAAAAACGCGGTTTTTGCCTCTCCTTTTACACAAGGTATGGATAATTCTAACTTAATAATAGGTATGAAAAAATTATTCACATCTTTTATTGGGAAAAGTGTGAATAAATGGGTCTCTCCTTACACAAATGTAATGTGGATAAATATTAAATGGGCGTCACAACCAATCATACAGAAAATTCAAAAAACTGTTGTTGACAGTAACTGTATATTCATAAATAGATGGGGAGATTTACCTTTATGGGGTATAACTTTACACATACTAGGTAAAAAAATATATCCATTACGTTTGGATTATTACCACGAGAGTCACCATAGTATCATTAGTGGAAATAAGAAGCGAGATCTAAAAACACTATTGTGTGTTATATGCATAATTTTCCTAATTTTCATAAGTATATTTTTATTCAATAAATTAAGAAGACAATTTAAATAAACATATATACTTAATATATATGTTTGAAAACATGCTCTATTATTTTGGATACCGCTATAAGATTGGCTATTTTTATAATAGTCAAATAAAAATATGCAGAGTTATTCAACAGAATACTGAAGGATATTTAATAGATCTCTATGGGAAAGAGTTCTTCATTCCTGTAAATGATGCGATAGAACTATCAGAAATAATCAGTACGGATCAGATCAAGTCTATGTTATAAAATCAACCTATACTTAACCTATACTTAACATATACTTAACCTATTCAACAGCTCTACCTTTATTATTTTCCCAATCTCTGTCTACTCTATCTACGTTTTCGTTTCGCTCTACCATAGCTTTCACTATATAAGATGTCATATCATGCCTATTCATCTCAAATAGTAAACTATTTGAATCCTTTGGGAAACATGTCCCACCGTATCCTCTTCGACCATCGTGACCAGGAACTCTTGTATGATTGGATCCAATCCTAGAATCTAAAACGGCAATATCTCTGACATTATCATAGTCGACCCCTTTTTTTCTACAGAATTCTTCGATCTCATTGCAGAATGATACTTTCAGAGCTAAGAAATTATTTCTAAACATCTTTACCATCTCTGCCTCGGAATTGAGAAGAAAATGTATAGTACTGTGTTTAATTTTACCATATCTGAAACTCGTATTGATAAGTTCTGTTACTACTGCTTTAAAGGTATTATTTTGGGTATTATTTTGGGTATTATTTTGGGTATTATTTTGGGTATTATTTTGGGTATTATTTTGGGTATTATTTTTGAGACCAAAAATCCAGTTTTCGTTATGTACAAAATCGTGGTGATAGTTTTTCTCTGTTAAGAATTCTGGCATAAAATAACAATTTAGGCGGTCACTTGTCCCTGGTGGGACTGTCGATCTAATTACAACAAGTTTTTCGTTGAAATTTACACGTTGTGATAGTTCTAATACAACAGAGTCAATATACTTTAATGAACATTCACCCGATATAGTCATGGGTGTAGGTACAGATATAAATATGATATCAGTTTGGCAAACATCGTCTAGAGTAGTGCCTACCGGTTGACATAATAGAGGGTCTAAATCATAGCTAAGTATATTAACTCCTCTACAAGATAATATATTAGTTGCTTTTCCTACGAAACCGTTGCCAATAACACCAATTTTCATTTATTTTGATTTAAATATTTTTCTATTTAAATCAAAAGATTATGTTTTGATTTATACTTGATTTATACTTGATTTATACTTGATTTATTCTTTAGTTTTCTCCCGAGATTTTTCACCTTTCTTCTCTTGACCGATGAGCTGACTTATCATACTTCTGACGTCTCGAAAAACAGGATACCTTAGCAGCTTGTTGCGTTTATCCGGTGCAGAAACAATTTTGATCAAACCTCTCACTATACGTAAATTATCTTTTACATCATAATTAGCCAATGCACAACTTGCTGCACATTCTCCGATTTTTTGCAAAGAATATTCTCGAGACTCCAGATGCTGCGATAGTTTAGCTGCTATGAAGTAAGCAAAATCTAACATTTTTCGATAGTGTTTATGATCGCTGTAGGGTTGCAAAAAATGTTCAGCATAAGTCCATTCAGTAACGAAAAAAAGATGGTGATTCAGATGTTCCCATATATCTTCAGCTAAACATTTTAGCCCCATTTGTGTAAAAGAATTATCCGAAATAAACACCCAGTCGCTTAGTTCTGCAATATATATTTCATTTACGAGGGATGAGAGATGCATACAAGCACATCCAATGATCTGCAGCATTTTTCTAGAAACGGGTTTGAATGGTCTTTGGAGATACTTGTCCAATAATAGAATACCTGTGAAGAAAGTTGAAGCTTTGAGTCTAAATGTTTGGACGACCTCTAATAGCCATTCCACGAGGATTAGTCGCATTCTTGCGTTAATATCTGCGTGTTGTTGCATATATTTCGCATCGATTCTGACTGTATCCATTAGCCGTAATCTTTCTAGGGGTCTTTCGATATATTCTTCCGGAAAAGTGAATCCCTCAAAGAAGGGGTGTCTAATTATTTGTTTCAGAGTTATTCTTTTCGATGGGTCGCAGAATAACATCTTCCGTAGGAGATCCTTCCCGTGTTCGCGCATATTCTTATCATCAACTCCAGGAGTAAACCTATTCAGGAGAATCGCTTGATCTGCAACATCTTTGTTTTCCCATTTGGGGAAATTATTCGAATAATTCTCTAGGTTGGAAACACCGGGCCATGATCTTTCTGTGGGGGTGCCCAATGTCTCAAAAATTTTCAACATTATTCCATAATCTGATGATGAATCAAATGAGGCATCGAGAAAAAACCGCTTTTTTGAGCATATGTTTAAAAAACACACACCAGCTGCCCATATATCAGCTGAAAAGTCGTATTTACTACCAAGAAACAATTCAACTGGTCTATGGGTTACTGTATATACTTCTGTTGTTTTGCTTCTATAATGACTGAATGTTGATGCGTTTCCAGTTTCTGTAAGATTCAAAATATCGAAAGTCGTGGCAGAAAAATCGATAAGCATACTGTCACCGTTTTTTCTCAGGATGTTAGAACCTTTAATGTCTCTGTGAATAAGACCTCTATTGTGCATGTAGATTAGGGATCTGATTATCGCGAACATGGCATTCCTGACCTCCCCAACAGATTTAAATTCGTGGTCGTCCAATGTTCCGTCACATTCTTCCATGTAGATTCCCAATTTAGAGGGTTTAGTGTGGTGATATCCAATACCGAAAAATTGTGGGAATCCGTTAAAGGGGCAATTCTCTAAAATCCTTAAAGTTGCCGCCTCTCTGTAGATATAGGCATCTTCGCCATTTCCCTGATGATTTTTGAATTGTTTCACAACGATTGGACTATTTACTAACTTATATACTGAGCCAAATGTTCCAGAGCCAAGTAGTTTCCCTTTTTTGAAAGAACGTGCCTGATTCATTATACTTTTTCGTTTTTCAGGAGAAAGAGAATTCGGATCGGATTTTTGTTCAGAGATATGCATTTTCTTAAATTTTTGCACTAAAGAATACATTTCGATTTCTATTCCAAAATCACTTATTTAATTCATTTTTAAATAAGCTATAGGGGGGTAAGGGGGTATAAGGGGTATAAGGGGTATAAGGGGATTAACCATACCATCCAAGAACATGCCCAGAGAAAAGCCTTTAAACATATGTATTTAAACTTCCTTAACGGAGTCTGTATCAGTTTATTTTTGTCGATATGAAAAGTCATCGAGCGTCCAGATTTAGGCTCATCGAGATTTTTCAGGCTACATGTATAAAATGCGTATAGTTGTACATTGAGATAATCAGCTTGGTTGAATAAAGCGCGTTCGATTCTGTCGCAAAATTTATGTCTTGTTGCGATTAGATCAATGGTAGACTTTACGAGTTTCCGATTGTATGTTTTGTATTTTCTGTCCTCATAATATAGGGATTGAATTCCATATTGGTTATACGTACCTCCTATTATAGCCCCAAGTTCTTTTGCATATTTTGTCTTAGGATATGTGATATCTGGTTTATCTGAAAATGTATTTTTGAAGAACGATAACATCGTGTTTGATTTAAATGTGTAATTATTTAAATTGTTGTTTATGATAAATGAACATTGCGCTATTAATTGGAATTAATTACAAAGGCACATCTAGCGAACTAAACGGATGTATCAATGATGTCGTCAATACGAAGCAGGTACTTATGGAACAATACCATTTTGAAGAGAAAAATATATCTATGCTTACGGACGATACTGAGAAAAAACCTACATCAAGGAATATTATTCAAGGTCTTTATCATTTAGCTTTTCAAACTTATAAAGAAGACATTAAACAAGTCTGGATCTCGTATTCTGGTCATGGGAGTTACATTACAGATTATTCGTCCGATGAGGATGATGGGAAGGATGAATGCTTAGTACCGTTAGACTACTCCACGGCGGGACTAATTACTGATGATTCGCTTCATCACATTTTAGGAAATTTTAACCCAAAAACTAAGGTGTTATTTATTATTGATGCGTGTCATAGTGAAACTATTCTTGATCTTCCGTATAGATACGTGGCTGGAAGTAAGAATGTTATTGAAAACCATTCCAGTCAACTTAAAGGTCAGATAGTTATGTTGTCTGGATGTAGAGATGATCAGACGAGTGCAGATGCCTATAATATTGAAAATTCGCATCAATATTCTGGAGCAATGACTTCAGCATTGTTGTCTACTTTGAAAAAATTTCATTACACCGTTAGGTGTTGGTCGCTTCTAAAAGAAATGAGATTATTTTTAGCCTCTAGGGATTATTCACAAGTACCACAGCTATCGTGTACATTTCCTTTAGATGATAATTGTATTTTTAGCATGGTTAAAACCCCTGTTGTTTGTGTTTCATCAGTTTAGATCTAAAAAATAAATAACTTAAATAAAGAAAATACGTATAAAGAAAATACGTATGGATAATAATACACTTTCTATTTTAATATATGTTGGGGCTCTTATTTTTGTGTTTTGTTTAACATGTATAGGAATCAATTATAGGGTAGATGACGATCCAAACGACGGGTCGCATGAGCATTTTTTGACTTTTACATCACCAGAATGCACTTTAGAACCTGAGGAACATGTTTAAGTAGTGTTTTTACAGACAGTTTTTGAAATGATAGCAACTAAGCCGATGGCCAATATTGTACTTCCACAACCAAAATATCTAGAAAATTTAATGGTCTTTTTTGGTGGATCTGGACACATTTTCTTAAATCTTGCTAGGGTCGGACTGTCGGGAGAATTATATATCTTTTCTTGACAACCGAGCTGTACATGCATGAGAATGATGAATATAAATAATACTATTAGAAAAGGTATCAATTGTGCTTTATTCTGACATTTGTATATAATCATAGCTATGTATAAAATATAAGTGGCTGCATCTGATATATGGTCGTAGTAGTCTCCAAACTTTGTGACATCATCGTAAGTCCTAGCGTATACTCCATCTAGACAGTCGAAAAAATAACATATAAATAGAGCGAAAACACTTAACAATACCTTGTCAATATAAAGAAGATATATAGCAGCAATGCCGAATATAACTGATAGAGTGGTTATATGATTGGCGGTAAAGTTTAGATTATGGAAAAAGGGTTTAACGATGTGTGACAATTTAATTAATACTAAGTCTATAGGATTTTCATACTTAGGATCGAGTTTATCCATTTATATTTATGTTATATAAATATAAATGAAATTTACCACAGTAGCAACAGATAAGAAGGGTTATCTGGGAGTTTTGTTAGATTGTTTCAAAAGACACGGACAACAGCTAGTCGTATTGGGGTGGGGGAAGAAATGGAATGGTCTTATTACCAAATTTAAATGGATGCTAGAATTTTTAGAGACATTGCCAGAAGACGAGATAGTTGTATTTATGGACGGGTACGATGTGCTATATATAAACAGTAAAGATTTAGAGGAAAAATTTAGGCAGTATAATACGAATATACTATTTGGTATAGATACTTTGAATTTTTTACAGGCAAAATTATATGACAGGTGTTTTAAGCCATGTATAATGGGTAATAAAAAATATAGGGTGAATTCGGGTTTATATATGGGATATGTTAAGTATATAAAAATTTTTTTGGGTCAAATTTGCAGAGGTAGTGTATGTGAGAATACGAAAATGAATGATCAGAAACTTGTTTCAAACTTATGCGGGACTGATTTTTTTAGAAAGAACATAAAACTTGATGTAGAAAAAAAAATCTTCTTAAATCTACTCCCAAAAAACTTCTTAATAACTAGGGAATCAGATTTTCAGCTTACCGATGGACGTGTTATTGTTAATGGTTACGAACCAAATTTTGTTCATGGACCTTCCAATACCGATTTAGGATTTATAATAAAATCATATGGTTACGATTTCGATGACAGGGACTTTAGAAAGAAATATATACTGAATGGTATCAAAACATACTATCAATACTTTATCCCCGAAATTATAATCCTTATTCTCATAATCCTATTATGTATATTTTTATGGCACTTAAAAAATAATATACAGGAATAATAAATGTCAGAAACTATAGTATGCGCGTCTGGGTATTGGAATCCTTTGCACTGGGGGCACGTAGAATACCTTCAAAAGAGTAAAGATCTTGGAACTAAGTTGATTGTTATTGTTAATAATGATCATCAATCATTATTAAAGAAAGGAACAACGTTTATGCCTCAAGACGAGAGACTTAAGATTGTCAGAAGTTTGAGTTGCGTTGATACTGCTATTTTATCAGTAGATGAGGATCGCACTGTATGCAAGACTCTCCAGATAATTCATCCACATATTTTTACTAATGGTGGAGATCAAAATAATGATACAATTCCTGAGAGAGAGATTTGCGAGAAGTTGGGGATTAAATTAGTAGATGGTTTGGGAAATAAGATACAGTCATCATCTTGGTTAATAGCTGCAGCTCAGAAGAATAAGATTAATTAACGTCTCAGCATGTGAGCAAATTGACCTACACCTGTCATTGCAGCTGCAGCTTTGTATTTGTTTGCTAAATACGCCCAAACCCACACACCGATTAACATAAAGATTCCAACCCCAATGACAACCCAACCTACACTATCAGGTGCTGGATCAGTTTCAGGTTTATCAGGGGTAGCAGGATCGTAATAAATAGTTATGGTTTGTCCTGCATCGTATAATGTAGAACCTGTACCTACTTTGATATTTGTCATATCTTTCCCATTTGCAATATAGCTTACGTATGCAGAACATGTAGTTGTTGTGTCGTCTCCCGATCTAATCGTGTGACATTCTGGCGGTGGATCAGCGTCAACTCGGCCATTAGGATCGCTTTTGAGATGATTTTTATGGTAAATAATATAAATGCCTCCTATTATTAGAAGAATAGAAAAAACAGTTCCCATAACGGCGCTGATGATTGACCAGACTCTTCCGAATTCTGCTGTTCCTGTATAAATATCTTCTCCAAGTGTATGGTGCTTCTCGCTCATTTTTATTTAGAAAAACAAAATAAAAATGATTAAAAGAATGAAAATTTTTAAAAAAAATAAAGATGGAAAGATCAAGTTTTTTCGTGTATAGTTGGCATATGGATGAAGACGAAGAAGATGTTACATCTATAAGAGCATACGGAATAGATGAGAAACAACAAAACGTTTGTATTCGCATAAACGATTTCACGCCATTTGTTTACCTTGAACTACCCGAACAAATTCCGTGGACAGCTGGTAAGGCGCAATTAGTTGCTAATAAACTCGATACTCTTTTAGGGGATAGGAAACCTTTAGTTAAGAGGCTGATATACAAAAAGAGACTATACTACGCACATGTTAATAATAACGGAAAGAGAAAGGTTTTCCCATACTTATTCTTGTCATTTTCCCATCGTTCCGATATCAGAAATATGTCGTATAAAATACGAAAGCCCTTAACCATTCCTGGGGTGGGAAGAATTAAGGTCAAAATGCACGAACAAGATGCATCACCAATTCTACAGTTTACTAGTTATAGGAATATTTCACCAGCAGGTTGGATCAATTTTGTTGGAACGCGAGTCAAGGAATCTTCTCAGATCACTTTATGTGATCGCGAATATAAAGTTAGATGGAAACAAGTATCACCAAATAAATCTCATTCAGTTGCACCTCCCTTGGTTATGGGCTTTGATATTGAGGTTAACTCGACAAATCCTTCTGCCATGCCTAAAGCAGAAAAACCTGGTGATAAGGTTTTCCAAATATCTTGTTGTTTATATCGCCATGGTGATGAAAATATGGACAAGTTTCTCTTGACTTTGGGCGAACCTGACGAGAATATTGTTGGAGAAGATGTTGAAATTCGCATGTTCGAGACAGAACATGATCTTCTTCTTGGATATACAGAATTTATCCAGGAGTATAATCCAAACGTTATTGTCGGTTATAACATCCTCGGTTTTGATATTCCGTATATGATCGATCGTGCCAAGATGAATTACTGCATCTTTGAATACGATCAACAAGGTTTCAATATAGCGGGTCATGCTAAAGAAAAAACTATTAAATGGTCTTCATCAGCTTATAAAAATCAGACTTTCCAATTTCTAGATGCTGAAGGTAGACTATACGTTGATCTTCTACCTTTAGTCAAGAGAGATTACAGGATGGATAATTACAAACTTAAGACCATATCAGAACATTTTTTGAAAGGTCTGTCTAAAGACGATTTGTCACCCAAGGGGATTTTCAAGTGCTATAGGATAGGTATTAAGAATATAGACGGAAAGTATTCTCGTCAAGCAAGGAGAGCAATGGGAATATGTGGACGCTATTGTGTAAAAGATAGCGAACTTGTCATTCATCTCTTCAACAAACTCCAGACCTGGATTGGACTGTGTGAGATGAGTAAAACTTGTCATGTACCTATTTTTGTACTCTATACACAGGGACAACAAATTAAGGTATACTCTCAACTGTATAAGTATTGTATGTTTAATAACTTTGTTGTTGAGAAAGATGGATATATACCAAAAGATAATGAACATTACATGGGTGCCCACGTGTTTGAACCTATTCCAGGAGTCTACGACAGAGTATTACCATTTGATTTCAGCAGTCTGTATCCTACCACTATTATCGCTTATAACATCGATTATTCAACCCTAGTTACGGATGAAAAAATACCAGATAGTAAGTGTCACGTAATGGAGTGGGTGGAGCACCAGGGATGTTGTCACGATACCACTGTTAGAAAGACTAAACCCAAGTATGTGTTGTGCGGACCCAGGAAATACAGATTTCTGAAAGAACCCAAGGGTGTTATGCCTACAGTATTACAAGGATTGTTAGATGCTAGGGCACATACTAGAAAACAAATCAAGGTAATTAAGAGGATGCTTCAACATGAACAATTAACTGCAGAAGACCATGAGCTTATCAACGATTTGGACATAAAAGAAGGGCAAATGTCTGCAGAAGAAGAAAAAGTAGCACTATCTACCCTAATAGAAGTTCTTAATAAACGGCAACTCTCTTACAAAGTTTCAGCAAACAGTATGTACGGTGCTATGGGTGTTACTAGAGGATACCTTCCTTTCATGCCAGGTGCTATGTGTACTACAGCTATGGGACGTAAAAATAACGTTCTAGCAGCAAATACCATTGTTAAAAAGTTTAAGGGAAAACTGATATATGGGGACACGGACTCTTCATATGTGGTCTTCCCTCATCTAAAAACGGCACAGGAGAATTGGGATTATGCTTTGAAAGTTGCAGCAGAAGTAACCAAGCTATATCCGGCTCCCATGAAGTTAGAATTTGAGGAAGAGATATATTGGAGGTTTTTTATATTGACGAAGAAAAGGTATATGTATAGAAAATGCCAACGAGACGGGAAAATAGATGATAAAATAGGTAAAAAGGGAGTATTGTTAGCAAGAAGGGATAATTGTAAGTTTATTCGCAATTGTTATGAGAGGCTGATTATGATGGTGTTTAATGGGGAATCACGTGAAAATATTTTGTATTATATTGTAGACGAGATTAACAAGTTATGTAGAAATTTCTATCCGTACACGGATTTTGTTGTCACTAAATCTATCGGATCTCATGGTTCTGGGCAAGTAGTGCCTTTCATTAACGAAAAAGGTCAGAAAAAGGGTAAGATGGGAGATTATACCGTTACATTATTAAGTACTGATCTAAAGAAAAGAACACACCAGTTTAAGCTTAAGAATTGTACAAATGCGAGGGATTATTACGCAAAGTGTCTTCCGGCACCAATGCAGTTAGCAGAAAGGATGAGAAAAAGAGGTAAACGAGTTGATCCAGGAACTCGTCTTGAATACGTGATCACGCGCCAGGGAGGACCTAAAGCCAAACAATATGATAAGATTGAAGATTCTGATTATTTTTCTCGTCATAGTTCTGTATTAAGATTAGATCACATGTACTACCTTAAATTGATGACAAATCCATTTGATGTTGTGTTAAATATAATGTTTGACAAAGATGATGACTCTAGGTATAGATTTAAGAAGAATTTCGTATTAAATCAACATAAATTTAGGTCAAAAATTAGAAAACAAGTACATCAGGAACTTATTGATCTGTTTGCTCCTAAATTAAGATTTAGGAGCAAATGAGCTATAATTTGGGTTATGTAAAATAACCCCATGTAACTTCAATACAAATTAAAAATGAATTTAGAATGAAATATTTCTCTAAATTACAGAAATGAGCGATCAGTGCTTCGTTTGCCGAAAGAATACAAGAATAAAAAAATGCAATACCTGCTCCTTGAGAGCCCATAACAAATGTTGGGCAGAATATTTAAAACGAACCGTTGGAACTCAAACCGCATACCCTCTCAGTGATACTGTTCAATTAGCAAAATCTGTTCAGTGTCCTCAATGCCGTGGGAATATTGATCGAAAAACACATCAAACAAGAGGCAATGTCAAAATTGCTAAACAAATGACTGGAAGTTTTTTGATATGTACGATTACTGATCTTTTATTTCTCATAGATATTGTTCCTGATCGCAAAGATAAGGAACAATTGTGCGAGAAAATGTTTGAACTTATCAGTGACAACATGTGGTTTGTTAATCAGAGTCCCAGAATGGTAAGAGTACTTAAGAATAAACTGATCGAAATGAAAGTGATCGACAACTGGGATGCAGCACCAAACATATATAAGAAAATGTTTGGTGCTAATATGCCTTATGATTTCATCACTGCTTAGATATTGCTTCAGAAATATCTTAATCTTAATCTTAATCTTAATCTTATATAACCGTATATAAGATTAAACCTGTTGCATCACTACATATGCAATAAACTCCTTGTTAACACTAAAATCCTTAGAAAAATTGTGTGAAGTTCTGTCGTTTCGTTGATCTTAACATCTCTGCTGTATTTTGAATCCATCATCATATTAACACATCCGAAACGAATCATTTATTATGATATATAGTATTAAAAATTTATACTTCAAATAATGTATACCAAATACGAAATTTTGCAGAAAAAACTTGAAATGGTTACTGATGAGATAGAATGGAATCGATACAATCCATACATGACCATGCATGAATCTATTGCTTCACAGCTACACATGAAAAAATTACTAGAAATTAAAGGCTTCATTGAATATGAAATATTATTAAAAGAACGCATAACTAAAGTTCAACTATATCAAAATCTAACTGAATTCATACCATTCGATATTATTTTCCATATATCCGAATTTGGGGATAGTAATGATCGTTTTGCTACTTATTTTATTATGAAACGAATTAGCTAAATCATTACCCTATTTTATATACCACCAAGGGTCTGTTATCTATCTCATTCTGAGGTGGGCATTTGGTCGACAGGTATAATATGGAAAAAATCAAAACAATAGCACTAGAAACCAGAACTATTAGAAATATTTTTTCTTGTTTATTGGTTATTTTATCCATTATTTGTTAATAACAAACATAATTAACAATCTATTTATAACTCTTACTCTACATTTAAAGATATTTTGAGTTAATATAAATATTAACATGGAATCTGACAACGAAGTGATTAGCCGTTTAAAATTCATCAGCAAAATTCAGAAAGGAGAAAAAATAAATGTTAAATACATGTTTGTTCAACCCGAAGGTATAATAACACGCTTATCACGAACTTTATACTATCATTGTAACAGAACAAACACACTAAATTTTATTACAAATACTATAAGAGCGACCCTCCAAATAATATCACGATGTAGGAAATCTGACACCGACCATTTGCTGTGTAAAAATATCATAACAGATCTCCAAGAATCTAAAAAAGGAATTGTAAACTTAAAAAATACATATATAGATGATCTTAAAATTGGATGCGATTTAGATACAGTTTTACAAGAAATAGATTCATTTCTTTCCTCTTTAGAAAAAGTTAAGAACTAATTTAAGTACAAATGATCTTGTTTATAAATGAGTAAACAAGATAAAGAAAACGCTCCTGAAAAAACTCCTGGCACTATATGGATTGGATCATTTGATATAGGGAAAGTAAATTTTTGCTGGTACATAGAAGAAATAGATCCTCGGGATTTAGCTGATATTAAACCTATCCCTGAAAATCAAAGATATTATCCAGATGGCACTCCAACACCAGACATGCAAAATTTACTCGATCAGGTATGTATGCACGGAAAAACCATTTTACACACGAATTCTGACTTAACTAAAAATTGTGTTAAGAGTAAATACCTTGACCCAGAAGTCTTCCATAATCTAACAAATCTACTTGATAAGTATTCAAACTATTGGGATAAGTGTAGTTATTTCATTGTGGAGATGCAGATGGCATTTAGGGGTAAATATAATACAATGGCTCTCAAAATAGGCCAACATTGCTACAGCTATTTTAATATCTGCTATGGTAGGTTTAAACAAGTTCTTGAATTTCCAGCATATTACAAAACTACTGTATTGGGGGCGCAAAAAATTAAGGGTAAACGATATAAGAACGGAAAAACTAGATGGAAAACTATAGATAAACCTGCTAGGAAGAAATGGTGTGTTGCCAAAGCAACCGAAATTTTAGGATACAGGGGTGAAGAGCATATTTTAAATAATCTGAAAACAAAGAAAAAACGTGATGATCTAGCAGACACTCTTTGTCAATGTCAATCGTGGAAGGTATTACACTTTATACATAAAACGCTATAAAACGCTATAGGACGTTATAGGACGTTATAGGACGATATAAATCATTATAATACTGTTTGTCTCGTTTCATTACCATCAGTATTAATATTATCTATAATAAATGTCTTTTCGTGTTTTTCAAAATTCGCAATCTAGCTCATACGATAAAGGTTTTATAAACCAAGACGCGCCGGAATTACAAGGTACTTCAATTAGCCCACAACTTTGGAACGGCTTAACATCAGGAAATATATTAGTTTGGGATGGATCCCAATGGACTTCCGGTACCGCTACCGGCACATCTGGGACTGGAATGAATGGAAATACTATTTTAAATGGGGTGGGACCACCATCTCCGTTAGACGGCGTTGATGGAGATTTTTATATTGACACTGCTTCTGAAGAAATATTTGGTCCTAAAAATGGAGGTCTGTGGGGTGGCGGTACATCATTAATTGGATCTACGGGTCCTACGGGAAGTCAAGGAGTTACAGATCTACACCTGAAGAGTTCATCGAATCGCTAATAACACCTGTCATAAGAATAAACAGTGATTTTCCTGGCTGATATAGACTTTGCCTAGAGCTTGCATATTTGTAATGAAAGTCGTTTATTCGTAACAAAATTATTTGAATCTAATATTTTAGATTAATAGAAAGATAAATGAAGATCCATATCTTACAAATCACGACTAGAGCTAATAGGGATGGAGATGAGACCCATAATATCGCTTCTAGATCTCTGAAAGGCCTTCGAAAAAAATTTCGGAAATATGCCGAAAAAAATAGGATCGATGAAGACTATTTGGATGATGAAGAGTTTCAGAAGGTAATAAAAGATTACCTTAAGAATATCGATACTGAAACCAGCCCAGAATTAAATATCGCGTTTTTTACGAATTATTTTGTTGTAAAAGTCGGATGATAAGATCAAAAATAATTCTAAATTCTACAGAATTATTTTATATTTTGAAATTATTTTGGAGGATTATTTTGTACGAAAATTTCCGGAAAAAACAGTTTTTTCCGGAAATCCGATTCTTTGTATTATACATATCGTCACAACACAATGTTTGTTGATGCAACCAAACAAATTATTTTTAAGGCATTTCAGTTTAATTTAGTCCGCGAAATTTTGCAAAATTTCGCGGAATTTCGCATGAATTGGTTCGCGGTTTTGCGAACTACTTATTTAAAGATTAAATAGTAACAGATAAAAAAATGGAGTGCAAATTTTGTAAAAATACATTCTCTTCAAAGACTAACCTAAACCACCACCAAAAACGAGCAAAATATTGTTTAAAATTGCGTGGAATATATGAACAAAATGATGAGTATAAGTGTTACGGTTGTAATAGAATGTATTCTGGAAAATATGAATTGAACAGGCATTCAAAGACATGTAAGAAAAATGGTATGTTGGCGCGCGCCAACGAAAAAATTAAAAAACTGAAAGAAGAACTCATGCTAGTGAAAAAAGAATTGGAACTGGTAAAAGCAGACAGGAAAGATCTAAAAGAACGTTACGATAATCTTTCCTTAACAGCTGTAAAGAGACCCGTGAACACTACTCGAAATATCCAAATAAACAATTTTATACAGAGTATGGAACCTTTGAGAGTGGAAGATATGAAGGAGACAGTACCTTTGTTAACTTTAGATCACCACGTTAAAGGCCCTGAAGGGTATGCTGAGTTTGCTTTAGAGTTTCCCTTTAAAAACAAGATAGTATGTGTTGATGTAAATAGAAATAAGTTGAAGTATAAAGATAATAATGGAAATGTAATAGAAGACCCGGGTTTCCGAAAGATGATGATGAAATTGTGTGTGTTATTAAAGGATAGAAGTTTTGATTTATGTCAAGAACACTATGAAAAATTGTCTAAGGAATTTACGGAAAAAGAACTAGATGAATATAATTTTATGGAGGCTGCTATGGCCATTACGAAGTATGCCAACGGTAGAGAAAGTGATTTCTGTAATAAGGTAATTAAGTTGATAAGTAAGGGGTCGAAAATCAGGTAGATCAAAAATTATAATTGATTTTCAAATCTAAATGCCACAAAAACAACCAAAATGTACCGACAATTTCTGAAAACTTATGTATCTCGCTCAGAACAGCTCGTATTAAACTCTGGAAGTCCAGAGGGGAAAAGGTGGTGCAATTTCCTATGCCAGAAATATCAGCCAACAGAAAGTTTCTACGCCAAACAAGCCGGTAGAAATATGTGTAAAGAATGCAGCCGGACTCTTGCTCTGGTCCGAAAATATGTCAAGTCTGAGAGAATAACTAAAGACCAGTTTAGGGAAAATCCTAATATTTTAGAAGAATATACACAAAAACAGACAACAGACAAGAAATTGGAATGTGTCGTGTGTAAGATAACCAAAAATATGTGTTATTTTGATAGTAATAGAAATACGTGTAAGAAATGCCGTGTAAAACAGAATAAGGAAAGAATACAAAAAAGCATACATGAGGATATTAAAAAGATAGAAGATTATAAGAACAATGAAAAGACCCTGAGACAATTTATACAAAGACTACCAGTAAACGAAATATTTGCCATATTAAAACATTATGGACTGACTCGTAAATCTACTGACAAGAAAGGAGATGTTGTATTTAAGCTTATAGAATATTTTAGAAAACTCCAGGATCCTTATAAATGCTTAGGGAATTGTGGTTTTAGTCTTCAAGAAGAATTCTCTTATTGCGGTACATGTAAAGATAACCCGCGAATGAGTGTTGATGAGAAAAATCACTTATTCAAGGAAAACCTACCCACATTTATGGAAGGTCTGAATGAACTAACAGAAGAGGATATGCATGCACATAATACCTTTTGTATTAATGCAATAGCGGAATATCTGGGCATAACCCTATTCAAAACAAAGAAAAAAGGAAATACCAAGGCAAAAATGGTTGAGATTATCAATAAAACATTGAGAGAAAGAAAAGAGAAGGAAAACCCTACATTGACCGAACAAAAACCCCCAGAGCTTGAACTCAACGGTATAGTCATCCAATGCAGAGAAGATGGTTACATTAATGCAACTAAACTATGTAAAGCAGGTGGGAAGAGGTTTAAACACTGGAATTCATTAGAATCCACAAAAGAATTGGTAAATGCTTTATTTTTAAAAGTCGGGATCCCGACTTTTAGATTAATAGACTCAACAAAGGGTCGTTATGGTGGATCTTGGATTCATCCTGATTTAGCTATACAATTGGCCCAGTGGATTTCGCCAGTGTTTGCATTGCAAGTATCTGGATGGGTGAGGGAAATAGCGTTGACTGGTAGTGTGGTGTTGAGACATGAGAAAAACACCGAGGAGTTGTTGAGGATACAGAAGGAGTATAGTTGTCTAGAGAGGAAGCATAATAATCTGTTGGAGAGGAGGCAATATTATAAGTTTAAGAAAGGGTCGGTATTTTATATTATAAGTGATACGGAGAGTAAGTGTGTGAAGTATAAACCCGGGTTTGAGGGTGTTGATGTGAATGTTAGGTTGGCACAGCATAGGAGTACTTCACCGAGTATCAGGGTAGAGATGTTGATATATAGTGGGATTTCTGAGTGTAGATTATTGGAGGCGTCGATATTGCAGAGATATTCGGGGAAGAGGAGGCATAATAATCATGAGTGGGTGTATGATGTGGAGGTTGGGCATATTATAGGGAGTGTGACGACTTTATTGGATTTTTTGGGTATTGAGTATACGGAGGAGGGTAATTTGGGAAAATACAATGGTAGTTTGTAGGTATATATTTTGGTAAATAAGTATGAGTAATATTTAACCCAAAATAGGTTAAATATTGAGGTATTAGAATCGAAAAACTTAAATTTAAAAATGATAAAATAATTATATAATCAAATAATAAGACAAAATGGATCCACAAATTCAAAAGATACTTCGTGAGCATAAAGTCAAAGGTGTTTTTCATACCCACGTTTCTATGGGTCGTGTCAAAGGCAAATATCAATTTAATCGCCAAGATTTGGAAGAATTTTGGGGTGCGTATATGAAAGCTATTTATGAGAACCCCGACACATGTGTCGGGGTAGCTGAAAAACCACAACACTATCTACCAGTTTTAGGAGATATTGACATTAAGGTTCGTGAAACTGACGATATCGAGTTCGGGGATGAAATCCATACAGTAAAACATGTTTCTGAAGTCGTAGAAGTTTATCAGTCTGTTTTACGAAAAATAGTGGAAGATTGTACGGATAGACATTTGACTTGTGTATTGTTAGAAAAACCTTTGTATCGTGTATCAAAAAATGGGATCTCATATGCAAAACATGGTTTTCACCTCCATTTTCCATATTGTTTTTTGAATAAGATTGATCAAGAGGTTCATTTAATACCACGTGTTCAAGAGATGTTAAGGGATCTAAAAACATTCGAAGATATTGGTTTTAACGATTCGGGAAAAATGATCGACAATGCTTGTTGCAAGGTTCCATGGTTGTTATATGGAGCAAGAAAGGACAGTGACATGGAACCCTACCGTGTATCAAAAGTCTTTAATTCTGAAGGGAAAGAAATTAAACTGGAAAAAGCATTTAAGCATTATCAGATCTACGATATGCGTGAACGCAGAATATCAATTCGAGGTAAAATTAAGGAGTATTTACCTCGTATTTTGAGTATTGTTCCTTACGGAAGGGAACCAAGCGAAATTAAACATGGATTGATTTCCCCGTTGAAAGAGAAAATACAAGAAAGAAAGAAATCAAACAGAAAAGAATATAAGAATCAGTCCGTGGATCAAGAGCTTAAAATTTGTAGAGAAATTCTACCAATGTTATCGGATTACAGAGCCGAAGACAGAAATGAATGGATGACAGTCGGGTGGGCTCTCTATAATATTGGAGACGGCTGTCCCGAAGCTCTAGATCTATGGTGTGAATTCTCAGCAAGATGCGAAGAAGAATATGACGAAGCAGTTTGTATATATCAATGGGAAAGAATGACTAAAAAAGATCTAACATTAGGTACTCTTAGATATTATGCTAGTATCGATAGTCCGGAGAGATATAACGAGTTTAAACGAGAACAAGCCACTAGATATATTCAAGAATCTTTGAGTGGATCACATAATGATATTGCTAAGGTCTTGTATGCAGAATATGGGAATGAATTTGTATGTGCTAGCATTTCTGGTAAAGTCTGGTTTCAGTTTATTAGGCATAAATGGGAGCAAATTGAGGATGGTGTATTTCTAAGAAAGAAGATTTCTGGAGAAATTGTTCATAGATATTCATTGATGGGTAAGGAATTACTTACTCAATTAGCAGCATGCACGGATAAAGGAGAGGAAGCGATGTACAATGCAAGATTGAAACAAGTTCAAAAAATGATGGGTAATCTGAAATCTGCACCTTACAAGAATAATGTTATGAAGGAATGTATGGAGGTTTTTTACGACAAAAGATTTCGTGAAAAACTAGATACTAATCCAACACTGTTTCCGTTCAAAAATGGAGTTTACGATTTAACGACTAATATATTTAGACCAGGTCGTCCAGAAGATTTTATTTCTAAGACGGCTGCGATAGATTATGATCCAACTATGGACGAAGATGACGAAAGTGTTCACGATGTATACGATTATTTAGAAAAAGTATTTCCAGACATGTCCGTCAGGAGATACTTTTTGGACGTTTCATCAGATATTTTTCTTGGAGGAAACCATCAGAAACACGTATACTTTTGGACAGGTGATGGTGACAATGCTAAGTCTGTTACGCAGTCTCTTTTTGAAAAAATGCTGGGTAAACTGGCAATTAAATTTAATACGACAGTCATTACTGGAAAAAAAGTTCAGTCAGGTTCTGCAAACCCCGAACTTGCTCGCGCGGGTGGTGGAGTTCGTTTAGCAACTCTAGAAGAACCTAACAGCGATGAGATGATCAACATTGGTATTCTGAAGAATTTGTCGGGTAATGATTCATATTATGCCCGTGATTTATTCGAAAAAGGAAAAGAAGGCCGAGAAATCACTCCGATGTTTAAGCTAATTTTTATTTGCAATAAGTTACCTAAGTTAAAATACAGTGATAAGGCTGTCTGGAATCGTATTAGGGTTATTCCGTATGAAGCAACTTTTTGTGGGCCTGAAGATCCGGCACCAGAAGATTATGCTGAACAACTGAGACAAAAAAGATTTCCAAAGGATCCCAATTTCGGTCGAAAAATCCCAGGGATGCTTCAGGCGTTTGCTTGGATTTTGCTTAAACATCGTCAAGAAATAAAGGACCGTGTTGAGCCCGAGAAAGTGCGTATGGCAACTGCTGTCTATCGCAAACAGAATGATATTTACAGGCAGTTTATTGAAGAATGTGTTGTGGAAGAGAAGGAAAGAGTATTGTCACTTGTCGAATTGTATACCCATTTTAAGGTATGGTTTCGTGATAGTTTACCAAATCACAATCTTCCGATTAAAAATGAGGTTGAAGAATATTTTTGTAGGGTATGGGATGAACCCGAGAGGGGTAAGAAGTGGAGAGGATACCGAATCAGGACTCTGAATGATGATATTGCTGATGGAGAGGCTATCATTCTTGACGAGAATGATTTGGTTGATTATGGTGAGGAAGGACAACATTTACCCCCGATGTAAATGACCTGGAGTATAAAAATGAAATTTATAAATGAAAATTTATAAATTAACGAGACTTGATGAACGACATTAAAGAAATCGATTCGATTATCTTTGGAATATTATCCCCGAAAGAAATTGTGGACATGTCTGTGTGTAGGATCAGCAATACCAAACTTTCGGGACCAGGATCAGTATATGATGAGCGCATGGGTGGAAATATGGAGAAAGATCTCCCATGTCCAACATGCTCTCTTATGCCCAAAGAATGTCCTGGACATTTTGGGCATATCGAATTTAACGAATATGTAATCCACCCCCTTTTTTACAAACAGGTAGTCGCCTTTCTCAGGTGTTTTTGTATTCAGTGCAATAGACTCCTGATCTTCCAAGATCAGGTGGCTCTATGTGGGCTGAATAGATACAAGGGAGAAATACGTTTCAAAAAGCTTTTGGAAAAACTGGAGAAAGTTGATATATGTTGTCATGATGGCTGTAATCACCCACAACCAAAATTCTCTTATTCTGCTTCGGACAACACAATCGCAATGGTATTCAAAGAAAAAGTAGCTATCGAGAAGACTGAGAAGAAGACTGAGAAGAAGACTGAGAAGAAGACTGAGAAGAAGACTGAGAAGAGGGGAGGGAAGAAGACGATAAAAAGATTAGCTAAAAAAGACAGGAAAATTAGTATAGCATTGTCAGTAGAAGAGATTAAGAAAGCTTTTGATGCGATACAAGACGAGGATATAGCGCTTTGTGGATTTGATCCGAGTCGAATTCATCCGAGAAATCTCATTCTTTCTGTCTTTCCAGTCATTCCTCCTTGCGCTCGACCATTCGTTCTTGCAGATGGTAACATTTGCGATGATGATCTGACGAATCAACTCTTGGAGATTATTAAGGCTAACAACCAGCTTGAGATTAAAGATGGCAAAGCCCAGGATGAGAAATGGGAGACCAAGCGTCAGAAAGCTTTGCAATCTCTGAAGTTTAGGATAATGACGTTTTATAACAATTCTCAAGGGAAAGCTAAACATCCCACGAATGGTCGCCCCATTAAGGGGTTGAAGGAGAGATTAACTGGAAAGGATGGTCAGATTAGGAATAATTTGATGGGAAAGCGTGTTGAACAATCTGCTCGTACTGTCATTACGGGGGATCCGACTCTTCGTTTTGGTTGGATGGGAATGCCTAGAGAAATAGCGCAAGAGCTTACTATACCGGAAAGAGTTACGAATTTCAACAAGAGATTCTTGACAAATCTTGTCAATGATGACAAGGCAAATTTCGTGATCACAAAGAATGCGGATGGCGAAGAGCAACGAATCAACTTGAAGTATGCGATGTTTAGGAGAGGCACAGAATTGCTATATGGGGATGTAGTCATTCGGGGAGAAGGGGAGACGGAGAGACGTATTGTGGTTAAGAACCGAAATGTCGTTCTTATGAGGGGAGATCGAGTGGAGAGAGAAGGTAAAATCTTGCCGAAAGTATATTATCCGAAGAAGAAGCGATTTCATCTCAAAATTGGAGATGAAGTTCACAGACAACTTCGGAATGGTGACATCGTGTTGCTAAACAGGCAGCCGACGTTACACAAAGGTTCCATGTTGGCCAAAAAGATTCGCATCACAAATTTCAAGACTTTTCAGATGAACCTTGCCACAACAAAAACCTTCAACGCTGACTTCGATGGAGACGAAATGAACGTTCATGTGCCACAATCTCTTCCAGCTCGTGCAGAGCTGGAGATGTTGTCGGCGTCTAAGTATAATATTATTTCTGCTCAGGGGAGCAAGCCGAATATTGCTATTGTACAGGATGCTTTGGCAGCGGCATATTTGATGACTTTGGAGAATGATGATCTCAAGAGGGGTCAATTTATGGATATCTCTATGAATGGGTCGATTGATGGGAGGCCTTTGTGGAATTCTGCAAAGATTCGGGATATTCGTCGGGTATTGAAGATGAAGAAAAAACCTGTCAAGATATATAACGGCAGGGGACTTTTTTCTCTTCTTTTTCCGAGAGACTTTATCTATGAGAAGAAGAATAATGCTCATCCTGAAGAACCTTATGTGCGTATTTACAGAGGTGTTCTTTACGAAGGGGCACTGGACAAGTCGATTCTGGGGGCATCTCACAATTCTCTCATTCAGGTAATTAACAAAGAATATGGAGCTGATGTTGTTGCTGATTTTATTAGTAACGTTCAGTTTATTACCAACAACTGGTTTCTGACCAGAGGGTTTAGTATTGGGTTGGAGGATTGTTTGGTTAATTCTTCCGAGAGTGTTATTCGGATCCAGGACAAGATATCTAGATGCTATGTTGAAGCTGAAGGAATTAAAGCAACAACACACAATTCTGGCATTCGTGAGGTTCGTATTACAGCAGCTTTGAGCAAAGCTAAGGATGTTGGGATGAGGATTGCCAAGGACTCGATGTCTAAGCATAATAATCTGTTGACCACTGTACATTCTGGCAGCAAGGGTGATTTTTTTAACATCGCACAGATTACGGGATTGCTCGGGCAACAGAATCTCCTTGGACAGCGTGTCGTGCCGATGCTTAACCATGGACAACGTACCTTACCGCATTATCCATTCGGTCAGCTGGATAAAGAAGTTGAGTATGAATCGAGGGGGTTTATTAGACACTCATTTATTGAAGGTCTAAATCCCCAGGAATTCTTTTTCCATGCGATGTCTGGCAGGGAAGGTATTTGTGATACAGCGATGGGGACAGCAAAGTCGGGATATATTCAGAGGAGAATTATCAAAGTATGTGAAGATATTCAAATTAAGTATGATGGGAGTGTTAGGGATACTTTTGGAAAGATTTATCAGTTGTCCTATGGTAACAACGGTCTTGATCCAACAGCAACTGTCAGGGTAGACGGTAAACAACAAGCTTGTGATATATCAAGAATGATCGCTCGTCTAAATCTACAATATGAGATGAAACGGGAGGACAAGAAAAGTGATGTCGAAGTTGTGACTCAAGTTAAGGGTAAAACAAAGAGAAGCGAAAAGAAGAAATCCAAGCAAAAATCCAAGCAAAAATCCAAGCAAAAATCCAAGCAAAAATCCAAGCAAAAATCCAAGCAAAAATCCAAGCAAAAATCCAAGCAAAAATCCAAGCAAAAATCCAAGCAAAAATCCAAGCAAGTAACTAAGACAAATTTGAAAAGGTCTGGGGTTAAGACGAAACCTAAGATGAAAACCAAGACCAAGAAAGTCACAAGATTCTCTTTGTTAAAAGAGCTTCATAAAATAACTGGAAAGAGAAAATTATATAAAGGCGAGTCCGTTGAGGACTTGTTAGCCAGAATAGAAGCTTTGTCTCTTAATTAAGCTAGGATATAAGCTAGGATATATTTAAGTTTCTTAATATACTTAGTATATTAAGAAACTTACTCTTCATCATCGGTTGCATACATCTCAATTTCATCATCACCAAGCAGATCTTCTTCATTTAGAAGATCCTCTTCCTCAACAACAACATCTTCCTCTTCTTCCTCTTCAACAACATCTTCTTCTTCCTCTTCTTCCTCTTCTTCTTCTTCTTCTGATAGTTCGTTAACTTTAACATCCTCCAATGACGATTGGTGATCTAAATTCAGAGGTAATTTATACTTAAACTTAAATGCATTGCACTTGTCAATGCCATCTTCGGTTAGGTCTTCGATTGTTCCATTGTCATTTTGTGTTCCAATAACAGTCTTGTTTTCGTTGTTGAAAACAAGTCCTGTTTCTGGGTGTTCGTAGTTACCGAATTGATTTCGCCTGATTAAGATATTCGGGATATTAGCAGTCAATTTCTTGGCAACTGGAGTAGCTTTAACAAGTTCTTTCTTTTGTGTTTTAGTTTTAGTTTTGGTTTTCTTAGCTCTTGATTTTCTCGGAGGACTTTTGCTGTCTTCCTTTCCGAGGAGGCGATTCATAAGCACTGCTTTAGTTCCAGAACACTTATGCCCATTTGCTTTGCACAATGCAACCAGTTCCGCTTTGTTACACTTTAAAAGGGTTTCATGGGTAATTTCTGTCGAAACTGCTTTAGGAGATTCCTTTTTTGTAGTTTTTATATCATTACCAGTCCACAAACTCTTTAGTTCATTCTTATCAACGTTATACTTTGCTGAAACTCTTGAAATATAGGTTTCAATAACTTTATCGATTGCTCCTGTTAGAGTTAGACTCAAAGACATTTCTATTTAATTCCCAAGAATACTTTTTTAAATATCAATTTATTTTAAAAAACTATAATTAAGCTATGTTATGCTTTTGTTCGTTATGTTTATCAGTTTCATGATGACAGCATGCATATACAACAGAATGATGTGGTTCAATTTTTTGATGGATATGGAGATGTAAGTTATCTACACCTTCGCTCAATGACATTAGATTATGGAGTTTAAAGAAATTTTTCATGTGTGTCTTTAATTCTTGGATTAAATTTTGGTGATCTACATTTAATGCATATTGACGAGGTACTTGGTACTTATAACCCCAATAAGTAGGTGCAGATACTTGTATTGTAATAAAAACTGGATCCATTTTATTACAAGATTTATATGCTTATATCATTTAAAATCTAGATCAATACCTTTCATTGGTAAACATCTTATGTTTCGATTATCTAAAAATCTAGAAACATGAGTTGTGAATCCTAGCATATCTAAAAAAGTCCTAGTTATATTTGAATGAGAATTACCTGCATAATATATAATATAGTGAGGTCTAGAAGGCATTTGTTCTGATTTACGAAATGTTTTGAACATTCTAGCAATTGTATAGATATCGACAAGAGGTGTTAGGAAATTTACAAGAAGAATATATTTATTTTTTAGATCTTCCCAATTGAACCATGAAGGGGAAGACCAAACATTAATATCAAAAGTATTAGAATAAATCTTTGTAACAATGGGTATTAGTGTTGATATTATTTTTTTAGTTCCCAGATCACTGCGTTTTAATTCTTTCTTTACTATTGGAATAGATAAAGCGATTTCGATAAGGTATCTTGCTATTTGTTCATGTGTTTTGAGGGATGATAAGCGTTTTAATATAGAATTATATTTATCTAGAGAGCCCCTATTGTCATGCATCAATTCAAATACTAAATTTTGTACTTGATTTGTTCCTTCGATATAGATTTGACTTTTGAGTTGTATCATCCTTGCATCAACGAAATGCGTTCTAACATAGGGCCATTTACATTTTTTTCTAAGCGTAGGGTTTAGACAATTATTAAAGTCATGTCGCAACATATGGAGAAAATTGTGTTTTCTATCAGAGGGTAACAATCTAAATAATTCATCTTCAATATAGAAATCAATAAATTTTGTAGTTGTGTCAAATAACCTGTGTAAATATTCAGAAATATCCATATTTCTAGAAAACAAGGGTAAATTTACTTGGGTACAATCATTTATTTTTCCGTGGTATTCCCCAAATATGTAGATTTTTTTGTCGTATTTTTGGCTGGTTTGGTAGGTAATACTCATAGGACCAGAAATATATAATTTATTAGATTTGATCATTTTTCCGTGGTAAAGATTATATATTAATCCTATAAGGGCTACATTGCCTTTCTTTAATCTTTTATACTTTTTAGCTATGCTCTTAAAAGATTTAGATACTGTTATATTATTCATCATGGGTATAAAATCTGCATTGTAATAAGTTTTTAATAATAGACACAGATCTTCCATTGGTTTTAGTTGAGTGAGGCCTTCCATTTTATCTAATGGTGGCAAAAAAATTAATACGGTTTTGTTTTATTTTAGGTGACATTCGATGCATTTTGATGGTACGTACCATTTTCATTATAGCACGTGCGATTTCTCTCGAGTTGTCTGGTTGAATCTTAATGACATGTTGTTCAACTTTGTCGATATCACCAGCAAATTCTCTGGATTTATACTTACCTTCTCTTTTTCCTCCACGTCTACCGCTTTTAACACCCCACTTAAATGCAAAATATGGATTTTCTCCATAGTCTTGTTCCCCTTCCATTTCTTCGTCGCTTTGAATATCTTCCAGTTCTATGTCTTGGGGGAATAATCCAGAAGGACCTACTTCAAATTCTTTTTTCTCTTCTTCCTCTTCTTCTTCCTCTTTCTCATATTCGATGTCTGATTCGATATCAGTATCGTCTCCTGTATACTTAAGTTCCGGTTTAAATTGAGAGTTCATGATTATAGATCCAGCCAATTTTACGTCGTCAGTATCTAATAGAACAGTTCTTGAAAATTTATTTTTAAATGTATTTATGCCTACGAGAAGATTTAACAGGGCTGATACGATACAATTCTCTTCCTCGGAAGAAATAATACGTACACAATTGACTTTTTCGGAATTTAATAGTTCTGATTTAGCTATTACGTCTCTTATGGTGGCACCATTAGCATTATCTGCCAGACTTACTATTAATGCGCTCATCATAACTACAATATAATTCCAGTAGATTTGTGCTATATCTTCCATATATGAGTAATAAGTCCTTTCAATTTCTTCAGCTTTACGAATATATGCAGATAAGTCTTTCTTTAACTGTGCTTTTTTGTGTTCATGTCGACTTCTCTCGGCAGAAGTTCTCTTAACATCTTCTACCCCCCAAAATGTATTGTATTCTTCTTTTTGTTGAGCTTTGAAATTTTCACGTTCCCTATATTTTTCTTCTTGAGATAGATCTGAAGAGTTTAGTTTCCTCATGAACTCACCCCATTGATCGAGTTGATGTTTTTCAAATGCCCGACTCTCTTCTAATGGATGTTCAATTCTGCTCCGTCCCCAGAATTCTTTTTCCATTTCGTTGATTCTTCTATTAGTTTCTCTGCGCTTTTCCTCGATTTCATTGTTGTATTTCCACGACCCACTATTCATATAAATTCTAACTGGGGGCAGACCTGACGATAGTCCCTTACATTTTTGTACCCATTGTACGAAAAATTTTGGTACTGGTGAATCAATGTCTCTTGCTCTCGTAATCAAAGAGTCACATGGATGATATATGTATTCAAGAACGAATTCGACATACTGTATAATTTTATTCGATGTTGATAAATTTATATCGAAACCATCTTTTATCTTCGAGTATTGCTGCAATTTATTTGTTACGCTACACATATCTTTGAGTCTCATTTTTACCCATGCGTTTATGAATGCATCTTGGTTAATAAGTCTAACTATGTCATCAGGATCGGCAGATACATCTTCTTCTTTAGTCCTAGTTTCTTCCAGTCGAGAACGAATCTCCATCAGCGTTTTACCGACATAATTATTCCCGGGTTGTTGAGGTGAACCTGTGCCGAGAAATAGACTTTGAGGGCTTTCCCAGTAAATTTTAGCATCACCAGTCATAAGGAGTAAATTTTGCATGGATAAATCCTCAAATTTTTTGTTTAGACCTGTTACAGTATATAGACTTGACAGTTTCTCGTTTGCTTTATTCTCTTCTTCATCGTATCTTTGTGCTGTCAATTCAAGATTCAGGTAGGAACTAGGATCGTTGGGTGATAGATTCGGGTCGACCATAATCATTGAATGCGCAGCTCTCATTCCAATACCTTTTTCGAAGGAAACGTCTCCAAATGAGCTAACAACTCGTCTAGTACCAGATTTTGCCATCAAACTAGATATTATGAAATGTTGAATCGTAGGGTACATCCAGTTGTCGATTTTCAACATACCTGTAAATTCTTCTGGAGAAAATGCTCGTAATTCTGGGGGATTCTGATCTGGATTTCTAAAAATATAAATCATATCTCCAGATGGACGAACAAACATTCCTCCCTTTATGGTTGGTTCACTTTTTTTCTCCTGGATCAATTCTACTTCTTTCCTTTCAAGTATTTTCTCTCCAGGCATTTTGCGTTGTCTCTCTCTAAATATACTTTTTAGGGCCCTCGTTGTGGGGTTTTTGGATTCATCAGAACTTACATCTGAACTTTCGGGATCCTCGGGATATTTTACTTCTAGCGGTGCGACTGGTATTTCAGCTAATTCAGCTTCTTGTACTTCTTCTTCAGATGGTATTTGCAATTGTTCGATGTCTTGGTCTATTTGGTCTGATAAAGATGCTGATAACATACCGAGATTAAATAGATCAACAACCCTTTCTTTTAGTTTTGATAATTGCTGCCCGGTTAATTTAGTTTTTTGTCTGGCTATAATATCTTGAACGATATCTCTAGTTATTTCACCTTCGGGTTTATTGCTTTCACTGGCCAATCGTTTAGTTTCCGTTTCAATAGCGTCTTCATAATTTCGCCTTGTCATGTACTCTAGATATGAATCAAATACGATATCTTTCTTATAATTCAGCAGTTGATTTCGCAATGATCTCATACCCATTTTTCTGACATTAATTACCAAAGTCCCTGGAACAAAAAGTTCCTTCATGATTACCGGATTTAGGTTATCTTTTTTATATAGTTCTATTACTGTCTCTTTTCTTGGTATACCTTGTATTAATTTTTCCTGTCCATATTTCTTTATGATTTGTTCTGGAGTTAATCTAAGGTATTCTTTCAGTGTATTCTTGTTATTAAACATTTCATCCCTCAAAGCAGCGTATGCGATATATGTGTTATATACTTGTTGGTATTTTTCTTCTTCTTTTTGTCGACGCAATTCGATGGTCTGTTTAAATCGCAAATTGTGACGTAGTTGCATCAATGTTTTACCAACCAAATTAGCACCACGACCGTCGGGTCCGATTCCTAAGAAAGGATCTTTACTCTCGTACTGCATGGGTCTATTACCAGTTGCTACTAGCATGTTAACAATTATAGGGTTTAGTAGGCGAGATTCGTATCCCTTTTTGGTGGCGTTAGCAATGGTATTAAATAATTCCTTGTAAACACTCTCGTTGTAGATCTGGTATATACCCATCTGATTGCGGACAGAGTCTGATATCATTTTTTGTTTCAATTCTCTCAGATCGATAGATGTGAATGGTTTTCTGACCTCTCTCGATATATAATCTTGATATTTTTGTCTTTTCTTTGATAACTTGCTTTGTTCAGCTATTTTACCTGTTTTAGCGAATTCAATCCATGCCCTTCTAATGTCTTTCTCAGTTTCAGGGAGTTTAACATCTTTTCCATATTTTTTCTGTGCCTTCTCATATCTTCGTGATAGTTTTTCATCGGACATTACAGCATATTTACTCCAAGGTTTCCCTGTTTTTTGCGTTAAATATCTTATTTTTATACGCCTAGCATGCTCTTTTCCAGTTAATCCTGGACGTATTTCCTTAACCTTCTCCTTAACCTTCTCCTTAACCTTCTCCTTAACCTTCTCCCCCTTTTCTTCACCAAGTAGAAAATCTATTGCTCTCAATAGCTCTGTGTTCATTTTACTCGATCCACGTATTGCAGCGTATTGCACAGTTTGTTTATACATTGGAGTGGATAATAAGTTGGAATAAATATAATTCGTGACGGTTGCATATTTTTTCCCATCTATTGTCATCGGATGGTAGGCATTATTGCTTAATTTACCGAATGGTTTATCATTTGGATTGAACAACTTGATGTTATCAGTCATTTGTTTATTATTGACTTTTTATTTTATAACTCGATTTAAATGTTACATAAATTACAAGTAAAATCATGTCTGGCTTATTGTTCTTGTCTTCTGATGACTTTACGATTAACAGAGGTAATAAAGGAAACATTCTTTGTCACGGAATTCCTGGCTTTTCTCTCATATTATTCTATTCAACGCAATGTATACATTGCCAAACGCTGATACCAATTTTTAAACAACTACCTGGGACAATAGGGGGCTGCCAATTCGGTATGATCAATGTGAGTGCCAATAAAAAATGTGTTAGAATGGCTAAAAACACAATTGCTCCCATTAAGTACGTTCCATACATAGTACTATATATTCAAGGTAAACCATTTATGAGGTACAATGGTCCTCATGAAGGTTCAGAAATTCGTCGATTTGTTATAGAAGTTGCTAACAAGGTCCAAAGCAAACAGAGATTCACAAGCGAAAGAGTTAAAGAGGAAGATAAGAGAATTCCTGCCTATACCATTGGTCATCCATTGTGTGGTCCGGATGATAAAGTTTGCTATCTTAACTTTGATGATGCTTATACTGAGTAGGATAAACATGTTTAAAAACTTTGGCTCTACTTTTCGATTGACGGGTTCGAATCAATACAATTAGCGATATACATACCAGTTAAAAATCCAAGAGTATTGGCAATAATATCAAGCATTGCTTGTTCCCAGTTCATAACCCATCGCGAATCCTTTGTTATTTTTACGAGGATCGTTTCTGTGATTTCCCATGCAATACCCATACCCATGAATAAAAATAATTTTGTAGGGAAAATTATTCCCATTACGAGGTGTAGAAGAAAATGTGATATTCTCCAACCAGTTATTTTTGGATTGAATATGTGCTTATCCATAACCCGGATAAATTTAGGGTCCTTTATATGACGCCAGTGTAAAAAAGGAATGACAATTAGAACCATTAAACCAAAAGATAAAACAACAATTTGAGAATTGTTTAGGGATCTCAAGTATTTAAGGGTATTCATTTATAGTATATAATAAATTAACTATTTATTTATTAAGGTTAATAAATAAATGCCAAGAGGAATATATTCAGATATAATATGTAGCCGTGGTTCTCATCCGCCTTTCACACCCCAAGAACACCAAACCCATGTACTTAACTATTTCTTATACGATTCAAAAGAAAAGGGATTAGTTCTCATCCACAAATTAGGGTCTGGGAAGAGTTGTTCTAGTATAATGGTATCCGATGAGATGATCACAGAAGCTAAAATTAGACAAGTATTTGTAATGACTCCAGGAAGTCTTAGACAGAATTTTATCGATGAATATTGTGATAGGTGTGGTTTTAGTCCTGAGTATTTGAAAAAGTATTATACATTTATTACTACTAATTATACAGTAGGAGATCGCCTTCCAAATCTTAACAATTCTCTAGTTATAATAGATGAAGTTCATAATTTGATAAACGGTGTTAAGAATCAATCTAAGCATGCCACGTTAATTTACAAAGCGCTGATGAAATCGAAATGTAGGATTTTAGCACTCACAGGTACTCCGATTGTCAACAATATATGGGAATGGCCATTATTGGGTAATTTGTTGAAACCGGGCGCTTTTCCAAATATTATTAAGAGAGGAGAGTTATATCCAGAGATTTTTTTACAGCAGTTTGTTATCGACAAGGAAGGTAATGTGAAACCAAAAAACAAACGTATGTTTAGTATAGAATTAAGGGGGATTATTTCGTATTTTCCTGGTAGAGGAGGAGGTTATTATCCGGAAGTTATACATGAGAAACCTATACAAGTACGTATGACAATACCTCAAAATGAAGCTTATTGGAGTGTTGCTACGTGGGAACAAAAAATTCGTAAGAAAGGACCTCCTGATAAAAGACTTCTTCGGGATAAACCTTTAGAATATCACAAAAAAATGGAAGAATTCATCATGGCAAGTAAATATATCATGTCAAGATTGTATTCCAATTTCTATTACCCAGAAGAGTTTAGATCCTCATCTACACCCGAAACTCGCGATGAAATACATCATATTGGGCGTGTGATCAAGTATAAGTATAAACCAACTGGAGAAGTTGCGATGACCAAAAAATATTTTATCAATAAGTTTTACAAGCGTGCATTAGAATCTGCAGAGAAAGAGGGGAAATTCGCAAAAAAGACCAAAAAAGAGTTATCTAAGAAAATTTTACGGGAAGTTAAGGACGAGGTACGAAAAAATGTTATTCCAGAGTTTGAAATGCAGAATATCGGTTGGGTTGATCGTAAAAATTTTAATATGCATAAACTATCGGATATATATTCTCGAAAAATGACAGCCCTTATTACCAATGTTATGCTTAATTGGAGAGCTAAACATATGTTATTCACTTTTTTCAAAACCAAAGCAGGGGTCAATATTATTCATGCTCTATTAAAAATGTGTGGAGTAAACACAGTGATATACTCTGGGGATATTTCTGATAGCATGAGGAGGAAAATTCTCAGGGATTTTAATGCTGAAAAAAATAGATATGGGGAAAAGATCAAAATGATACTTGTTACAGAGGCTGGTGCTGAAGGTATTAATTTACTCGAAACTCAGCACATGCATATTTTAGAATCTTCCACACGCGAAATGAAAATTCAACAAGCGATAGGACGTGCAGTTCGTTATCGTTCTCATTCAGTTGAGGGCCGTAAACCTATGCCAAAAACAGAACAGGTTGTTCATGTTTGGAGATATTGGTCTATTTCTGATCCTGAACCTTTTGAGGTAAAAAAGAAAATTGGAGAAGAAAAGAAGCATCGAAAGATAACTGTTGTCGATAAGACTGGAGTAGATGAGGTTTTATATAATAGGGGGCGAGTTCATGTTAATGCTGTAAAGAATTTTCTATCTTTACTTAAAAAAGCAAGTGTCACTCCATACAATAGATCAGATGATAAAGACACTAAACTTCCGGATTATGGCCTCTTACCGGAACCTCCTACATTGTTAGCTTCTTACGAAGAATCAAATAGAAGATATGAGACTAGTAAACAGGAAATGAAGATGGATGAAACTATAACTGCAGATCGACTTCTAAAAGACGCTGCTGAAATATCAGACGAAGAATAAAAAACGAATTTAAAATACTATTAAACTCAAATAATAAATGAGTAAATTTCCGCTCTACGATAGTTTATCCAAAAATATAAAGAATAAAGACCTTTCTTTCAGCCAAAAACGATCGTTTTTAAGGAAAATCGATAAAATCGACACGCATGGTCATGAATTAGTATATGCCCTGGTCAGAATGTACCAGATAGAAAATGGAGTTGACAATACCAGCTTTACTTTGCCGTATAATGGATCGTTTATCAATAATGATATTAAATTTGACCTAGATAAGTTTCCCAATAAGTTGAAGCAGATTCTCTATAAGTTTTTGGGTATACATCTGGATAAAATGAAAGAAGAGCGTCATATTGCGAGTCAGACACCTGTTAAACGGGTATGAGCACGGGTATGAGCACGGGTATGAGCACGGGTATTTAGACGTAACAAACCAAATAAAATTAATGCTACACTGGATATAATGAAAAAAAGAAATATACTGTATTTTCTTCTTTTTCCCGTATATTTATCAAGCGGTTTCAAAATATGTGTACCCTTTATCTTATAATTACATACACCCCAACATCCAGGATTTCTGCCTATAGGAAGTTCATTAATTCTACCTACTCCTTTATCATCAATTTGCATCTTGCTGAATGGTATTTCTGTACACTCTTTATTATCATTGCAAAACCATCCTTTCATTTGAGGAATGAATCTGAAAGTAACATTGTGCCCTCGGCTCTTCGCGTTATCGTAACTTTCAAAATAATACTTCGTTGCGTGTAAAAATGTGTTGATCCCTATTATGAATGGACCAATATGAATTGCAAAAGTATCAGAGTATAAAACATCATCACCTAATTTTTTACCGGGCATTAACGGGTATAAAGAAAACACAGTATCTGGGCTTAGACTGAAACTTCTTGAGACCCATTCCATCTGAGAAACAATACCATCAGATTCTCTCATTACAAGAGTTGTTCTAGGTATGTTAAATGCAAATTTTTGACCGTATTGGAGTTTAACATATTGGATACCGGCTGATAAATTAGGTGGAATTTCGAAAAGCTGAACCTGAAGGTTTCCGTCTTTCTCAAATTTGACTATATTACTTTTTCCCAACAGTGGTGAACTTTCTAGCCGGGTATTAGTTTCCACATTCTCAATAAAAAAATTATCCATAAAAAAGACTGTATTTGCCTCTGGTGGGGGGAATTTATATTTGTTCCTGTTGATGAATGTTTTCACAACGGTAGTATCAAGTTCTGGATACATGTTTTTACTTCTTAGACGATATGCAGGGTTACTATTGCCCAAAAGATCTCTAATTGGCGCGCATATGTTACGATTATTTTGCAGATGTGATATATAATATCCGAAATTACATTCAGGACTTTTTTCACACAGATCAATGCATTCATCAAAAGTTTTTTCGTTGTAACAAATACCTTCGATCGTATCGTCGCAATCCATAGTAGTTAAATCTGAGAAAATAGTATTGGGAAAAATTAACCAATGACCGTCTTTAATCATCGGTTTATCGATATTATAAATATTATCGGACATCTTTATTAACCAAGGTAAATTATTCTACATGCTTATAAAATCTAGCTTAAAAAAACAACTGAAGCAAATAAATGAACAGTGAACTAGCAACTCTAACTATTCTTCCTGTTAATAAAACTGTTGTCTTTTATTCTCCGATAGAAGGAAAGGACATACTAGTGCGTACGGGAACTATTGCAGAAGGATCTTGTTTTTTTCACACACTGATGCATGCATATTCAAAAGAGTACGTTTCTATGAATACGAGGGGACGTATGAAATTCATTAAGCGTTTACGTTCATCGATCGCACGTAAAGTTGATAAAAAGCATTGGGAGGGTTTATCTAATGGGTTAATCGCAAAAATCCCGTTTCAAGAGAATATTAATAATCTTTTAACTGATTTTTATAGATTTATTAAGCGTGGTAAAACGGGTAGAACTAAAAGTGTTAGGAAGGTTATTAGAAAAATTATCATAAATGAGAAGAAAGACCTGAATACATATAAATTGATAACTGAAATGCTCCCACTAGCAGAGGCATTTGAGAAAAATATTCTTCCGTCTGCATATGAAAAATGCAATGAAAGCAAGGTAAGTAACTGCAAACATACTATTGTTACATATGCTGTCAATTACTATAAACGATTATTCCAAGATTTTAGGGGTAAGCTTGAAGAAGAAAAGATCAAGTTTTATTTACAGAAACTTGAAGATTTAGTTCATGAAATCGTAGATGAAGCGGAATGTTCGGCATATACAGAATATATCGAGAGTCTTCATGATTCATCAATGGAAGTCGATTCTTATACGATCGGTCTCGTATCGGATAAATTTAATCGAGATATATATTTTATTGACGCACGTACACGAATGCCATATAGGATCCCTGGAAATGGTAATATTAAAATGAGAAAATCCATAGTCGTCATGTGGACCGGGGGCTGTCATTATGAAGTTGTTGGAAAATTACTCCCAGGGAACAGAATCCAAAGGGAGTTTGAACGTCGCGATCCTCTAATTCAAAGAATATACACATACCTTTACAAACCAGAAATGGTTCCAAGTATGTATCCTAATCTGGCTCCGTATTTACCCCGAGATTTAAGGGAAAAACTCGGTCTAGGACTCTCAGATTCAGAATTTGTACTTAGATCATCCCGTAGATCATCCCGTGGATCATCCCGTGGATCATCCCGTGGATCATCCCGTGGATCATCCCGTAGATCATCCTCCAGAAATTCTGAAAACGAAGAAATAGAGAACTCTTCAGAATATGAAATTAGCGATTCTGAAGGAAATTTAGGTAGTAATTCGAATGAATCTCCCGTAAGACCATCTGTAAGGGAAAGTAGGACGAGGGTTCCAGGATTGTAAATTAATTTTAATACTATAGCATAGTATTAAAATTGACTAAATATCTCGTAAAAAATTTTAGACAACTGTATATCCTTTTTTTGTTCATTTTCCGGTAATTTTTGATATGGAACTAAACAACTATTTCTTCTATCATCCCCAAGAGATTTATATGGTCTTTTGTATAAAAAAGAAGAGTCTAACCAAGGTTTATTGTCACGCCAATATAAATAATTTTTCATCCAAGAATTATGAATATTGATGTGTGAAGTTGTCTCATTGTAAGATTCAATATTATTAAAAAAATCTCCCAAACATACTGCTATATTGTCATATCCATACCCCCCTTTTTTTAGAGGTGTATAGTTCCACCCATTTTTTAAACAGTTGGATCTATGTACAAACTGAATCCAATAATTCAAACTTTTACCAAAATATACTTCATTATATTTATACTCTCCATTAGCTGTAGATAATGGTTCAATCCTTGAGTCTGACATTATTGCTATTTTTACTTGAGGCTTTTTCTTAAATCATTTTTTAAATACATATATTTATAAAGAAAGACATGAATATAGAAGACTTTCTTCCTAAATATCCAAATATTAACAAGAAGGATGAAAAAATACTCAATCCCTATGAAGATAATTTCTATTCGGCTATCTTTAAGAAAAGAGAATTCTATGACGAAAGACTTCCCGTTACAGAACCTTTTCCGACAGAGAGAGGAATGCTGATGAAACAACAAAAAATAATTGCCAGGTTTCTTTCATCACATACTATGTATGACGTCATCTTAATCGTACACGAGATGGGATCAGGAAAAAGCTGCACTGCTATAGGAGCAATCGAACAGATTAAGAATGAAGATAACAATTTTAAGGGTGTCTATATTTTTGCCAAGGGTACGAATCTACTGAACAATTTTAAAAAGGAATTACGCGATAAATGTACAGGTGGTCAATACATACCCGAAGGTCATATAGCTGATGAAGATTCAGGATGTGGTAAGACCGAAAGAAAACGTGGTGGACTTACACAAAGAGAGCTTGTTATTCGCACTAAGAAATTGTATGAAAATTTTTATCACTTTACGATTGGGGAAAGAAAACCGACAACTTTTGAGACATTTGCCAAACATCTAAAGCGTGCTAGTGATGCCGATATTATTTCGATGTACTCCAATCACATCATTGTTATTGATGAGGTGCATAATCTTAGAATACAGGATGTTACAGAAGATGGAAAAATAAGTATGTATAAACAATTTCATCGTTTCTTACATCTTGTTAAAAATTGTAAGATCTTGTTGTTATCTGGCACTCCCATGAAAGATACACCAGATGAAATTGCTAGTGTTATGAATCTGATATTGCCGTTGAATAAACAATTACCGACAGGAGAAAGATTTATATCTAAATATCTTAATCGTATGGGTCCTAACAAGTACACTATTAAAAAGAATAAGATCAAATCCCTCAAAAAACATTTTAAAGGTCGAGTTTCTTTTCTCAAGGCCATGAAATCAGAAGTCAAGAAAGAATTTATGGGAAGGGCTCATATGGGAAAATTAGATCATTTTATAGTCGAACCTGTTAAAATGTCCAAATTTCAATCAAAAGTTTATCAAGAAGCTTTAGAACTTGATAGTAAAGGTAAAGCAGGAGTTTATTTAAATTCGAGACAAGCATCCCTTTTTGTTTTTCCGGATGGTTCTTATGGACAACCGAAAAGTATTGAGGGGAAAGAACAAAAGGCTGGATTTTTGAAATATGTTGAAAGAAAAAGAACGTCGAGAACATTCTTAGCTGCTAAATTAAACGACGGAAAAACTAAGAAAAAACATGTCTACAAATATACCTTATCCCCAGGATTAGTTAGGAGTATTAGGGGATCAAATAATAAAGAAACTCTAAAAAATCTTCGAAAATACTCTGCAAAATACGCTCATGTTATAGAAAATATATTAGATGCCAAGGGGAAATCATGCTTCGTTTACAGTGAGTTTGTAACCGGCAGTGGTGCTATTTTATTCGCAAAGATTCTGGAACTATTCGGCTTTTCCTCATCAAAGGGTCTTGATGGAGATAGGAAAGGATTAAGATATGGTTTATTGACACATAAGACTGCAACACCGACACAAATATCCCAGATAATTAATTGTTTCAACCAACCATCAAATATGAACGGAGAAATTATCAAAGTTTTGATTGGTAGTAGGGTTGTTAGCGAAGGTGTTTCGTTCTATAATGTTCAGAAAGAGTACATATTGACCCCCTGGTACAATTATTCCGAAACAGACCAGGCTATTGCTCGCGGGTATCGATTGGGATCTCACAAAATGTTACTAGACTCAGGACAGACTCCGAAAGTTGAAATTTATTTAATGGTAGCAATGCCAAGAAAAAGAAAAGTTATATCAGTTGATTTATATATGTACGAAATATCTGAAGATAAAGATATAATCATACGAGCCATTATGCGTCTATTGATGGAGGCAGCTTTTGACTGTTCTCTTAACTATTTGCGTAATCATGAAAGTGGGGAAGATGGAAAAAGAGGTTGTGAATATACGGACTGTGATTATGTATGCGATGGTATTGATATGAAAAATATCGAGGATGGTCTTCCCATCGAGGAGATTGATAATTCTACATACCAGTTATATTACGCAGATCCCAAAGTTCTCCCTATCCGCAAAAAATTAGAGAAATATTTCAGAACGTATAATGATTCGGATATCAAGTCTATTTTCAAATTTTTGGGGGATGAATATACAGAATGGGAGATAAGAAACGCACTTAAGACCATAATCAAGAGAAGTGGTGAAAATTTATACTATGCCGATTATATAGATATTTATTCTCGATCAACTGTTAAAAAAATAATTTTAGGAATACAAAAATTATTCCAAAACCATTTTAGACTTAATTTTGATTATATAGCGAGTAGATTTGCAAATTATACACCTTTTGAAGTACTTACAGCTCTCAAAAACACGATAGATGAAAGTATTATTATTCAGAATAAGTACGGATTTTCATCGTATCTCAGAGAACACAGAAATGTTTATTTCTTAGTTAATAATCTGTCAATAACAGATGATTTGTTTTCTGACTATTACGCCAGGATACCTAATATTACCAATGACGAGACTTTTGAAGACACATTGCATAATATTCAAATAACACTGTTACCTACATTTATCGAGAGACTATGTGAAATCAAAAAGAAAACAAGATTTTTCAAACTTATGGGGGCTATTCCTATCGAAATACAAGAATTATTCATCGAATCTGCAATACGAGCAGAAAAACAAAATATCTCTACCCATCAATTAACTCGAAAAATGATACTTGAGTATTTTGTTAACTATATTCACCAAATAAATGATATATGGTTCTCTAATAGACTTGGAGAACAAGAAGAAATTCGATGTCTAATCGATGATGAATGGGAAGATTGTGACGAAAAACTAGAAGAACAATTAAGCAAACATCTCAGAGCCCGTAAATCAACCTTACAAAATAATCCATATGGATACTATGGTATATATAATCCAGAAACTAATACTTTCAGCATTGTCAATTTGGTTAAACAAAACGAGGCTAGGGCCAAAAAACGCGAGAAGAAAATCAGAGACTTGACTAAACTAGTTAAATCTGGTAAAATTTCTGAAGAAGAGAAGGAAGTAGAATTACAGCTATACGAAGATGCTCGAGTTGTTTATCCCGGTAAAAATTGCAGACAAGGATGGGATGTTCCACTTTTATTGAAAATAGCTTTGAGATCATTAGAACTCGATTATCCAGATGATTTCAAAAGTCGAGATCCCACGAACAAGATTAGACAGCTCGTGAGCAAAAACAAATATCTAGGAGTCGGTTCCAAGAAATATCCACCCATATATTCAGCCCAAGAGATTAAGGAAATGAAACGGGATGATCTCAGAAGAGCCCTATATTGGGGGACAAACAGACCTTACGTGGAAAAATTATGTGTTGCTATGGAACAATGGTTTAGAAATAAAACATGGAACGGCTTTGAAATGTTAATACCGGATAGACAAGCCGGAACGTCTGGAGGGCATGATAAGATAGATAAAAGTGAAAAGAAGGAGAAAAAGCTACCGTTTCATCTTGTTAGAATGGTTCCAGAAAATAATCCTAATGAGTTTAAAGCATATACAAAACAGATCGAAAAACTTTATTCGGAGTGTTTTGGTATTAAAAAATATAGACCAGAAGTAGACTCAAAAAGGTGGTTTATGGTCTTTTTACGCAAAAAGATGGTAGCATTTTTGACATCAGATACTAAAAATATAAATGTAATAGATACTGTATGTGTCGCTGAAAATTATAGAAGGAGAGGTATAGCAAAAGACGCTCTCGCTTATGCAGTTAACAAGGTATGGTGCCCCGTTAATCCTAGACTAATGGTGGATAATAGAGAAAAGATGTATAATAAGTTACTTAAATTATACAAAAAATATGGATTCACGGTAACTAAAAATGACGGAAAAATTACAACACTTGAATTTAAATGCTCCTAATATGTATACAAAAATAACACAAACTATTCATATTAATAAAGATCTTTGATTAAAATATTGAGAATATTTTAATCTGTATAATATAAATGCCTGATTTTGGAAAAACTATTTTAGTCGTTTTTGTTGTTATAGTTGTTCTTGCAATTTTAATCTATGCCTCAACAATGATTGCATTTTGGATATCAATAAATAAAATGTGTGGGGATGACTCGGATTGTCCAAAAGATAAAAAATGTTGGCATATGAACTGTGTACCAACATGTGAAAACGATTCTGATTGTTCAGAGGGTGTAATCTGTAATGGGAGAGGTTTATGTGGCGGAACATGTAAATCCAACACTGATTGTCCAGATAACATGTTTTGTAACGTTTATGACGGTGTTTGTTATCATTCAACATCTAATTAAATCTTCTCAGCATCCATTGATATTCTTTTAGTATGATAGTGTATTCAGGATACTTGTTTAGAAATATTTTTGCAGCCCCCATTACATCAGTATCTTTATCTTCAAAGCCAACATCATCCAATAAAATAACACCGCCTGGTTGGAGAAGTTGATGGCTATGTTCCAGATCAGATAATACATCATCCATTAGATGAGAGCCATCGACATAGATTATATTATAACTTTTCTGTTCCGCAATTAATTTAGGTAAAATATCTCGACTTGTACCAACGTGTTGATTAAATTTACCAGAATTTTTACATAATTTAATATTGTGACAAAAACGTTTGTAAGTATCTGAAGTTACAGGAGAAGTCTTGTCGTCTGTTAAATAAGGATCAATAGATGTAAATGTTGAACCTTCAGTATTACATAGATTATCAAGCATCCACACAGAAGATTTTCCCTCGTGACTCCCTATTTCGAGTATATTATTTTGTTTGGTAAAGAGACTCTGGAGAAGCTTCATAGAAATATTTATGTTACGGTCAAACCAGTTATTAGTAAATTGGAAATTAGTTTCGGGCTGAGTAATTTTAAAACGTTTAACCATTGTCAAAGCATCATCCACATTGTATTTTCCGTCTTTCTTCAATCTATCTTCATAACCATCACCTTCAGACACAAGTTTTTCAAAATCTTCAGACTTCATTGTCAAAGATTTATAGTCGTACTGAATATCTGTATCGGTTCGTTTACCTGGTAGTACACATTCACTGTAAACCAGATGAGGATTACAGTAGTATACGTTCATGAAACCTATAGCTTTTTGTTGTACGGTATCTATACCGTTGGTCATACCATTTTTATTGATATATTCAAGAAGTTTGAGGGCTCCATTTTTTGATATTAAGTAACCATATGTTCCTCCCATTGATTTGGTTAAAGACATACGGCTACTCCATTTTTCTAGAGTCGGTAATTTATCCTTTGAATGATATTCTTTTGAGTAATGCCTTGGATACAAGTGGTGACCCAAATATATCATATCCCATTCATGGGGTGTTTTTAATACATGTTGAAACTTTTTCACAAAATCTGGAACAAGCGTTATATCATCTTCCAAAACTAATATTTTTCTATCACCAGGAGAATTTATGAGATCGATGTATATTTTAATGTGTGACATTGCACAACCAACCATCCCGGCTCTCATGTTATAATCATTTCCTTCAAATATTCTTTGTAACTGAACATTGGGTTTTAGTGATTTTCCGTCCACCGCAGAAAATCTAGTATAATTTAGGGGGTATAGTGCAGCAAAAACTTTCATTCTATCTTGGCGGCGGTCTAAATTAATAACAATGGTATTACTGATAATTTGTTCTGTTGTTTTTGGATTGACTGTCTTCTTAGATTTTTTCTTTACATAAAGTCCATCTCTTGCAGAAAAATGTTTAGATTTGGAAAGAATCTCTATTTTCGTTTTGAAAAATCCTAAAGTATTAAACCCAGCGCAATTCTTATCTTCCAAACATCTTTTCATACACTGATCAATGCTTTCTCTGTAACGATAACAATCGTTACCCATCTGGTCCATCCCAGGGATGAATTCAAAATAATTGCGTAAATTTTCTTTCTCGCCTACCTTCTCCTTCTTAACGAACTGATCTTGACCATTTAACTGATAGGCATTGGGGACAGATTTGTCGCATCTCTGTGATGTCAATCTACCAATATGTATTGAGTTGATACCGTCAAGAAAAGCTGACACATATCCTTTTTGGACATATCTTCGGCTATAATCCATCTCAAAGTGGGCTGATTTTTCATTATATGGACCGAGATCATCCAATACTTTTCTTTTCAACAGTGAAGGCCGAAAAGAAAAGTGTGGCCAATATGCACAGTTTCTCCTGTTAGGATACTTAGCGTAGAATGCATTTCTTTCTTCATTGTTAGAAGTATATTCATGTATAAAGTATCTCAATCCTTTTTTTGTTTTTCTCAATAAACCACCAGCTATATTAATGTCAGTAGCAATTTCTGCATAATTTTTATTAAGCAAACATTGCCCTATTTTTGCATCAGATCCCAATACATCCATACATTGTGATATATATTTTTGAGGATAAAAAAATTTCCAATCATCCTCCAAGTGAAATACGTATTCTGTACATACATTATTCCTGATTATATTCATACTGCGGGGATGTCCTTTTTCTTCCGGTGTTTTAAAGTAGAAAGTAAAAAACGGATATAATTCTTGCATTTTCTTTCTATCTTCTTCAGTTGAGTTGTCATCAACACAAAACCACCGATCTATTTTATCGAGATCTAAACAACAGTTCAAAAATGAGTTCATAGTTTTTTCAAATAGATCGAAACGTTTACACGTAGTAATCGTAAATGTGACTAATGGTAGAGGTCTTTGATGTCTATTTATCCTATTTACTATGGATTTATTGTACTGGATGTATTTGTCGGCAATATGATTGATCGAAAAATGTCTATTGTGCCTATACCAGGCAGATTCAGATTCAGATAGGTTCTTGAATGATAGAATCGCAGAGAATATATTGTAAGACAACCTATACTTACCAGAATAATATGCGGAAACTGCAGTTTCCGCACGAATATCTGCATTGTGTGGGTACATTTGCGACAAAAATTTCCCCACTAATATTGCTGTGCTATGAAAACACATACATCTGAGAGCCCTTATTAAGGACAGCGAATTAAATTCTGACGGAGACACAAAGAAATTTTTTACGATAGATTCCATTTTATCCTATGATACTTTTATCTATAAATATAAATTCAGGTATCCATAGCGCACTATGGATACCTGCTGAATAAAATAAAATTGAAAATTTAAAAAAGATCCGAAAAATATTTCAATATGAATTCTCTTTCCCAAGGAATCGAATCTGCTATCAAAAACGCCATTGAGGAATATATCAGAAAAATCTCTGCGACGTACGAAGAAATCGATGTTAAAGAACTGGAGGAATTATGGAATTCAACATCGACGACGATGCAAATTTCAGTATCATTTAACCCACAAAAAACACCCAGACCCCTTCAAACCCATGTGAATAATGTAGCAGAACAATCTTCAGGTTGCCCGTATGAATTCATCAAGGGTGCTCGAAAGGGCATGCAATGCGGTGCAAAAATTCGGGAAGGTTTTTCGTATTGTTCCCGTCATAAGAAATATGAAGGGAAACCCAAAAAAGAAAGAAAAGTTCTGCCATCTGCGCCAAAAAATCGAATCAAACCTCAGAGGGGAAAGACTAATAATAAGACTTCGGTACAAGCTGTCCAACGGGTTTTGAGAAAGAATAAAACCATAGGAAAATTATGGCATCCCGATACCGGACTTGTCTTTAAAAGCCCAAAGGAGAGGATTGTCATCGGGAAGTGTGTCGGTAATGTTGTCCAAGAGCTAACACATGAAGATATCGAGCTGTGTCGATCGTGGAGTTTCTCATACCTTCCCAAAGAGCTAGACGAAGAAAAGGATGAAGAGAAGGATGAAGAAAAGGATGAAGAGAAGGATGAAGAGAAGGATGAAGAAAAAACTCTTTACATGACAGCAGAGGGATCGTCTGGACAAAAATTCTGGGAATGTAAGATTTCTGGATGCAATTACACCGTCAGGTACGGGAAAGTCGGTGCAAATGGAAAAACTAAATCTAAGTCATTTGACACATATGAAGATGCTCTAAAAGAAATGAATAAGGTAAAGACATCAAAATCCCGAAAAGGTTACCAGGTTACAGAGAAGGATGAATTTATATCTAGCAATAAGCGTTCGGAAAGTCGTTCTAGGAGTCGTTCTAGGAGTAGTAATCGTTCTAGGAGTCGTTCTAGGAGTAGTAATCGTTCTAGGAGTAGTAATCGTTCAGACAGTACTGATATTGAGGACGTCATCAATGAAGTTCAAAACCTGAATAAATTTCCGGAGGAGCGGGATTCCGAATCTGAGGAACAAAGTGTATCGAATGATCTGAACCGACAGTTTATTTCTTCGGCCTTAGGTATAGGAAAAACAGTTCCCCTAGCAGAGACTCCTTTGTTCAATGATGAATAAGTAGCATCTGTTGTAAATTGAATAATTTATTTCTGAATAGAAATAAATTAACGATGCCTGAAGCAGCCGAGTGTTTACTCACTACAGAATACCTAAATTCAAAACTATACAATAGAATTGTAACTAACTGGGTTTTTTTGAGTGGTCAATACGACAACAAAAATCCCACAGGTTTTGACGAATTCGAAGAAAATTTACCGTGCATTGTTGAAAATGTCCAGTGCAAAGGTAAATTTATATATTTTACCCTTTTTAATGAGAATGGTTATTTTTACATACTTCACAGTCTACGTATGACAGGTAGATGGCAAGAATACGAGGACAAATATTGTAGATGGAAGGTTGAACTCGATGATGGAGAGGTTTTGTGGTTTAGAAATCCAAGATGTTTCGCAACTCTAAAGTTTACATCACAGGAAAGTGTTTTGCGAAAAGCGTTAGACAAACTGGGTCCGGATATTTTAACTGACGAGTTTAGTCTCCCCGTGTGGAACAACTTACTAGTACAACATAAAAATAGGAATATAACATCTTTTTTGATGAGTCAGGATATTATCAGCGGAATTGGGAATTATATAAAGGCGGAAGCCTTGTATTATGCAAAAGTGTCGCCATTTAGAAAAACGGGAAGTTTAAATAGCAACGAATCAGACAGATTATATGAAGCCATTAGAATCATTCCCCGAATTTCTTATAATAAAGGCGGACTGAGTATTAGAGATTATGCTAGTGCCGAAGGTCATGAAGGATCTTATGGAGAAGAACTGAAAATATATGGAAAAGATGGCGCTACCAAAGTTAAAACGCCTGATGGACGTGTTACTTATTGGGACCCAGATCGACAAAATTAAAACAATAAATATGCTTGCAATAGTTTAAGATATTTTACGTCAAGTGTATAATATCCATGTTCAGTATTACCAAGACTACCAAATACTCTATGGTTTTGGGGATTAAATACACCTCTCACTAAAATATTGTTATCAGATCCGTATTGTAAAAATAATCTCGATACTTGTGCTTTATCTATATACCTAGAAAGAAGGGTATCAATGGGTATATTTTCCATTACGGACACTTTGTAAAGACAATTACGAACTTTTTTCTTATCCAGGAGTAATGTGGCTGACAAATTATCCATTTTTTCTTCAATTTCTGGTGGGAAAAATGGACAATCAATACCTTCCTTTCTTCTTTCTATTAATACTCTGTCGCGTGTGGGATTTTTTGAGACTTCGACAAGCCGAAGTCGTTTTATAGTTTTAATTTTCCCGTCATCATTTAATTTATCCAAAAAATAATTAACATAAGGTTTTGAGAGTTCATTCAATCTATTTTTCAAAATGTATTCGATCTCGTTCAGATCTCTAGAATCTATCCCGAGATCGTTGAGTCTGATATGAAGAGTATATGCAACATTATTTATCGTAGAACTGCTAACAGGTTGGTACCTGAGTAAGGTCTTTAATAGTTGAGTTTGGGCGAGGAGAGAATTGTCATACTCCATTTTTTTCATAACACTGTAATATTCTCTGGAGTAATCTCTACTTATCATTTTTTTGTAGCTTTTTAATATTCTATACCAATTCTGTGTGTAATATTTGTACATCCTAGACCATATAGGATGTTTATAACGTCGATCAACAAGTCCTATATCAACCGATACTATATTTTTGCCATCTATATATAGACTGTTTAATACGGGTCCATCCTCTTTCTTTAATTCGTCTAATAATATATAAGTATGACCTCCTATATTTTTCTGTCTTCTAATAATATCTGGTAGGTACCATCTTATGGTACTATATTTATTGAGATATTCTTGTATATCTATTAAATCTCCTAGCATAAGCTTCTTTTTATCCAAAATACCTTTAATGCTTCTTATTGTTTCTGGAGGTACTAATTTTTGATCCTTAAAAATATTAAACCACCTACGCGTCTTCGTCAGATCAAAATCACATCCCCATTCAGGGTTGATTACCCACGGAAGTCTAAACCTCTTATCAACCCCAGCATTTAGGTAGACAAATCTAAAATCTCTTAGGGATCTAATTTTTCTTATAAGTATATCAATAAATCTTTGGTTAAAATATACATATACTGTATAATCAATATCTGAGATGTACGTTGCTGTTTTAAAGCTGCCTTTTAAAACGGGTGGATACTTTTTGTTAAAAGTGTACTGATAAATCTTGTTATTTAATTTTCTCACAAATTCTGGTGTTTTGAGCATTTATTATAAGAGATATAATTATTACGAAGGACGAACGGTACAGTACTTTTGGTTTTTTATTTTATTAGCATACGCCTTATAATACTCATTACGTTGGATATTGGATAGTCTTGGGTTTTCCGCAAGAGTAGTATGCATTTTTCTTAAGTTTTCTCCTAATATTTTCTGGTCATACTCACATACATTAGATTGACACTCATCTGGGATTTCACATTCAGAACCAAGCTTTTTGGGACTTTTTCGACGTGTACGTCTACCCTGCTGTTCATCGTCACGACTTCTCCTTCTTCTAGATTCTCGTTTCCTTTGCCTTTCGTATGCTCTTTTTTGTTCTCGTTCATAAGAACCTTCGGGTTCTTTAAATTTTCTCGGGGCTTTCTTTCTTCGATCCGTTTTAGATCTTCCCCATGGATCTGGGGCTGCCGGAGTTCCTGCGCCACTCACTCTTTGGAATATCATTTCTCTGTATCTCTGGGGAGACATGTTTCTTTCCCTATCTAGATCCCTAAGATACTCTCTGAGTGTAGTTTGTTTCTTATCTATACGAACTTTATGTTTATATGTTCCTTGAGTTTTTAGAGAATTAAAAATAAAATCCCATATATTTTTGTTCTCCACAGAAATTGTAAATATTTTATTAATAGCTTCTACACTTAATTTTTTCTCAGATACGTATTGTGCCACTAGATAATAAGCAAATCTCACGACTAATTCATACATACGAGGAACATTATAATTTTTCAAAAAATATTGCTCCGCTATGTAGATTTTTTCATTCATAAACACATATGGTAGTCGTTTTCCCTCTTGTGCTGTTAATTGCTGATTTACTGCGTGTAAAGTAATATATGTATTTAAATATACCCAAAAAAGACTAAACAGTTGGCAATAACCGATATCATATGATGGTGATCCTCTTTCTTTGACATCTTTCAAAGTATAACTTTGTATTCCTATTGGACAAGATGCTTGCTTTATAATAATAACTTTGTTAGGGAAATTAGATTGTATTATTAATTCTATACCTCTTAGTAAATACTGAACATAAAACCTATCGCCCGAAAATGATCGGGCAGTTCCATGTGGCTCGTAATAATTAAGAACTATTCTATCTGCTGCATTTTCTATCAGTATAGCATTTTGATGACCTCCTATTCCTTTAATTACCATTCCAAATGTAACAGCAATTAAAGGAATACAGTTACGTAATTTTTCGACGATAGTATTTTCTATATTTGTCCTGAATCTAGGCGTAATATTCTGTATCTGGATGTTCTCTGGTTCAATTTTACTATTACCATCGACATATATCGATGAATTTAGCATTTGGTATTCGATTAATCGATTGTTATTATTTTTTGTTACAATTGCCCAGTTTTTAAGAAACGGCGAATATATATCCTGGGGTACTAATTGAACGAATAATAGATCAAGGGTACAATCAATCAAAGAAGGATAGTCTTTTACTAGTTTATTAAAAACAAAAGCTAGCAAATCATCCTCATTTCTCCTGACGGTATATTTTGCCATGGCAAAATATATAGCACGGATGTATATATCTGCTGTAACGTAGAAGTCATTATACTTAATTTTTCTGTCCAAAAATTGTTCTATCTTTTCATCATTGTCTGTCTGATATACCTCTCTGTAGTCATTTATTATTCTTTCTTTGGGGCTATTGTTACCTACATATAACATTTTATGTGAGTCAATTCTTGGTAAAGTACTATTGAGATCTCGTTCAATTTGTTTAATAAAATTCAGAATAGGTCCAGATAATTCTGGTATTTTAGGTGATAATTTAGGTGAAGATATTTTTTGTTGTGTTTGTCCCATATATATTTAATATATATTTAATATATATTTAATATTAAATATATTATATATAAATAAATGTCTGAATCGATGAATCGTCCACTAGTAGGGTTAATCGCTGTTCTATCTATAATGGCCCTTAATATTTTCCTTATTCAAATTATCTGGAACGAAGTTATTGTTAAAAAGTTTCCCAACGCCAATATACAAAAATTAAATTTCTGGGAATCACTTGCTCTGGCAGTATTTGTTGCCCTATTATCTGGGACATCGATTATCTCGATGACGTAGTTAGGATCTCAATTATTTATACTCATATGAGTATAAATAATATCAAGTCTAAAAAAAATCGTCAAAATATAAATGTCAACACCCGATTATACACAAAAATTAAAAGAACTTAGATCTCAGGTTAATCAACATGCCAAATTACCAAACCCCAACGGGACTGTTATTAACCTGAATTTTTCAAATACCATCCCTAACTCTCTGAAATTTTACGCTATACCTCCAATAGGGATATTAATTTTGCTAGTAGTATTCAAACCATCTTTTGTTACCACTAATCACATAGATAAGGATAATGTAATTACAAAAAAGATGGATTTTAAAAAGTTAATTATATATGTATTGATAGGCGGAACAATAGTTAATATAGGTCTGTTTGTATATTTTCGAAAACATAAATCCGAGTAATAATAAATGAACTCCCCCGAACAAATAGGAAAAATAGCATTAATTTTTCTAGCATTCAGAGATCAACTCAAAATATACCACTGGCAAACCACAAGTTATGCTAGACATAGAGCTGCTGATAAAATTGTCAGTATTATAACAGAACAGATGGACAGATTTATGGAAACGCTCCTAGGATCCAGAAATATGAGGCTTAAAATGCCTTCAAGAAATTCGATAGATTTTGTCGATCAATCTGACTCTGACATATTGACACTGATGAAAGAGTTTAAAAAATGGTTGTTAAGAGACTTACCAGACAAGCTAGAACCGTTTGACAAAGATTTGTCAAATATTAGGGATGAAATATTGGGAAGTATTAATAAGACTATCTATCTATTTTCATTAGAATGAATAACCCATATAATCCGTATAATCCGCACGGGCCGGATAATCTGAATATACACTTCCCCTTGTAGCGTAAACAACAATTAGTGTGACTATTGGACCTAATGGGACACCAGGTATTAAGAAAAATCCACCAACAATTCTGGCCCACATGGGTATATTATACCATTCATTGATCAGGGTAAAAATACCCCAAATCCAAAGGGCTACAAAGATTAATAACGCTGTTAAAAATACTCCAGTCGACATCCCAAGTATCAGACCGTCTCCGTTATGCTCAATAGATTTTCCAGATAAATAGCTATTTATCTGTACCTTATTATCTAGATAGGCAGTAACTAAAGTTTGTAAAGAATAATTCATTTATTCCTGGCAAGGTAAAAATTTTCTATAAAAAAGTATGCCAACATAAATAACAAAGCCTTAACCCCGATGAGGATATAAGGCGACGTTCCTGCTACCTTAATAATTTTTATAATTATCTCATCAACAGGAGGAAGTGAGAATATTATGAAAAGCAACCCCAATATTAATATGTTTTTCATATGTTTTAATATATTATCAAACGTACTCTTTTTCTGTTTAAAAAGAGCATCCACGATTCTGATTTCGTTGTGAGATGGAACAGATTGATCTGATGGTAGTTGATCTAAAATATCTCCTGTCTGTTGAGAATTAGACTGTTGAGAATATTGTACTTGATTCTGCATATGTTTATTATGATAAAAATAGTGTTGTTAAATAGTATTTAAGATTAATAGCTGTATTTACAAATGCCCCTAAGTATACAAAAATTAGAAAAACTACTAGCTTTAAAGGGATTTATTCCATCTAAATATTTCGTCATGCATTCGGTAGTGGTGTATATGGAGATATTATCTGTTAAGGATGCTGAAACTTTTCTGTTATACATACCTTCCAAGTATAAGTTTCTTGTAAGAAAGGCATCTAATGTCTATAAAATAAAATATCTAGATATTGATAACGATGATAACGTAGCAGATAATTATGCTGGACAACCCGACGATTATGCGGTTGAAAATAAATATGGTGAAGTAGATATAAGCATAAGTCCAACCGTCAGGGGGCAAAATATCGCCGCCCACCTTGAGGAACAATACAAGCGAAAAATCAATCTACGGGATGTAGCCAATAATGATCTGAATGAAATCAAAAATCTCGTTAGACAATTAAAAAGGTTACGTTTCTGTGTTCAAAATGTTAGATACAAAGTAGCGGTTTTATATAAAAATTTTTTATGTAGTATCAAAAGAGATGATAGTATTGAGTGTTATAGCATCAAAAAGTTCCCTGGGCATAACTATAAAAAATTATACGTAGTAGTTGACCTAGAGTTGTTATATGAAAAAATGGATTCGTTGATGTTAAATATGTCTTCAGTGCGCAAAGGTCTATATCACATATTGGATAAGAATCATTTTACCCATACAAGTACGCTACAAAAATTAATGGAGGGGAAAAAGGATATAATGGCATTTTCTGAAAATGCATATGCGAAAAAGGTTGAATACGAGAAGTTTTTGAAAGAGTCGTACGAAATGTTAGATGCCATGAATGAATCAGAGAAAAATATTATGGATAAAATATTCAGCCTGAACGAAAAATATCAGACAAATACAACGACAGGGTTATCTACCGATATTGAACGATCTCATCAAGCGTCAGGATTAGAGAAAAAATTAACTGAGATACAAAAAATCAAAGAAAAAATTGTGAAAACTATATTTGACTTAAAGATGAAAAGGGAGAACACGATGTTGTTAGTAGATAACATAATGTTCGATAACACAGTTATGATTGACTGTGTCTTAAGAAATTTCATGAAGTTGGGCGAGATTGCTCAATAATCTGAGAATTATGAGTCAGTGCATCATAATTCTCAGATCTTTTGAATGCTCGTTTCATACACCCCTTTGTGTAAAATTTTGGTGAATATGAGCATGAATATTTCCAGATGGTTCGAGGGGATATAGGACTGTTAGGAATTATGATGATCAAAATCTATGCAAGGGACATTTACCGTGAAGTAATGGCGATTCTATCTTAGTAAGGAGGATTATATCGATAAATTTATGCGGTATCGTATGGATTGAGAAGAATGGAAATGGATAATAAAAAGGGAAGATATAATGGATATAGAACTTTCTGACAAGGAAAAAGTTTCTTCCCCATAATAAATGTACTACTACAAAAATGGAAAGAAACAAAAATATGTTCCGAAACAGGAAAACTATAAACCGGTTGAACACCGCATGATCGATAATCGCGGTCAAGGGAGGGGTCCGAAGAGGAGTTGCCCGACCATGTGGCTTGGGATTTTGGCGGTATTAGCTTTGATCGTTGCTGTCTGGTTAGTTTATTGTATCATGAACGATAAAAAAGTATAAATTAAGTATTTATATTGTGTACAATAAACAAAATGATTAGTATTCTGGCGATATTGGCTATATTTGGTATTTTGGGATTGTTAATGCTATGTATATGTACTAAGAGAGAACAATATAGACTTATGAAATATATTGGATATTTTCCCCTTCCGATTCATGGGATGTCTGGAGGCACATTTGGTAATGGTAACGACAGTGATGACAGATACGAAAGGAATCAATACAGAAGATACAGCCGAAGATATAATTTCTTGGATCGACAGAACAGAGAAAGCGAGTAAATTATAACCTTATAGGTTATAATTTGAAATATTTATTTGCAATTTGCTTGGCATTGGTATGAAGTTTTAAATACTCCTTGAGTTCCGGAAGGGAATTGTCCTCCCACACATTTTGCAGGAGTTTGCGAAGTGTCGCATTTCCATCCCTGTGTGGGAAATCCGCCTCCACCACATCCCGCGTTACAAAGACGAGTTGTATATGAAGTTGAACAGTTTCCTGCACCTGCTCCGTAAGCTCCTTGGATGTTAAAATAACCTCCACAACTTCCGGCTTGACCGTGAGTTAAAGCATTGTAGCCGATTGCTGCATAATCTGGAGTTACATAAACTCCAGAAGTAGTTCCAGGCTTAAGCGCCGGCATTGTGGGGTTTGAACCGAGGTAGCACCCAAGAGAAGTGTATCCACACCCAGGACCTCCAACGGTTGGTTGAGTGTATTCAGATTTATATTGTGCTGACATTATTTTTATTGTATTCAAGATAATTTTTTTAAAATAAAATGATGTGAATCGTGAAACAGCGTTAAATAACAATATCATTTTTTGAACAATTTTGCTTCTTTTTTAGCGAGGCCATCTACGAGCTCGTTATATTTATCACCATTGTGCGAACGGACCCAAATCCAAGCTATACTTTTATTTTGACTAACCTCATCATATTCTTGCCACATATTCTTATTCTTTTTTCGTTTGTATTTTCCTTGGGCACAATTAATAACATATGTACTGTCACTGTATATACGATAATGAGACTTATCATGCGTGAATTTTAGAGCCTCTATGACGGCTCTCAGTTCCATCTGATTATTAGTTGAATATTCTTCTCCTCCACTGACATGCCATTCTCGATACAAAGATTTACCTTTATACTCCAAAACAATGAACGCATATCCGCCTGGTCCTGGATTTGGTATACAGGAACCGTCGGTATATATGATTTGTGCATCATTTTCAGACATGATCATATTTGGGTTGAAGAATAAAATAGTTTTCAATTTTTAAGATGCCAGATAAAGGATATGCACATCGTCGTTGTGATGGAAAAGATGCATAAGATGTCAAAAAGTTAAAACACAACCGTGAAAGTACTATACCAAGGTTGGATAAATACTATGAAAAAAATGAAAATTAAGAACAAAATTACTCAAAATAAGTGAACATGTCTCAACGAGTCGATGAAAAGTATATCTGGAAAATTATCGAGAACTTTGTGAAAACAAAAGGTCTCGTGTCTACCCAAATCGAATCATTCAACGAATATATTAATCACGGCATTCAACAAGTTATCAACGGAGAGGCCGACATACAAGTTGAACCAAGACAGAATCAAAGATATGTGATTCATTTTGGTGATGTCTTTGTAGGCCAACCAAGCATAATTGAGGATGATAGAAAACTCAAGATTATACTTCCGGCTGAGGTGAGAGATAGGGATTTAAATTATGATGCAGCTATTTGTTGTGATATCACTGAGACTTTATATGAAGATGGTAAGATTATTGAAGAGAAGAAACACCGCAGAGTTCAGATAGGAAGAACACCAATCATGCTGCGCTCAGATAAATGCAATCTGACTGGCATGACTAAAATGGAAAGAATTAGAGCAGGAGAATGTGAAAATGATCACGGAGGATATTTTATTATTAAAGGCAATGAACGCGTAATTGTTTCTCAATTACGCAATGCATACAACCAAGTAATTGTTCTTAAGCAAAAACCTGGTGAAACATATAGTCATATAGCTGAAATGAGAAGTATGTCCGAAGAGACCGGACATTCGGTTCAAATCAAAGCCATGATTGGGTCAGATAATAGAACGATAGTATTCTCTCTTCCCTATATCAATGAATATATTCCAGTTGGAATTGTCTTCAAGGCTTTGGGATTTACTGAAGCGAAGGATATAATCAGTATGATTGGATTGGATATTAAAGCTGCAAAAAAGTATATGAGATTGATCACAAGAGATGCATTTTCTATCAAGTCACAAGATGATGCTCTCAGATATATAGGTAGATATGCCATGCATGTTATTCCAAAGGAACAGCGAATACCATATGCTCGCCAGGCAGTCGAGACAGAATTATTTCCCCATATGGGAATTAGTGCAACTGTCAAAGAAAAAACTTTGCTCTTAGGATATATCGTCAAAAAACTACTCTCAACTAAGCTAGGAATTAGATCGGGAAGAAAGGGAGATGAAGGAGATGAGGGAGATGATAGGGATAATTACAGTTTTAAAAGAATTGAAACATGCGGAATATTATGCACTGAACTTTTCAAAACATTGTTCAAAAGATTTATCAATACAATTAAGCTCATGCTAGAAAAGAAAAAATCGCGTCTCAATGCGATATCTATCATCTCAAGGCTGAATAACATTACACAGGGACTGAAGCATTGTTTTGCTACTGGCAACTGGGGTGTACAGAAAAATGCATACATCAGAACAGGTGTATCTCAAGTATTAAGCCGAATGACTTACAAAGCTACTATATCACACTGCAGGCGTATTGTTATTCCTGTCGGCAAGGAAGCTAAAAATGCTAAAATTCGACAAATTCACCAGTCCCAGTTCGGTTTTGTGTGTCCGGCTGAAACTCCTGAAGGGCAATCGGCTGGGATTGTTTTGAACTACTCCCTGCTCAGTCGAGTAACTCGAAAAATACCGACTGTTCTGGTCAAAGAAGTCTTAGAAAATAATAATAACGTTGTCTCAGTCAGCGATGTCAAGTCGGAAGATGTCGCCAACTTGGTTTATGTATTTTTAAATGGTATTTTGATCGGAATGACTGAGAACCCAGATGATTTGGTCGATGATTTACGGAGACTTCGCCGCATTCGCCGTCTGGACCCGGATGTTTCAGTGACATTTGATCCAATTGACAACGAAGTGAAAGTTTTCTGTGAAGCAGGGCGAGCTAGTCGACCACTCTTTACTATCGGTGACGATGGATTAAACATCGACCAAAAGGTAAAAAAATGGAGGAAACTAGTTCGTAAAAATATGATAGAATATTTAGATGCTTCAGAAATAGAGAATACTGTAATTGCAATGACTCCGAATCATATGGATCTGTGGGAAAATGATTATTGTGAAATTCATCCCTCCATGATGCTCGGAGTTATCGCCAATACAATTCCTTTCGCTGATCACAATCCATCGGCTCGGAATTGTTTTCAGTGTAGCATGGGAAAGCAAGCTCTGGGTATATATGCAATGACCTTTAAACAACGCACAGATACCATTGTACATACTCTCAATTACCCACAAAGAGCTTTAGTGAGCACGAAACCTGCCGATATTATGGGATTTAACGATATGCCATGCGGTATTAACGTCATCGTTGCCATCATGACTTATACTGGGTTCAATCAGGAGGATTCTGTTATTGTGAATCAAAGTGCAATCGACCGAGGATTATTTCACACTACTCATTACCGAACTATTTCTGACACAGAAAAAAAAGGTGGAATGTATTCATCTGAAACGATTTGTGTACCACCGCCAAATCGAGGCAAGCGTGGCCAGCCCGGATATTTTCGAAGAAAAAACGGTAACTATAGTCTTCTTGACGAACGTGGTGTGGTTCGCGAAAGACTTACAGTTAAAAAAGGAGATATTATCATCGGGAAGATTCACACAAAAAGCTCGAAAACTGGAGAAGAAACTATAACCGACTGCAGTGTTGCTGTTAAACAGGGCAATGAAGGCGTGATTGATCGTGTTCATGTCACAATTACTCCAGATGGCTACAAACTGGTAAAAGTTGTCATTCGTCAGTCGCGCGTTCCGATAATAGGAGACAAGTTTGCTTCGCGTTATGCACAAAAGGGAACTATCGGTATAACTCTCAGGCAAGAAGACTTGCCTTTCACCGCCGATGGTATAGTTCCTGATATTATAGTCAATCCACACGCAATCCCTTCTCGTATGACCATCGGTCAACTGATGGAATGTGTGTTGGGAAAAGCTAGCGCACTTGATGGAAAATTTGGGGACGCTACTCCTTTCACTTCAAGTAGTACCAACAATGCTGCTGAAAGAATCTGTGATTATTTGTCCAAAGTAGGCATGGAGTCACCCAATCCATACAATAAATCAGGTTGGGAAATTATGTACAGTGGCTTTACAGGTGAGCGTATCAAAGCAAAAATATTTATGGGACCAACCTATTACCAGCGTCTCAAACATATGGTAACTGATAAGATACATGCCCGTGCGCATGGACATGTCACAACTCTCACTCGTCAACCTCTTGAAGGACGATCAAGAGATGGTGGTTTGAGATTTGGTGAAATGGAAAGAGACTGTATGATTGCTCACGGAACCTCAAAATTTTTACAAGAACGATTATTTGACTGTTCTGATCCATATCGCATCATTGTCTGTGATAAGTGTGGTATGGTGGCATCATCTCCAAACGAATGTCTTTCTTGTCGAACCGATCGAGTTTCCACCTGTAAATATCCATACGCTTCCAAATTATTAACACAAGAATTATTAGCAATGGGAATCAAAGTATCCATTATACCAAAAAAATAAAAGAATAAAAGAATAAAAGAATAAAAGAATAACAAAAACCCCTACTTACCAAAGTAGGGGTTTTTGCATTGTAATAAAATAAATCATGTCATTTCAAATCTGCATTTAGGTCGATATTGGCGGGGGAGTTTTGATGAGCAATATTTTAGCTCGCTCGGTTAATTTTACAGGGTCAAATGTTCCAACAAATACAGTTGTAAGTAATTGTCATATCGCCGATGATATCGATTTCAAAAAGGTAAGTACTGCAAACTGTGTAACTGGAAACAAAGGCAACCAAATACTCTTTGGTTCTGGTGTGGGATTTTTTCCTCCTAATAAAACTGCAGTGACTGGTAATCGAATGACTACGGTAATTTCAAATATAGTAGTTGGGAATGTTTCCCCAACGATAGCGGTATGGGCACCAAACTGAACTATCGGGTGGTGGACCTGGAATAGGAGGAGTGTCTAGGGCCCCGCTGGGGCTCGGCAGAGCCTCGTTTTGCGGGTTTAGCGACGCAATAGGAGGAGTAAATGCACTATTCTAAATGTAAAATACAATTGAAAAATTATTCCTGTCTAGGAATAATTTTTCACAATGATTGTTCCGGTTCGCTGCTTCACATGTAACAAGATTATTGGAAATAAATGGGAAAGATACAAATCCCACCTGGAGTCCGGGCTGAGTATTAATATTGCACTTGCAGAGATCGGTCTAAGACGATATTGCTGTAGGAGAATGTTTCTAGGGCACGTCGATTTAATCGACAAACTACTTCTTTATCCAAAAAATAAAGATAACGATTCTAATGAAAAATCTGTCATCAAATAATTTTTAATAATTTTCTTTTTCTTGGGTATAATAAAAAAAATGGCTTATCGTAAAAGAAGCAAACGCAAATCCCGTAAGAGACGGTCTCCCTGTAAATATGGAAGAAAAAAGTCAGGTGGATGTAAAAAGAAACCTGGTCCTAAAAAGCCCCATCGTAAGTCCCGTCGTAAGTCCCGTCGTAAGTCCCGTAGTAAGTCCCGTAGTAAGTCCCGTAGTAAGCCCCGTCGTAAGTCCCGTCGTAAGTCCCGTCGTAAGTCCCGTAAGCGTCGCAAGTCAAGTAAGTCTCACAAGTATGGGGGTCGTTGCCGTTATGGAATGAAGAAGTCCGGTGGATGTAAAAAGAAACCTGGTCCTAAAAAGTCCCATCGTAAGTCCCGACGCAAGTCCCGTCGTAAGTCCCGCAAGCGTCGTAAGTCCAGTAAGTCTCGCAAGCATGGGGGTTGCCGTTATGGAATGAAGAAGTCCGGTGGATGTAAAAAGAAACCCGGTCCTAAAAAGTCCCATCGTAAGTCCCGACGCAAGTCCCGACGCAAGTCCCGACGCAAGTCTCGTCGTAAGTCCCGACGCAAGTCTCGTCGCAAGTCTCGTCGTAAGTCCCGACGCAAGTCTCGTCGCAAGTCCCGACGCACGTCCCGTCGTAAGTCTCGTCGTAAGTCCCGACGCACGTCCCGTCGCAAGTCCCGACGCACGTCCCGTCGCAAGTCCCGTCGTAAGTATACATTTAGGGTAGCATCTAGGGGTAAGCATGTCAAATTATAGGCAACTATAAGAATAAACTATAAGAATAAATTGTGAGAATATTTTCAATGGAATAATCTATTGAAAAATAAAAAGTTATAATATAAATGACTAACGTTATCTATGATTATCCAAAATCTTCATGTACATGTTACAAATGCAACGAAGATGAATTTGTAATTCCCAAAGGCGTGCCGACTAATATGTCTGTTCCGGGATGTCATTTTTCTCCGTACTATGATTGTTTTTCGAAACGTATATTCAAAGTCCAACAAGAACCTTCCCCAGCGTGTGGTCAAACTTTACTCAATCCTGCTGTTGTTTCTAATGATAAATTTGCACAAAATTATACTGCCATAGATGTCAAGGATTGCCCACGCAGTTCTTGTAACGGGACAACTTACCTTAATTCGGATCCTAGGCTTTACAATGCTGCAGGTCCCACGTGGCTACAACTAGATAGACCTCCTCTTGTGTCTACACCTAAACTAAATACCTTAACTAATAATAAAAGTCTTGATTATTATGGGCAAAACTATTCATCCTATGCTGATGTTAATGCTGGACAGGTATTATATTATATAAGTAAAGATCGAGAAGACGCTTTTTATGAACCTCTTTTCGCTGAGAAAGCTACTGCTGTAGGAACTATGTATCAAGATCCGATGGGAAATATGAAACCACAGTATGACCGTGTTCCAGATGAGAAGTACGATCCAATTCTCCAAGATCCATGTGATGTCACTGGTGATTATTGTTTATCTTGGATAAGAGATAGCCAGTTCCAAAGAGAAGATTTATTAGCACGCCAGATGCGAAAGAGAAATGAGCAGAGATTTGCTCCTCGATGGACCAATATAAAACAATAGGTATAAATTATATCACGTTGATATAATTATAAACAGATTATACAGATTATACAGATTATCGTCTGGGACTTTTCTTCTTTTTATTTCTTGATTTTCTCTTCGCACGCCCTTTGACGTATAATTGTTTTTTATCCTTTCCCTGAGTCGATGCTAGTACTTTAAAGGTTTTTGGATCAGCTGTGGTAATAGCACCTTTGAAAAAGACATGATCGCGGTTTTTTGCATAACCGTTCTTCAGAACCTTAAAATTTTTGTTAACACTATACGTGTCTATCCTTTGTCCTCTGTAATAGATATATTTCTTATCCTTCGCGTAACCATCCCCCAGATCTTTGAATAGTTTACTATTAACACCTCCTCCAATTTTCTGACCTCTCCAATAGACATGGTTATTATGTATTCGATATGCATTTTGCCCACGCCTTTTTCTTTCATAATTTACCTTAGATTGCTTCATTGTTTTAACTTTAGTTCTAAATTTATCTTTTGAAGCGTCGGTTGGTTTACTAAATAAAGCTCCCATTTTTATTAGTACTAAACATTTTGTTTTCCATACCAATCTTCAAATTTGAGTTTCTTTTTCCCATAATACCTATAGGCATACCCTTTCTCTACTACCATGTCATTTATACTCCTATTGGCTTTCAAATCAGCCTCCGTCATATACAAAGTTCCTATTGTACGCCCTCCGAACTTCCCCCAACCATCACATTTGACCCAAACCACTTTATTGTGAATCAATTTAGTAAGCCATTCTGTGGCTTCATATGCCACTTTCTTTTCGGAAAGATTTTTTGTTCTCTTTTCGGCACTGTCGATGCCGAAGAAACGAATCTTAACTAGACGAACTTGTCCAAGATACGGAATCCCAATAGTAACAGTATCGGCATCGTATACATCAACTACTTTACATTCTGATACGACACCATCTAATGTTAGCCATGGTGTCGTTTCGAGAGAAACATCTGCAAAAATGTCGGCAGGTTTTTTTTGTTCCGCGATGGGCTCCGCGATGGGCTCCGCGATGGGCTCCGCGATGGGCTCCGCGATGGGCTCAATTTCTCGAGATGCTTCTTTATTTTTTTCTTCTTTGGTAGAAATTTCAGACTCATTTGACTCTGTAGATATACATCCGAATCGTGTCAACAGCGAAATCATTTATACTAAATTGTAAAGCTATAAATGATTTTCAATTTATAATTTATCTTTTAAGATTGGTTCGACCTCTATGTAGCTATTAACCTCGTTAGCAAACTCTTCTTTTGTTATACAAACAATGTAATCTTCGTTTCCCGTCCACCATCGATTTAGATAATGATGGTAATGTCTATCTAGAATATTCATTGTACATGTGGAACCACCTTTCCAGTTATACGGATCCCTAAGAAATGTATAAAGTGTGCCTGGTTCACAAGGATGGGTATTGCTCCATAAGTTTTCGAGATTTGGAAACTTGCTCTTTCTGACATTATAATAGAAAAAATTCTTATCACATCGATTGAAAATAGCTGTCTTAGCGTTCGGAAAAATTGTATTGTTAAAAGTATTAATACAGTCACTAAACATAATAGTTTTATTCATACAATATCCACCGTTAGGTAAAGAGCTGTTACACCTAAAGACTGCCATACCCGGTTTAGTTATGCCAAACTTTATATTTGGCATGTGGATAATTGTTTTCGGTAATACGTTAAGAGGAAGTGGAATAGTAGCCATTTATAATATGTATTTATGTTTTAAATATATATGAATTTTATATTTTGGCAAGATGATTAACACCTTTTCATACCGGATTGATAAGATCCGGAAGTGTGCATGGGGTACTTCCTTAATTGCCATAATTCGTTATTTCGCTTTCTCATTAATCTTTCTTGGAGCTCAGTTCTTTGTTGTAGAGAAGATCTTAGAAATGTGTCTTGTGCTAAAGCTCGAATATCGTTAGTATGTATGTTACCACAACGATTCTTGTTATTCATTGGACCATAAGTATCTGCATATGAAGCAAAATCAATATTGCTTCGAGAAATATAATTAGGCATTCTTATGGCATTGACATCGTCATAGTAGAATCTCGTTTGACCCGTCACACCTTCTGTATACGATCTATAGGAAGTTCCGTAGCCAGAAAATCTTGGATCGTAGACATCTGCTTCAGTAACTCCCATGTATGGGAGCTGATTAGTTTCTTTTTGTTGAAATAACCGAGGGTCGTGCTCTGTATAAGTCAAACCTTTACCGTCTTTTCGGGTACAGGTAACTGGTTCAAATTGTTGGGTAAACGATATTCCAATATTTGCATTGATTGGTTCAATAATTTCGCTGTGTGTATATATATCCGGTTGAATGTTTTGCATAAAGAGATTTTTATTGAACTGTTTCATTTCGTTTGTTTGATCACAATTGCCGACAGCTAAATTAGTTGGCAAATTATATTTAAGTTGACTCGGATTATATCCACAAGTCGTATTAACCCATCCGGTTCTATTTGGCTTAATTTGGACATTTTCGTCGTACCCCTCTTTAACATTCTCTTTAAGATAGACAGGAGAAAATACTGTTGGCTGAGGTGATTGAATTGGTGTCGGTTCTGGATTTGACGGTAAGGGGCATTGCCTTTCAGTATATCTTTCTTTATATCTTTCTTTATATCTTTCTTTATATCCCTCTCTTTTCTTGGCAGAATATGCAGTCGATGTATTTCCGACCGTTTTATGTAAAGGTAGCGTGACAACAGGTTGGGGAGACACGATAGGATTTGATTCCCCGGGGCCACAAGGCTTGGTAACTGGGTGACACTTATCGGAAATACCTTCGTACATAGTATTATCGTAAGATTCAATTACATCACATGGATGTTTGGGAGGTTTTCCGGGGACTAGGCATGCATCTAGTCTATCACAACAATTTGAGACATTATATCCTGATAAATAAGTATCATACTGGCTTTCAGTATTTATATGCGAATGATTGATGAGATTATTAGCTTTCCAATAATCTAGCGCAGCCAGAGGTGGTGTAACCACCGGTGCTATTAGTGTTTTAGGATTGGGTGGCCCGGCCAATGCTTGATTGATAGATACGAAGTTAGGGTCGTTTGGACTAAGCACTACTTCATCATTACAGAACAATAATGATTGGGGTCTATCTATTACGGTGGATCCATTAACCTGGCTTGTTAATTGTGCTGTATTTAGCGGAGTCGTATTACAAGAAGGATTGATGTTTTTAAAATATTCGGTCCGATTATTTGTTTTCATGGTTCCCTTTTGTATGTAGTAAAGAATAATTATAAATGACAAAGAAAGAAATAAAAACGTAAAACTTACTTGAGGGTTTAAAGGTAACGACACGAGAAATACTAGGATAGTAAATCTAGAGAAGGCATTAAGTTGCTTACACAGAGGCATGTTTTGGGTAGGAATAATTTGTTTGCTACAAACGAGCTCAGACGGTTTCCGAATCCAAAAAAGCTCGGGTATAATCTCATCCTGAAATTTTTTTCTGGACATTTATATTAGGATTAAATTAAAAAACGAAAAATTTAAATTATGTACTACTGCTACAAAAAATGAGCCAAAAACAAAATTCTTTAAGTAAAAATTCCCGAAAAAAATATGTGTTCACTCTCAAAGGTGTCAATACCGAGAAAGTGGATCAAAGATTTGGTATAACTATCATTTCCAACATTAATATATCGGATAAACAACCCCAAAATACTACAAATCTGTCCGATTTATCGGCCAATAAAAATACACCTGAAATCATCTCTTTTTTGGATGAAGCTAAAAAATCACACAAGTGTGTTGTCTCGATGGTTGATTTTCACACAGGGAAAGGGTTTGATGGTAAGATAGATTATAGCGCATACGATTGTTTTTGGTGCAGGCATTCGATTCCTGTCAATATCTTAGCAATCGGTTGCCCCATTAAATATATACCGAACCAAGCAATCAAAACATATTATTCTGAAATAAGCAAAGATACATACACAATTAAAGAAGACATTACAACGGAGAGAATTCGTTTATTGATGGAATTGAAAGACAGCCGAGTAACCGCCATAAAAAGAGGTTATTATCTAACGGATGGTATTTTTTGTTCTTTTAACTGTTGTATGGCGTTTATTGATGACAATAAGCATAACTCGATGTATAGCTTGTCCGAAATGTTGCTGCTGAAGATGTACAATGATTTCTATCCGGGGAGTGTACCATTTATAGAAAAAGCAGCCCACTGGAGAAAATTGATACGGTATACCGGAGATCTCACGATTGAACAGTTTCGCGATAGCTTTAATAAAATAGTATATCAACCTCACGGATATGTTGCTGAACCCCCACGATTTAGGTCTCTTGGGATATTATTCGAAGAAAAACTGAAATTTTGACGATTTATATTAACAAGAATAAATGGCAGACAAGAAATCTATTCACACACTAATGTTAATGTTATTTTTTGTAATATTAGCTGCTACAGGTGGTACTCTACTATTTGCGTTATCTGACAAAGCTGCGCAAGATAAGACCGATCATCTTACCGAAACAACTCCTCAATCCGCTATTGAGGCAGATACACAGAAACTAAGGAGATACACTCTGATATCTGGGATATAAAAGGGATAAGCAAGGGATATAAACGGGATGGATGAGATTTTGTATAAATTCGTGATTTATACAAAATGAGAACTTTGAAATATAATTAAGGTTTCAGTAATTCATTTGAAAAGCCATAGGCTGTGGTCGCCTTTCCCTAATCTTAATCGGGGGATGACTTCGTAATCCGTGCGGGTTCGCCTCTCCTAGTACAGTAGTCCAGATGCTTAGATTTTTATTACATTGGTCCATACCAAGATTAACCTTAACATCTGTCGTTATAATATTTATAACCTGGTCAATCATTCTTTGAACATAGTTTTGTCCTCTACTTTTCGGAATATTATATCTACCATATATATCGCCAGTTTCAGGTCTAAAATTTTCGTAGACTTGTGACATTATATGGCATATAGTTTCATCCGGGACAATGATCGGTCTGTTATCTTTATCAACTCCCATGAGAAGCTCTGTAATCTTACACGACATCTTTCTCAGATTTTCTTTAGAGAAATACTGTTGAAGGCATGAAGGTCCACAAGTTGGACCGCACATATGTGAGGAAAAGCCAACATGTCTTATGTATTGATCATTACAAACTTCTCCACAAATTTCTGTCGCATATTCCATTTATTATTGATACTGAAATTATTTAAATAAAATATTTCTTGGCTGATATAAAAATGGGAAATACAACAGGATTATTTATTGGAGCATTCGTAGGAGTATTTATTGGCGCGTTATTCGGGTATAATCTTTGGGGGGACCAATATACCGATAAAACTTTAGCAGCAGTCGGGTGGGCAGTTGGACTTGCCGCAGTGGGTGCAGTCATCGGTTATTTTATAGGTGGCGCTACCAAAGAAAATTACGAAGAAAATTACGAAGAAAATTACGAAGAAAATTACGAAGAAAATTATCAGGAGAATTATCAATCTTTACTAAAAACTAATGGGGGAAAGTTATTCGATGATGATGAGGAGGATGAGGAGGATGAGGAGGATGAGGATGATGAAAATTTCCATTTAAAATATAGATAGATTTTGATAAATGGAACCTCAACTTTCAGTATTGTTATATAGTAAATACTCTGCAGCCTCAAAAAGACTTGAAAACATTATTCAATCAAGCGGGGTTAATATACCTCTTCAGCCAGTATGTGTAGATAATCAACTTATTAGGGAAAGAATATCACAAAATAATCAAATCCAGATAACATCTGTCCCTTGTATATTACTTATTTATCCGGATGGAGGAATAGAAAAATTTGATGATGCATACGCATTTAAATGGGTAGAGGATATTATTAGTAAAGTTACCCCACAACGCCCTGAGATGTCGGAACAGGAACAATGGCAAAGACAACAAGCTCATGAACAAAGGCTTCGTGTTGAACAGGAACAAAGACGGCAGCAAGAAAGACTACAGCAAGAAAGAGAAAGAGAAAGAGAAAGAGAAAGAGAAAGAGAAAGAGAAGAAAATAAACGTATGTATGAACAGCAATACGAAGAACAACAATATAAGGAACAATATAAGGAACCTCGTGAGAGACGAACTCCACCAAAAAAACATCGTAGAAGAAGAGTTAAACAACGAAGAGCAGAGCCTATAGTAGAACCAAAACATACATCAATTGACGATTTACCTTCGGATGAGGAAGATCCAGCAGCATCTGATAGGTATCGATCTCGAAAACCAGTCGGAAGTATAAGAAAGGGAAAGGGAAATTATGAAATAAGTGATGAAATGTTTGTAGGAGAAACCCCTGATATGAGAAATCCGAGGAGAAGTGCTGTTAAAGTTTCTAGAACAAATACACAATCCGATAATAATGATATAATGGCCAAAGCAAAAGCGCTTGCTAAAGGACGCGAACAAGATCCTCCTCCACCTGGGCACCCATCTGATCGTAGGAGGTGAATAGTTAAATATAAGTTAAATATAAGTTAAATATAAGTTAAATATTTATTATATTTATATAGTCATAATATAAATATAATTTAGACATGCCTCACGATCCAAGTAAACCGTGTCTTATACTTGATTTGGACCAAACTCTAATCAGTGCCGAAGCCAGTGAAGATCTTGATTTTAAAGACCCAGAATTCCAAGAAAAAAGTAAGAGATTTCGTTCCGATAATATGGAGGGTTACTACGTGGTATACAGCCGCCCTCATCTTCAGGAATTTTTAGACTACATATTTGAGAACTTTAATGTGTGTGTATGGACCGCAGCAAGTAAAGATTATGCACTTTTCATTATTAAAAATATCATTCTAAATAATGACTCGAATAGAAAATTAGATTATATATTCTTCTCATACCATTGTGATTGGTCTAAACGAAAGAAAAAATATACAAAAGATCTGTGCATGTTTTGGGATATATACAAATTACCTGGCTATGATCAATCCAACACAGTTATTCTCGATGACTATAAAAATGATGTGCATAAGTGTCAACCCAATAATTGTATTATTGCTCCACCATTTGAATTCGTTAAAGAAAATAGCCATAAAGACACTTTCTTAAAAGATCTCATACCAGAACTAGAAAAAATGAAAGAACGTGTAAAAAATAACAATCCAGAATTGGCATCACCTATCAATACTCATTTTAAAACACACACCTAATCTTTTTCCTTTATCCTCCATATTCCTTTATCTTTGTCGTAAATCACTGTCTCATCTCCTATCATAAATTCATCAGTGTCATTTTCCGTATTATTTTTCGTATTATTTTTCGTATCAGGTTTAATATCAGGTTTAATATCAGGTTTAATATCAGGTTTAATATCAGGTTTAATATCAGGTTTAATATCAGGTTTAATATCAGGTTTAATATCAGGTTTAATATCAGGTTTAATATCAGGTTTAATATCAGGTTTAGAGTCCATTGTTATAATAGCTCTATTATTTCCCTGATATAGGTTTGGTTTTCTCATGCGAAATGCCATCTTTATTTAGCAAAAAAAAGCTTTTAAATTTTATATCCGGTCAAGGACATAAAATTTAATTAGTCTCTTCGTATAACCACCTATAAAAAGTAGTTTCTAGATCTACACCCTCATATGTTAAATATTCCGGAGATTGTTCAAACCGACTACAATATTCACGAATTAAACCTTTCGCATTTTTTTTCAAATGTCGAGGAGTTTTATTGAGCTTCCAACACACGGAACAATTACCAACATCTTGAGACCCTGCTTCCTTAATTTCCTTTGCTTTTCGTCCATTCTGTTTGACAAAATAAAAGTGATCGCATCTCTTATGATGTGCACGTGTATTTCCTATTCGCATTGCACGAAATATACTGTCTCTAGTATATTGGAGTTCCTTTTGTGAATATGGCCTTTCAGGCTCGACGTAATCCTGCTCAAGAACTGATGTTGTCATTTTATATTTAAGCAGGATCTTTTAAATTTAAATTCAAGTTTCGTATAAATTTTACTTTCTCTTTGTGGATATGAATGAGAATATGATGATTGACTTTTATCACAGTTTCTGTTTTACATACGATAGATACCTGACATATTGGAGATACTTTTTGGGCCCACCTCCTATTAAAGAAATTAAACGACAATTAGCAAAACGTGGTATAAATGTTATCAATCTTTCTTCTTAAATTCAACTATAGTTTGATAAGTCTCTAAAGCGCTAGCTATAGTACCTACTGGCTGATATTGATATGCATGATTTTTCCTAGTATGTAGAAGACTTATGACTAATGGGTATGTCTCGGCCTCATATGTACTTAATTTATCATTACGCGACTTGATCGTAATTTTTTGATCCATAGGCGGTTTCCTCTCCGCAGTATATGTGTGAGATTGTATACGATGTTGATCCTCAAGAGTTCTAGTCTGTAAAACAGACCATTCAAGATCTTGCATCGGTTGTTTATGCCCGACGGGATTAGCGTCTTTATTAACAAATACAATTAGGTATCTATAGGCGTTACCAAGCATAGCATGTATTTTTGTCATATACATGCTATATATCGTAACATCTTTTATTTTTGTCATAACAGGGTAATTAAAATACTGATAAAATGCTTCATAAACATAATTTTTTGTTGGATCATATTGAGGGTTAATTATCTGCCCGTAATTCATGCTTTATTTTCGAATGAATAAATCTTTAATATGATTATTTTATTGGCTGTAATATAAATGGAAAACTCTCAAGTTATAATTGCCGTACTTATTGTTATCGGTCTTACTATAGGTATTCTTGCTGCTTTTGGGGTATTTAATCCAAACAGCAATAATAACCATCACGATACTTCGGACGAAAATGACTACTCTGTTCCATACATAGACCCACAACCATTCAAAACCGGGTATCTCACCGATCCCCCACAAAAATTAGCTAATTTATGTAGCGACGTTATGTACCCAGTAAATCCTCCTTATGTCCAGTATGGACAATGGAATGGAGGTGACTGTTGCTCTGGAAAATGTGATGTAGATGAATTTAACTCTGCCCCCTAATTTATATCTAGCTCGCTTATCTACCTATAATCGCAATCACAAGTTCACAACAGCAACATAGACCTTCACAAAAAAACTCCCAACATTGGCAACATCCTCCACTTTCGTCTTCATCTGACATCATTTGATAATGTGGGGGAGAATAATCTTCATCGGTCTCAGAAAAAAATATAGTATGAAGCATATCAGGTTCCGGACCGGGTTGTGACACATGATTTTCTAAAGCCGTTTCTGATCGTACAGCATCTATATTATCAGTTTGCATCTTTAATCAATGGACTCTATATTTTAAACTATACTTTAAGAACAAATAGGAAATAGTATTAGTGTGAATGTGCATATAGCTATTTTGGAGAACTATTAAACGCAACAAAGCCCTATACCAATGTTGGTATAGGGCTTTGTTGCGTTTAAATAACGAATATAATATTCGTTAGATAATATAAAGATAATAATCATGACGGCTTACCATGGTGGAAAACAACGTATAGGTAAGAAATTGGCAGAGGAAATAGTAGATGAAGCATTGGCTATAGCTGATGATGAAGACTTTCAAATCAAAGGATACTGTGAACCATTTTGCGGGATGTTGGGAGTGTATCAACACATTCCAGAGTTATTTGAGGAAGGAGGTTTAACTAAACTGAAGTATAAGGCAGGAGACACTAACGGAAGTCTTATAAAAATGTGGGAAAAAATGCAGAAAAAATGGGTACCAGAATATAAATGTAGTAAAAAGTGTTTTGAACGTTTGAAAAATGATGGTAAAGTCTCGGCTAAAAAAGGATTTTTAGGGTTTATCTATAGTTTTAGAGGTATATATTTTTCCTCTTATACAAAAAGAACAACACAACGGGTTAAGAATACTATAGAACGCATGAAAAATATTGCTCAAAAATTAGAGGATGTGATATTCTCGAGTGGGAAGTATGATCAATTTTCTAACCTAAGAGGATATGTTATTTATTGTGATCCGCCATATCAAAAACAAAGTGAGTATTATATAGATACTGGCAAAGAAAGAAAAAGATTAACTTTTGATAATGATAAGTTTTTTGAATGGTGTAGGAGGATGTCTAAGCATAATATAGTCTTTGTTAGTGAGTTCAAGGCCCCTAAAGATTTTGATCAAATATGGAAATACCGCGACGAAAAACTATATGTTTTATAATATTATCTAGTCATTGAGACAAACGTACCACCGATTATTAGATATCCACATAACAAGCCCTTGACCATTTCTATGAGGAATGGGAGGAAATTTTTTGGCTATATTCGATAAGTGACCATTAATTTGGGGCGCTGTCAAATTTTCGTGATTCCTTAATATTTTAAGAACTAAAGTCGTCCTAGGTATAGTTTTATCAAATCCAATCTTTATACATTCTTCAATCAGTTTTTTAATAATAAATTTTTCCATCGTCCCGTTTATCTTATTATCATCGATATGATAATAATAACCATCACCAATCTTTCCGTCCTTATAATCCTTGTATTCCTTCTCCTCCTTTTCCTTACTCTTCTCTTGCAATCTTCTTCTCTTTCTTCTTTTCATTTCCCTTCTCTGCTTGCTTTCGATCATTTCTGTTTCTCTGATGTGTCTCCGACATTCTTTGATGTCTATACCAGAGGCTCCCAAAGAATCGAGCCGGTCATTCAGGTCTTGAGAGATTCTTCTACACGAGACCACGCCATCAAGTTTCTTTTTGCACATACGCCTAATACATGAAAGCCTTTCTTCGTCGATATTAAAGGTCTGAACAAGTTGATATATAGACATTCTTTTGAATTCCAATTCCATGCGTATGTGCTCTATAAAAGCATGGTTAAACGCATCCCCATATATTAACTCTTGTTGTGTGCGTTTTGTACAGTAAGCGTGACGCAACAATGACCCAGACATGTAGCCACAGAGAACTCGCGCCGTCATTTGTGCCTGCAGGTCCCATGCCATGCCTTTTCTTCTGAAAAATAAATCGGTCGGTGTCATGGTGTGATCGTATGAATTACACCGTGTTCCTTCTGCAAGGCGGTTTCCGGCAAATACCATCAACCGTGTGACAGATTTTCCCAGATCTCTAATCATCTGGATGACACGAGCGTACGGGAAATTTGGATTGATCAAAATACTGTTTTCTTCCGTCATCGTGAAGTTTCTTTCTTTCAGTTCTGAATCGATAACTTTGATCTGACCGCCTTGGTTTCTGATGAGATTGGCAGTCCTAGAATTGAAAGTGATTTCATAGCCATTGCAGTTGTTCACGACGAGTGTGAACTTGTCAGGGTAGTGTTGTAAGACGTAATCACGTTTCGCGATGTGATCTTCGTGGAATGGAGAACTGAGATCAATGAAGTACCACGCTTGCCACGATCTCCCAAATCCCCCATCCATTGCTCCCCTTTCCGACCACTTTTTCAGTATTTCACGCCATTCTGAATCATCCACAGGAGTCGCGTTTTTATCAATCTCATCTATGTAAAAATACCGGGCCTGTCTAAAGGACACATATGTCAGTTCGGAATTCTGCAGCTTTCCGACACACAGAATTGCCTTGAGAGGGAATGTGTTAGATATCAGGTTTTGTACAGGTGTGGCAGTCACAAGGTAGTTCTTAATTGAATAAATACAGAAAGAGTGGATTGCCTCGTACAAAGTTATTTTTGTTGGCCATGAATCGTTGTCGAGCACTTCTTCCCAGTCGATGACGCAGTCATTTTCTTTGGGTGCAAGTTTTTTGTGAGTTTCGTCAAAGATTGTCACATAGGATCGACAATCTTCCATGTAATGGTAATTTTCAACGAGAAGTCGAAGAGTTTTGTACATTTGATCTTGGTGACCAAGGCATAAGATGACTGTGTTATTATTCTTGTCTGGGCAAAACAGATCAGAAATATTCTGTGGGTCCTCAATCTCGTTGTCTTTGTTCAACCTTAATGAAGATGCTCTAACATAGTTAAGTTGTCTAATGTCTGGCATATCTCGTCGTATTTTATTATACTTTTCTATATCTTTGTTGTAGTTCCTAATAGTGGTTTCCATGTCAGGAATATCACCAGATTTCGCAAGTACCATGATTGGTACCGCATTATGAACAAGCATGTGAAAGTGAGCAGCATAACAAGCTCCTTTTGACTTGCCTGATCCCATATTCCCAGTGATAAGTATGTTGTCGTAATTCTTGTTGTCATAAAGCTTTTCGATATTGACTACAAAATCCTGGTATTGCCTGTCACATCGAAGCATGTTTTTAAACAAAGCAGATTCTTGTATATTCGATGAATCACTGCCGTGAAGCATGTCTGCTAAAAGTCTTGGATTTTTTTATTTTTCATTTTTATTTATGTAGGATAATATTCTTGATTATCAATAAATGTCCAGGAAAAAATCTAGAAGGAAATCTGGAAGGAAATCTCGTAGATACAGTAAGAAGAATATGAAATGTAATAAACCTCAAAAATCATGGAAAAAAGGGAAAAAACGTGTAGTCAAGGCGTGTTCTAGAGGAAAGGAAAAAATCATACATTTTGGAGCAACTGGGTATGGTCACAACTACAATGCTGCTGCTAGAAGAAGCTTTAGAGCTCGCCATAAATGTGATAAAGCCAAAGATAAATTAACAGCACGTTATTGGGCTTGTCAAAATTTATGGGTGCGTGGGGGTAGCAAACAAAGATGTCCTTCTAACAGAAGATGCAAAAACATATCACGCAGGAGAAAGTCTAGAAGAAGAAGGTCTCGTATGGGATACTCAAGACGTAAGTCTAGGAGAAAGTCTAGAAGAAGAAGGTCTCGTATGGGATACTCAAGACGTAAGTCTAGGAGAAAGTCTAGAAGAAGAAGGTCTCGTATGGGATACTCAAGACGTAAGTCTAGGAGAAAGTCTAGAAGAAGGTCTCGTATGGGATACTCAAGACGTAAGTCTAGGAGAAAGTCTAGAAGAAGAAGGTCTCGTATGGGATACTCAAGACGTAAGTCCAGGAGAAAATCTAGACATAAATATAACGTTCCTACTAATATTAGACTCTATAATAAAGTTAAAAATGAAGCAAAAAAGAAATTCAAAGTATGGCCAAGTGCTTATGCTAGCGGGTGGTTAGTTAAGGAATATAAAAGACGCGGAGGTAGATATAAGAAAAAGGTCGTTATGAGATATTCAGGACTTAAAAGATGGTATAAAGAAGAATGGATTGATGTTTGTCAACTTCCCCGTATAGTACCGTGTGGTAGAAAAAGTGCTAAAAAATCTAGCAGAAAATACCCTTATTGTAGACCTAGATATAAAATAACATCAAAAACACCGAAAACTGCTAAGTCTTTGACTAGAGCCGAAATAAAGAAGCGTTGTAAGAGAAAGAGAAAAAATCCAACGAGGAAAATTAGATAAATAGGTTATCTATTTCTTTTATCCACCTAGGTACAGGGCGTTTTTTCCATGAATGAAGGTGACGTTTTTCGAAGTAATAGTACTGACGATAAGCTTCGACAGGATCACTATCGTCTTTATAATCTTCAGGCATTGCTTGAGCAGGTGGTGTAAAACCTAAATTAGGAAGAGGGGGGAGATTTTTTCCCAAACCCACGATATATTCTTGACATTTGTGTGTCTTACCGTAACGATAGGTATATTCTTTACATAACTCTAACCCGAGCTTAACTAACCACCTATAATTGCAGATAGATTTACGGGTCCATTTAGAACACGGGTGATTTTTATGTGTAAGTTTATAGGGTGGTTGATATTTAGAATCAGTCATATGATGGGCTGAACATAATAATTGGCAGGTTTCAAGGATCATCTTGACCACATGTCTATCGACGTGCATTCTTGCACATATTCTTTGAATCCTGTGGAGGAAAAAGATGTTCATGTTCGATTTTATACTGAATTTAGTATAAAATTTTCAATTATTATTAAGACCTATACTGGAGTAGCGCCAACATGAATAAAATTTCCTGATTGATCAAAAATATTCGATCTAAGAGGTTGTTGATCTCTTCATCAGAATCTACACCTTGTTCTAAAAGCATTTCCTGGGTGTGTACAGTAGTGTTTGTATCACCAACGGGTCTATCACCAACGGGTCTATCACCAACGGGTCTATCACCAACGGGTCTATCACCAACGGGTCTATCACCAACGGGTCTATCACCAACGGGTCTATCACCAACGGGTCTATCACCCAGAGATATTTCTTCAAGCTCTTCGTATAGAGTCATTTCAAAAATAAATTATGACAAAAAATAAATTCATTTTGTTTGATTACTTATAAAATTATAAGTAATCCGATAGAAATCTACCTTCTTTGAAGGACCAACAAAGAGAATATCTCAGCCCGCCAAAAAGGAGGTCTGTATAAAAGAGGTTGATCAAGTCTCTTTTATACAGTCACTCTCGAGAATCAAAGGGAGTTTCTCAGTATGGTCAACTCATCTGGAAGTTCAATTTTATAATCAGATATTTTGGATTATTGAATTAGAATTATATCTACCAGTCAACATCAAAATGCATTATTGAAATTGTTTATTGTTATAATAAATAGTTTTTATTTTTTTAAATCTATATTTAATTGTCATACATTCATAAAATGACATAACTTTCTTGGTTTATATTAAACCCTCTAAGTTCTTTCCCACACTTAGTACAATACTCACCAGATTTACAGGTAATACAAAAATTAGCATTATGAAACCCCTTTACCATAGGAGTATTACAGTTCTTACAATTTACATCTGCCTTACATTTTGGACATACAAATAAATCATTTATGTCCCCTTTTAAAGTACTTTCGCATACGTTGCAATTTATTCCGGTATCGCAGTGAATACAAACGTAAATATTATCCGTCATTATAATGTGTTCTTATATTTATCTAAAATTTATTTTCTAGATCTTGATAAAATATGAAACGTAAAGTATCTCATTTCCTACTTATGTTAAATACTGTAATGTTGGTGGTGATTACCGCATACGTTATTCAAAAATGGTGTCAGGAGTCCACCTTGACCCGTTGTATGCGTATGAGAAGAATGAGAAGAATGAGAAGAATGAGAAGAATGAGAAGAAGAATGCACCCTAAATCGAGCCCATATTGGTATGAAAAACAACAACTCGACTACCCCCAACGTAGGTGTCATCACGCCAGGTGTTTATAATTGTTTATAATTATTTTCTAGGTATTGATAAATATGAAACGTAAAGTATCTCATTTCCTACTTATGTTAAATACTGTAATGTTGGTGGTGATTACCGCATACGTTATTCAAAAATGGTGTCAAGAATCTAGGATAAAGCATATGTATATGAAAAAGATGAGAATGATGAAAAAGATGAGACAAGAATATCCTGAATACTACCAAAGACCCCGTCCCAATAGAACAAGGCGCTGTAAATAATTCATTGATTGTAATTTAATCCGTATTGGATTAAATTATACAGATTAAATACCATTTGGCCCTATAGTTCCTCTGTATCCTTTTCCGTAAGAAGCATAACCATTTCTGGAACTTGACTTGGGATAGCAATAAAATTTGCAGTTATATCTACGTATATATTCACTATTTGGTCGTACATAAACAGTTTTTTCAACCACACGATCAACATACTTAATCTTTTCTTTAACTCGTGGTTCAACAGCTACTCCTCTACAGAGGGGGCATGTATTATTTTGGTTTATCCAATCGACTCCACATTCAGTATGCACAAAATGCTTACATACTAGCTGCATCTTAGGTTTAATATTCAATGGATCTAAACAGATACAACAATCGTCTTCTTCCTTAACTTCTTCCTTAACTTCTTCCTTAACTTCTTCCTTAACTTCTTCCTTAACTTCCTCCTTAACTTCCTTAACTTCTTCCTTAACTTCCTCATCTAACTTAATTTGTTTATTTTTCTCATTATCAGAAGACATCGGTGTGACTTGTTTTTTTGTAAAATATTCATAAATATTTTTAAGGATGTCCATTTGTACAAAGTAATTTAAATCTTAAATTACTTTGTAACATATTTAGATAATTTATTAATTAGAACCAGAAGGTCTAGCGATTTTATGATAGTCTAAATATTTTTCTACCTCCCAGCGTTTGTTATTTGGAAATACCCATCCAGAAATTCCTCCTCTCAAGTTGAGAGTCCATCTTCCACCCATTCTTTCAATATCTTCCTTATATAGATCTATTTGACTCCCAGTCACAACAAAAGAATTCCTAGTAAAATCTTTAATATTCAAATGCCACGAATAAGGCTTGATATACTCGGGACATTCATATTCTTCTTTGTTCTCCTCGTCCTCGTTTATATCATCGTTTATATCCTCGTTTATATCCTCGTTTATATCCTCGTTTATATCCTCGTTTATATCCTCGTTTATATCCTCGTTTATATCCTCGTTTATATCCTCGTTTGAGTCGTAATTAATTTCGTTATCTGGGTGTGTAAACCATACTTTCTTTGCAGCTGGTTGTTCAAGTTCCTTCTTCTGTTGACATACCCTTTGGTATAGCTCCATGTAATAATTAAGTTTATCTCTTATGTGAAGATCCTCGCATTCTAGTTTGCTATACTTTTTTTCGAGGTGATTTATTTTTTCTTTTAGTCGTTGTTTAGCATTCATACTTTGAGAATATTTTTTCTGATAATACCTAATAGTTTTGTTGTCTTCGGACTTTATTCTGGTATATTCTCTTTCGAGTGTCATATACTTTTCTGATATTGAATCGTCTAAAGATACTGAGTTCACAATGGTTTTGACGTTGCTGGCAGATCTAATTATAATACCCACAGCCAGTGCTATCATGAACATAATGAACACGATGAATGAGAGCAATTCTCCATGTGATATACCGGGATGTGCCAAATTTAAATTCATTTCTGTTGTGTAGAAATGAATATTATTCATTTTTCAATTTATTTTAGTGCACTCATCACACACTCTACTAAAACCACACGTAACCTTAGAAAAATTATCCTGCGGTTTCCTTATTCTACATTTCCGACATAATCTACCTTCAACTTTCTTTTTATTTCTCCATTTCTTTTCCTGTTCTTCATACATATTTTACACTGTCCATATAGACCATCCAACGATTTAGCTCGTTTGTAGAAATCCCCAGAACTTTTTTGCTCGTTGCATGTCGAACATTTCTTAAACTCTGGTGTTATTTTCTCCATATTCTTAATTTCCTCCCTTCTCTTTTTCTCACAATTTTTACATATATTATTCAGACCATCCCTGCGAGATCTTTAAATCTAAAAAGATCTATTCCAATTCATTCAAAAAAATCTTTTTAGTCAGAATCTAAAAAGAAAACTCATCGCAGCAGGACCATCACATTTCCCTTATCCTGCCCTTATATTTTATACCATATTCCAGTATAAAATAGTCAGATTATATTTACTTAGATGATCTCGGGGTTCCCAATGACCTCACCAATTTCCTTGGCGATTTTATTAATTGTCAGTTCAGATAGGGAGACTTTTTGGGTAAATTGTTTTAGCGTGATATTTTTATTGTTGCTGCGGATCCAGTAATATACCAAACCGGCCGCGGTGCTCTGCGGTCGAGATCTATTGAGCCTTGACGATCGGTTTTTAATTCTCCCGTAAAGTTTAATGACCTCATTTTTCTGCTCTTGGGTGGCAGAAAATTTTTCCATGATTTCTTCTACAAGATTGACTGGGGTGATATATGTTGTTCTGATGGCAGAATTTTTAGGAGCGTGAAGATTAACGTGTTTCAAACCTTTTAGACCAGTTTTTCTGTTGAGATTAAAGACGTGGATAAGTTTTTCGTGACTCTGGGGTCTTCCAGACAGTTTATAAGCATGAAAAATACAAGCGAAAACTATAGCTTTTCTGGAGTTTCCTCTAAAAATTTGGCCTTGCGTGACCTGGAAGTAGATTTTATTCGCTTCCCTAATAATTTTGTCACTGAATCCCATGTTTTCTACGTCTTTGAATATATTTCGTTCTTCAGATTTTCTAATCTGGACCCTATTGGGGTCAGAAGTATGTCTAGTATCCGCTTGACCGTAATATCTCCACTCTTTTGTGTGTTGGATTTTCTTTTTGATTTCAGTACCGCAATCAATACAGATATCAATACCTTTTTCTAGGGTAGTGTTATCATGTGAGCAATTGGAGTCTGATTCGGAGTCTGATTCGACTGGGGCCGTCTTTTCCTTCATAAATGCTGATACATCTATACCCCCCATCTTTATACGCGCCTCTATACGTTCCTTTATACCTACCGCCTTTATATCCGCCTTTATATCCGAGTTGATGTTTATGTTAGAACCTGGGACCTTTAAATTGTCCGGGCTAGATTCCGTTTTAGTTTTATATTTGTTAATAGCTTGGTTAAAAAGATCAAAATCTGACATTAATAGTTTTCTATTATACCAAGATAATGTTTCGAGATAATCATTTTTTTATTATCTTGTCATATATGATTTAAATAGTTGAATTTAAAGCAATGTTAATCAATACAAATGGAAACAGGAATCGTTGATAATGGGTTTGCAGGGCAAGTTGTTGCAAAGGAGATCGAGTTTTTAATGGATAGTAAGTTTATGCCGCCATTGAGGTTATTTTTCCCTCCATTGATAAAGGGAGATAATATTGAGAGAGCCTTTTTTGAATATGTCAAGAAGAATAATCCTCCTCTGAAACGTCAATATATCAATGTTAACTGGGCTAATCTATACTATAATCATCAATTCAAAGGGTATCCCTTTAATGAAAAGGAGTTACAAGATCATCTTGATAAACTTCCGCAAAATAAGAAATATTTTAGTATACTTCAGTATTCCAGCAAACTTCGCCATAAATTACCTCCTGATACAATGACATTTGGTAATAGTATGGGAAGTTTACCGATGCCATTGCTGTATGAGAACGATGAGGTTTTTGGTAATGTTCCTTATAGATCTTGGAGTGATAAGAAAACTTTTTGTGGTTTTGTGGGACAACATACTCATCCAATTAGGAAAATAATTAAAGAGTACGTGGACAGATTCGATGATTATTTTTATTTTGAACATCCTTCAGGGTTCCCAAAATTCAATACAAAAATATTTTTGGATAGCACTCAGGATACTAAGTTTGTTTTGGCTCCTCGGGGGTTTGGTCGATCTTCTTATCGATTCTTTGAAATTGTTCGGTTGGGATCAGTACCTATATACATATGGGATGACAAGATTTGGTTACCATTCCAGAATAAGATTGATTATTTCAAATTGGCTATAGTAATACATATTACTGAACTTTCTAAACTTGATAACATTCTTCGTGCCATTACAGAAGAAGAATATGAAGAAATGAGAGAGTATGCCAAGTCCATAATGTATCTCTTTACTTTTGAAGGAGCATGCAAAGAATTTGTTAAAGCAGTAAATAAAACTCTAACCATTTCTTGTCACGCTGGATTGGGTGATCAGTTAATTGGATATGCCTGTTCCGAAGTTCTAGCGCACGAGCTAGGAGCTGAAGTAGTATTAGACATGCCTATTTTCTCATCAGAATCGTGTCCTGTATCGGTGACAGAGGTGTATAAAAAGAAGAAGAAAGTTAAGTATGATATGGAGATTATTGTAGATTGTCAAGCTGGTCGTGATAAGATGGGGAGAGATTTTATGACAAGAAGTTTTTGGGAGAAGATTCACGAATCTGATGATATTTACATAGATAATCATACTTATATTTTAGATACTCTTATTAATAATGATACAGGATCGGTAAGATTCAATAATAAGACAGAAATAGTACAGGCTATGCATAGATCATTGAAAAGATTATTTACAAGGTATTGCACGGTAGATTATAAAAGATTAATGGGATATAATCTTCTGAAGGGAGAAAATGTTGTTAGTTTACATATTCGTACAGGAGATGATATTTTTATGTTGCAGGATAGTCGGGTAGATAAATGGCCTGTTGCAACTAAAGAAAAGTTGACAAGGATTTTTTCTTCTATAGGTCAACACCTTCGAACGCATCCTCCGTATAATAAATACAGGTTGGTCTTATTTTCAGATCTTCGTCCAGACGATATACACGAATTTGCTGCTCCTTTTATGCCAACTGGTCAAGCTTTTTTCAGATATAGCACTGTTAAAAGCATTCATTCTACACGTCAAAAACCATCTAGAGCAGAATGGAATAAGATATTGGATGATTTTCTGGTTTTGGCTTATTCTAGGCGATGTTATGCTACACCTAATAGTAATTTTTCTAGAGCAGCGTTATTGTTGGGCAATAATTCATTAACTTCTTCGTTTTTTGTCGAATCATCTGGAAAAATATCTCTCGTAGGAAATAATGTTACGTCAAAACCACAAAATTATTTGTAATGATTTAAAAATTGTTACTGACAAAAAATGGAAGTAATAGATTTGGGTTAAATAAGAATACGAAAACATTCACAATACTGTCAGGATATAGTATATTAAAAAACGATGATATTTAAAAACAATTAGTAATTATATTATAAATATGAATATAATTACTGGAGAAAAAATACAGTTATTATGTGATCATTTTCTAGGGAGAAAGAGAGATTTTAACTTTAATCCGAGAATCAAGGGCGATCCCAGATGTATGGATCTATCGGACATTCCAGACAACTTTGATAACAAGTATCTTGTTTATGCGTATATGCATACGATTTGGGAGCCATTATTTTATGAGAAACTAAAAACGTTTAAGAACGAGTTTGATTTGGTTCTTCATAATTCAGATGGAGAGTTGACAGACAATTATTTGAAAAGACTGAAAGAAATACCTAAATTAAGAAAAATTTATTCTCAGAATGTGCGCGTAACAGACGAAATGGTTGTTCCTATACCAATTGGTATTGCCAACAGTATGTGGGATCATGGAAATCTTTCTCTATGGGAGAATATTCCTGAAACAAAAAAGACTAGTCTGGTTCATTTTAATTTTTCTATACGGACGAATAGATCTGTTCGAGAGGATTGTTGGAAAAAGGTAAAAGAGAAAGGAGTTCCTTTCTTAGGTCATCAGTACCATCAGAACTATTTAAATACTTTAAGAACCTATAAATATTCTATTTGCCCTAATGGTGGTGTAGATACACATCGTTTATGGGAATGCTTGTATTCTAAAGTTATTCCTATTTGTTCTCGAAGTGTATCAATAGAATACTTTTCACGTTATTTCCCTATAATTATACTCGATGACTGGAGTGATTTAGATTTGGAAGATTTGGAGAAAAAATATGGGGAATATGCTGATTGGAGTCAGATGGACAAATTAAATTTTTCTTCATTGGCTAATATGATAACTCTTTCTAGTACCGTGTATGATGTTGTTTTTCCATATCATTATAAAGACAGTTCTGTATTGGAAAAAGCCGTTCAAAGTGTTAAGGATAATGCTATCAATCATGGCACTATTTATATTGTGGGGAATAAGGAACCGTCTTTTGATTATAAGAAGATGGGTATTGTGTATATCCCAGAAACAAATTATCCTTTTACTATTCAAGATGTATTGGACCGTTGGGAGACTCCTTATCCTGGTTGGTATTTGCAACAGTTGTTAAAGATGTTGGCATATGAATATATACCTAATTTATCCGAAAATTATCTTGTAATGGATAGTGATACGATTTTACAATCGAAAATAGGATTTATTAAAAAAGGAGAGATATTGTTGTATAATTATGGAACTGAAAATTATTTTCCTTATTTTAAGCATATGTTGTTGTTACATCCGAATTTTCGAAAGTATATAAATCGATCTGGTATTTGCCATCATATGATGTTTAAAACTACTTTTTTGAGGGAGATCATAGAGTCTGTGGAAAATATGCACGGTAAGACTTTTTGGCAAGTCTTTTTAGAGAAGATTTCTGATCCACAAGACCATGGTTGTTCGGAATACGAACTTTATTTTAATTACGTCTTCAAGTTTCATCATCCTGTTGTACAAATGAGGAAGTTAACATGGACTGATAACAATTACAAAAACTTTGGGAAGTTATCAGGAGTAGAAAAGTATGATTATGTATCTTATCATTGTCGTGATTATTACAAACGTTAAACTTAAAAAGGGATTTATCAGGTCATAAACTGATAAATCTGTATGTTCTATGCGTCTTTCGCACCGTCAAAAGTATACAATACCTGATATAGATGCATCTTTTTAGTAAATCTAGGGTCATTCTTGAGTTTGGTAACTACATCCATTCCTTTACCAGGAATAATCCCGGTTTTTTCGAAGTTATTCTTTACAGTGACATAAGAGCTATCTTTTGTGGGCATGTACTTGGGTAAAGATGGAGTATCATCGATAAGGAGAATACAATGACTACTTAGAAAAGGTAAGACGGCTTCTAATTCTTTAGAACCGTGGTCTGCAGATGGTTGATAGTTAAGCCAATCCAGATCGAAACTATCCAAATATAATGCATCAATGGTAACGCCTGGATTTTGTTCTCCCCATGTCTTAAGGAAGTGAACACTATCATCTGTAACCATGTGAGTATTCTTAGAAACAATCTTCTTACATTCTTCTGTAACCTTAGGATTGATATCGACCGACCAAAGAGTTCCACCATGTTCTGTAACAAAACTATCCAAAAGAGACGTCGATTTAGCCCCATGGGCGTTACTTCCGGTCTCAACAATAACTGGATCTTTTATTTCCGAAACTAGATCGAGAAAGCGAGACATAGTATAGTATGTCACATGTTTACCCGTTCCAGTGTTCATATCAAAACCGTGTTCAGATATTGTGAGAGGTCCTTGTCTTAGATCTCGATATTTAACATAATGTTTTTCAACGTTTGGATGAACTTTGTAAATGACAGATACTTCTTTGCTCTTATAATTAAACAACTTAGTTGCCCCATATTTCTTCAGAGGAAGGAATGAGACAGAAAGAGGCCGACCTCCGCCTGTGGAGCAATCTTGATTATCTTGAGTTTGGCCGCAACAGTTGATAATAAATATATAAGAAAAGTTTTTCTGGACAAGCTTGTCCATAAATTTGTATATACTGTCAGTATTCCAATGTTGTAACACATCCTTAATGATGTAACACTGAGAGTCGGGGATATTTCCTGTAAAAATATCAACAACTTTAAAATTATAGTTTGGATATTTTTCCTCATTAGTATTGATAACACTTTTCACACAATCTATTCCCGTATAATCTATACCAGTTCCGTCGTACATTTCCATAAGACACTGGCAGTCACCACAAGCAAGATCACATACTTGAGTAATACCCCATTCTTCAAACAAACGGCGTATCTTAGGAATAAAGCCCTTGTTGAATTCTACTGTAGATCCACCACCAGAACCGTTACCCCACTCATTAGTATCATAGATGTGAGTAAAGACTGATGTCATTTTGCTGGGTTTTTTGAAACTAACCTTTGGGATAAGTCTAACTTCTTGTGGATCTTTGCTCAAGAAAGCATGAAGACGTTTGGAGTGGATATGGAGATTATAAATAGGATAAGAGTTTAAATATGGATAGTAAAGTCCATCTTCCTTTTGTTTCCACGTAAATTTATACTCGTTATATTTTATTTCGCAAGTTTCATTAACAAAACCGACTGTATCCTTTCCTCCAGAATTGCGAGGGTCTATACCCCCGAGATATTGTCCCATTGCTGCAGCGTCGAATACACCGTCAAAAAGTCCGGTAAAACGTCCATAGTGATGGTGTTGTCCCACTATAGGAAGATTGCCACAATCATCGTTTTTATTGTAAAATTCTCCTAGAGAATACATGTCGATCTTTTTTATGTCTAAATTTTGAACATACCGGTCTATAACATCGTGATTTTTAATGTAAACAATTCCAGGTATACATCTAGTTTTACTGTCCATTGTGACAAACATTTCGTAAATTTGAAAGTATTTTTTGAGTGTATCTATTTTTGTATATAACATGACATCGTTTTCTAGATGTAGAACATTTTCTACATTTCTACGACGCATATACTCTGCTAAATAGAAAAATCTCGATGTGCAGTGAACCCAAAACCCATTTTTGTTGCTACGATCGAGGGGGCTATTTTTTGTATAGTTGGTTACTATATCAGACTGTAGATTCTCAATAGCAACAAGCCTAACAGATAAGTTGTCAAATCGTGGAAAAAAATTTTGGTTGCAGATAACTGTTATATTGCTATTACCGACATCTTGGAGTTGCTCTATATTAGTAAGGATATATTCCTGAAAATTGCCAATGCATACTAGTACTATTTCCATTTTATTGTAACATAACTTTTGTTTAAATAAATCTAAACAAAAGTTACAATCGTTTGTCACCGTGATCACGGTAAAAGTGTAGAAAATTGTTTTCCCCTGTAAACAAAGCTAAACATGAATACAATTCCTACTATAAATCTTTAATAACATTACATCCAACCCAAATACTGGGAAAGGCACCAACAGTGTACATAAGAGATATGTTTAATTCGGATGATAAGCTTCCCTATTATCTAAAAAATCCATTCTCGTCAATAATAGCTTTCATAAGAGAATCTGATTTTCGGACAGCAAAACAATTCGACCAAAATTTTACTTTTTCGTATATATCATTCCATCCTTCTCCATTTACTTTAATTAGTCTTTTTGTTCCTAGACGATATACATCAAATCCATGTATATCCAAAAGTTCAACAACATTTTTCATAGGACTAATCTCATCAGATCCCCTTATGTCATCTAGACAATCACTGCACTCAAAAATGATATATTTTATTTTTGGTAATATGTTCACCATCCCTTTTATTACCATCGAATCATGTCCTTCAGTATCTATTTTCACGAACTTAATGGTATAATTATCTTGTACATTAAATTTTGATATAATACTATTAATTAACAAGTCTAAAGTAGTTACTCTAATATTATCTACCAATTCACCACATTTGCTAGAAAACAATCCACCATGCGGATTTCCAGCATAATTATTTTTATGATATGCAAAGAAAGGTTTAATACCTTCTTCATTTGATACCGCTGTATTAAATAATAATACATCATCACCCGTTGCTTGACTTTTTAGAATATTAAAATTAAGTATATTAGGCTCTATACATACAATTTTATGATTTTTTTCCCTACAAATCTTTCTAATATTTGGTATGTATTTTCCAATATTTGCCCCAACATCTATACCTAAAACAAGGGTATCATCCTTTATATCCTCTGAATTTTTAGTAAGAATTTCAAGCATCAACTCGTGAGCAGATTCGCCATAAAATTCTTCTTTATGTGTTAGATAATATTTTACTGTCTGCATAGTTTATTTTAAGTATATCTTTTTTTAAATTCATATTAATTATTCTCAATCTCACCCCCAATATTTGCTGTATCCATATAATTAAACAGATTACCATACTCAAGTCTCACAGCATCTAATAATAATTTAGTATCATGTATCGTCACATTCACATTTCTTACAGCCAACAACCGGGCAATTTCTAACTTCTGCGACTCCTCAATTATAGGAACTGGACATGGCTCCTTATACCCAGCGCCCTTAATACTACACCAATTAGACGATAGTGATCTATACATCTGTTCCGCCTGAAACTTAGTATGTAGTCGGTTAGATTCATCTGTTGCTACAGGAATTAACGGTTTAATTCCTGTCTGCTTAATATACCCACCCAATGCTCTATTATCTCTAGGAAAGCATGGCCCCCCAAATCCGTAACCAGGTCTTAGATACTTATTGCCAATCCTTGAATCTGACCCCACCGCATTCAATATATCGAACTTATTGGCCCCTGTACTTAGATCCGCAACATCTCCGATCATATTGGCAAACGCTATCTTCGTTGTAATGAAACAATTCACAGATAACTTAGCTATCTCTGCCGAAATAGGACTCATACGACATATCTTTGGTTGGGCAGATTTACTATGAAGCGTTTTGTATACTTGCTCTAATCTATCTCCTGCATCTTTATTTCCTTCTCCAATTAGAATAAAATCTGGATATGTCATCCCGTCTATAATATTTCCTTGAGCAATAAACTCTGGATTGTAAGATAAAGTAGTATTTTTGCAATCCTTAAGGAGATAATTCCCAACATCCCTAATATATCCAGGAATTACCGTACAACCAATCACAACATGCTTATCTTGAACTTTTCTATCATTAATCTTCATGAGAACCCGACCCAATGTTGTATGATCGTAGAATTTATCTCCACCAGAAGATGGCGTCGCTACATATATTAGTATAAGATCACTAAATTTCAAAGCCTCGTCTAAATTGGTAGTTGCTCTAAAGTTCTTACTCTCGCGTAACATCTCAGATACGCGAGGTTCTGGGGAGTCATGAGTCTTGTTGTTTATAGAATTAACATAATCTACTACAACATCAACACCAAGTACATTGTATCCAGAGTGTTCTAGACAAAGTCCAACACAGATTCCTAATCTTCCTATTCCAATAATCGAAATATTTTGTTCAGTCATGTTTTTATTCTTCTTCGTAGATACTTAAATTAAAAATATTATAGAATTATTTTTGAAAATCTCGAAAAATAATTTCTGTACGAAAAGTCGGAGGAAAAGAATTTCCGGAAATCCGGATTCTTCGTATTATAACATATCGCCACAACACAATGTTTGTCAATGAATTCAAAAATTCAAAAATCAAGGCATTTCAGTTCAAATCCAATGACCACGAATGACCAAAATTGATTATGTTTTGGTCATTCGTGGTCATTGGAAATAGCCAATTTTGGTCATTAGAGATTTTGAGGTTAATATTATAATTGATAATAATTGATAATTAAAATGACCAAAATTGGACATTTGTAAATGTCCAATTTTGGTCATTAGAGATTTTGAGGTTAATATTATAATTGATAATTAAAATGGCCAAAAATGGTCATTAGATTTAAAAATAAAATTTCGTATAATAAATGGAATGTAAATTTTGTCATAATACCTTTTCTAATAAGCAGAATCTAAACGCCCATCAAAAAAGAGCTAAATATTGTTTAAAAATACAAGGAAAAATCCCCACACAAGACTATAAGTGTAAGTGCGGTAAAGGATTTATGTCAAACACTAAATTAAAACGACACGAGAAAAGTTGTTTCTCTAATAATATAGTAAGAGAGTTAAATCTTAAGATTAAAGAACAGGAAAAAGAACTTATCGAATTAAGAAAAGAGATAGAGATGTTAAAAGAACAAAATCAACATTATCGTGATGACTTTAACAATCTTTCCCTAACAGCTGTAAAAAGACCTGTAAATAACACTAAAAATATTCAGATAAATAATTTTATCCAGAGTATGGAACCTTTGAGAATAGAGGATATGAAAGAGTCAGTACCATTGTTAACTCTAGAGCATCACGTCAAGGGCCCAGAAGGATATGCAGAGTTTGCTTTGGAGTTCCCGTTTAAGAATAAGATAGTATGTGTCGATGTTAATAGAAATAAGTTAAAGTATAAGGATAATGATGGTAATGTAGTAGAGGATCCGGGATTTAGAAAGATGATGTCTAAACTATGTGAGATGTTAAAGCATAGGAGTTTTGATCTATGTCAGGAACATTATGAGAAGTTGTCTAAGGAATTTACAGAGAGCGAATTGGATGAATATAATTTTATGGAAGCAGCAGTAGCTATATCAAAGTATGCTAGTGGTAGGGAAAGTGATTTTTGCAACAAGGTTATAAAGTTGATAAGTAAAGGTTCAAAAATCAGTTGAATTTATTTTTCGATGATAATTTCACTATACATACAAACTTAATCCGCCTGTAGATAATTAATTTCTAAAACTGCTCCTAGACACCACACTACAAATATGATTACCATTTTATTTCACATACACGAAATAAAATAGGGTTCAATTTTAATTTTCTTGTTGTACACATACATTAACCCACTTATACAGAGCTCTCATTCCTTCTACTAGAGGTCTCGAAGGAGCCCACCCCAGTTTCTCTTGAATTAGTGTATTATCTGAGTTTCTTCCTTGGACCCCGATAGGACCATCAATATGTTTAATAGTTAGGTTCTTTCCAGAGATCTGAATGATCATTCTGGTAAAATCATTGATAGAGATCATTTCTTCTGATCCGATATTAACGGGACCCGAAAAACCTTCACTTGCCATGAGCCTCATAACACCATCCAAACATTCTTCGATAAACAAGAAAGATCGAGTCTGCTTGCCATCACCCCAAACTTCAATTTCATCTCCGTCTTTAGCTTCTGCAACTTTGCGACATAATGCAGCAGGAGCTTTTTCTCGCCCTCCTTTCCACGTCCCATAGGGACCAAAGATGTTATGGAATCTGGCGATTTTAACTACAATACCATGGTTTCTAGCGAATGCATCGTACAATACTTCGGAAAATAGTTTTTCCCATCCGTAACAAGAATCTGGAGGACCTTGTTTTCCAGTATCTTCGCTACATTTAGGATTATCTGGGTCCATTTGATTCTTTTCGGGATACATGCAAGCAGAACTACTATAAAATATCTTCATGACACCTTTAGCAGCGCATGTATGCGCAACGTTAAGATTAATTAAAGCGGAATTATGTAGAATTTCGGCATCGTTTTCTTTGGTAAAGACGAAACCGGCTCCTCCCATATCACACGCTAGTTGGTATACTTCATCTAGATCTGCATCTATTACTTCATCAACAAGGTCCGGATCACGTAGATCTGCAATGATAAATTCATCTGCTTCAGTCGGTCTGTATTCATGATGTTTAAGATCAACACCTCTGACCCAATATCCCAATAATTTAAGTCTAGAAACGAGGTGACCTCCGATAAATCCTCCTGCTCCACACACTAAAACTCTTTTTTGGTTCTTATTTTCCATTTATTTAATAAAATGATTTTTTTAAAACATATTTTATACCGAGAATTAATTGAATTATCCGAATAAATGTTCCCACCAATTACGAGTCACTTTTTGGGGTGAATTACCCATAGAAGATATTAAATTATCGATTCGCGATTCTGCTTGTTTATGATAATCGGCGATATCTCGTTCCCGTTGTTTATTAATCATATCTATCGTTTGCTGATGTTCTTCTTCAATACGTTTAATTGATTCTATTCTATTTTTTTCTGTTTCAGCTATTTGACTGTCATATACACCATTGATTTGATTCAGGTCTTGATTAATTCTTAACTGTAGTTTGGAAATTAGAGGATTATTTTTATCCTTTTGACTTTCTACATACGAGGGAGGTTGGATGTACTCTTCCGTGGTATTTTTCATTTATATTAAGCAATTTTGTTTTTAAGACGTAAGAAAGAATATGTTTGGTACATATAAATGAACAAGCTCATTAAGTTTTATTACAACCTTATACCGGCAAACAACAAGAAAAATTATTTTTTTGACGACATTGTTAGTTGGAGTGACTACAAACTAGAGACTGCTCATGATTATATTCAGTGGTTATTCCCTGATAAAACAGGAGGAGTAAATCCGAAAGCTCCACATCTTACTCCTTCGGATATCAAAAAATTCAAGACAGATAGGGTCCTTCGCCGTAATGTGGTTCAGGCATCACTTAGAATGTTGTTATTCTATGGATTTGTCAATGAAGGAACAGAAGTGAAACAGATACTACCATTGAATAGAAGAGAAAGAGGGAGAACAATAGGATTGTTTTCGACTCATAATTATAGAAGATTAACGAGGATCATGAGCTTTTTAAGAAAGATAAACATGGAATATTTATCGGCAATATTTTTCTTATCCCTCTGTTATGCAATGAGAAGCAATCATATGTTCCTAAAAAAAGTATTGAAACAAAAATCTCTACCATTATGGATGAAGACTCAAAAAAGTTTAAAACCTTATATCACAAATTACGATATTAACAAAATAACTGAAGTAATCCCAATGGAAGAAGAAGAGAGCGAAGATTGGGACGAATGGGGTTATTGGGATGAGGAAAGCGAAGAGAGCGAGGAAAGCGAAGGTGAAACCGAATTGGAAAAGACATGTGGGGTTAGAGGATTAGATTATACTGGAAACAGTTGTTATATGGATAGCACTCTTCTAAGTGTATTTGCTATTCCAAACTCTACTGTGACGAATAATATTTTACGTAAAAATCTGGGAGAATTAAAATCCGTCAATAATTTATGGATACAATGCAACGACAATATGAAACAAGACATAAAACGTCGTAGAGCCATACAAAAAGCTTTAGTAGACATAACAAATTCAATGAGAGGATTGAAAAAGGTTAGGTACTGTTCCAATTTACGAAGTTTAATCAGGCAGTGTCCAGGCACCCAGGCTTTTCATGAAAGAGGAACACAAGATGCTGGCGAATTTCTAACATATCTATTTAATCTTTTTCAAGTTGATGTTGCTAAAACAGTTCGACGTACATACGGTAGCAATGATACGGGACCAAATGCCGATTGGAAACTTGTAAAAAGAATCGTAGATAGAAAAGCAAGTCCTATTATAGATATAGTAGCAACAACTATATTAGATATGAAAGCCAAAACAGATATTACGACTTTTACAACCCAAACATTGGTAGCAGACTTAGTTGAATCTGAAAGATGGTATCCTGATAGGAAAAACGCACCAGACGTGTCATTTTCACGTCGAAAAGAGGTGATCAAAACAAAATCCCCTTATCTAGTATTTAGTTTACATCGTACTTACGGTATCCCTAAATTTGACAGAAAAGGTAATTTTAGGCGTATTGACAAAGTAAACTTATGGAAAAAAGTCAAGGCTCCTGAGAGTATGAGATCTAGGGGGCAAACCTTACATCTTACTGCAATTGTTATACATACTGGGGGAGCTCATTATACTGCGAATTTCAAATGTCGAGGGGAGTGGTTTTCATATGATGATAATCCCATAGGAAGAAGACATGATATTCAATTTATCGGTTCATATAAAAATATGGTAAGATCAGAATCTAGACCCCTTACGCATGGAACATTGTTTTTTTATACGTAAACCTAAATTAATCTGAATTATAATTATGCTATATTTTATATTGGATGATTATTGGTTTAATATCACAAATATCGTGGTTGATTTATGGGATATTGAGCTGTTTTATTCTGTATCATTTATCTATATTTGATAGGTTTGAAAATTAGCTGTAACATATCACGTAACAAACTCAATCCAACAATCCATCAATAGCTTTGTAATAAGATCTAATTCTGATATATGTCAAGAATGGTATTAAGCATAACCTAGTAGTATGATCTGGTATAAATGCAGCTAATATCAGACCTATGCTCATCCCCACGGTTGAGCCTAATGTATTTAGAACACTTATTTTTGCATATATCTCTCCGACATTATTATCTTGAGCAAGTTTTTGGATAATCTTGGCATTAACGGCTCCCATACCAGTAGCTGATATATTTTTACCAACATTAGCTACACCCGCTATTGGTATAAACATATACATAGGTAATAGGGGAGTTAAACATTCCATAATTACAGAACTTTGTTGAAATCCCAAAGAATAGTTTACAAACTTGTTAGGGTCTTTGTCAGCCTTTTGACCCATTTTATTCATATACATAAGACCCCCGAGTTGCCCAATAATATCCTTTCCAATATAATTTACAGACAGTGTTAGTTCACTAGATGCCTGACCAACCACACTCAACATACTATGAGTGCTTAACACGCTTTCTACCGAGACAACCATGTTGGAAAAACAGGACCACCCAACATATTTCCCATAACTTGGATGAACCTTTCCATGGGGATATACAACTGACTTGCATACCGATCGTATACGTTGTGTTAATTTTAAGTACATTGTTGTTTGATTTAAGTTTTTAAAAACTTAAATCAAATTTATTCTATGAGTCAAATAGAATATATTTACTCTTAATAAAATGCCTATATACTGTGGTAACAATTTAAACGACCCTAAATTAGTTTCAGGTACGCATGTATTGGGAACAAACTACCAATGTCTTCGTAGAGGAATAGGTGTAGGTATAAATCTTCCTTATGATGCCACATATGCTGGAGTATACGCCCCCGTTGATCCGAGAAAATTTTATTGTGGTACAGCAGCCGTGCCACCTCCAGCCGGAGGATATTTTGCGGTTGGGTCACCATCTAAGTGTTTAGCAATAGGAGTAGGCGTAGGAAAAGCTCGGAGGGCTGCTATGGGACCCCCAGCATTTATGTATTTTATAAGATATATTTTACCTTATGTATTATTTTTTGTTATGGCTGGTGGAGTTTTTGCTTATTTTTACTTTGCAAAACCGGTATTTATAACCAAAAGAAATCAGGATAATGATATTGTCATAGATTGGGAAAAATTTATTCCTTACTATTTTCTCATAACTATTATCATAGGTATATTAATTTGGTTGATCTGGAAAAGATTTATCCTTAGGTGGATATAACTAGGATAATTAACAAAAAAAATGAAAAATAATAAAATATATAAAGCAATCTTGAACATGTCATTCACGATTTTAAGCGCGATGAATAATTTAACCCAAATCTGGGAATATGTTACTCTACATGAGAGCGATGTACTCACATTTTTTTCCTCTCTAGTCGTAATATATCTCAATTACAGGGCATATTGCACGCAAATGAGAGCAAAAAGAATCATACGCCGTCTGTCCAAACGAGACAAACAGCTCAGCGAAGATAACAGATTGATTAAAAACTTGAGAAGAGAAAACTTCAATCTCAAGGACAGATTGGAAACTACCGAAAAGCGTCTGTACCATTACATCGAATCCCATAAATCTACAGATACTCTCTCTGAACAGATTGACAGGTTTGAAGAACTGTGTGAATCCATTCCATTTGCTCTACAAGAATGTTCAAAGGCAAATACTGAGCTTCGCGAAAGTGAATTTAATGCTATGGTCAAGAAACTAAAGAATATCGAGGGCGTGTTGATAAGTGGAGATTATAATGACCCAGAATATCTTGCATATGAAGGGACAGAGTGGACTAAAAAGCGCCTATGTGCCAGGGCGTGCGAATTAAATATTCCAAAAATGAAATGGACAAATCGTAAAAAGCTTACATATACTCTTCGGGTAGCTGAACAACTTAGAATAATTTCGGATATCGTTGACCCGGTCTATCCTGACAGTTATTCGACCGAAGAAGGCGAAGAGATCGAGAACGGGATTTTTATGGAGAAGGAGAAGGAGAAGGAGAAGGAGAAGGAGAAGGAGAAGGAGAAGGAGAAGGAGAAGGAGAAGGAGAAGGAGAAGGAGGAAGTAAAAATTATCTATATGGAATCTGATCAGAAATTTTGGAAGGGTAAGGTTTTTGGGTGTAAATACATCGCCAGATATGGTGGTATCGGTACTGATGGAAAATCCAAAGTTAAATTGTTTGACACATATGAGAATGCTTTAGGCCACCTAGATAAATTGAAGGCAATCAAAATTCGAAAAGGATATAAGGTAAAAAAGAATAGTAATGACAAAGAGAATAAACGTGATGAAAAAACACTTTTAGGCATATGGGATAAACATAAGGCAAGTTCTGATTGGGACGACGACGATGAATTTGCTATCGAATTGCTGGAAATAATGCACAAAAAAGCTATTGATGATCATCAGAGTTCCTTTTTCTTCGAAACGCGCCAGTCATCCAGGTTTGAAAATTTGATGAAAGAAAATGATTTTATTTATACTGCAGACGGGACGAGAGGCTACATAGTGTCAGTGTGATTAAGATACTTAAAGTCTAGATCACCAGGATAAATAAATGTCAAAAACTTCGGAACTGAATTCTGAAACATGTCAGAGTAAATTGAGTGACAAACAAGACACTAAATCAGTATCCGTTCATTTTTCTCCTAATGAACCCAATTTAGAAATGCCTGATAATAAGCCCGAGAATAAACAAGAAGCATCACCTATTGCGTCGCTAGACGCTCCTCCTATAGATACTGGACTCTTCAACATTCAAAACTAAATCAAATATTTGAAACTCTTTAATGCGTTAGCGACTGACTTAAAAGATGATCCTAAAAATGAAACTGATGATTGTACGTGCGACTGTGATTGCGAGTATTTTATGGATTCCTCCTAAAAACACTACCCAACTCATTGTTAAGCGTGTCAACTAGACCAATCATTATTTTGCAAAAGCTTTCTATTCTTTCAACAACACTCATCATATTTTTTGTAAAGTAGTCTCGGGAACAAATTTATCCCAACCATTTTTACAATTATCCATATCCTTACAATGTTCGCACTTACACGAAGAGACAGAGAATTTTTCTGTCTCGTTTTTAGTAATAATAACTCTAGTAGTCGTTATTAAATAAACATGTTTATTTAAAAATGAAATTACTATTTATAATGAATAGTAATTGACAATGTCTAAACTACATAAAAAAACCGGAACAGTATGTATGATTTGTGATGAATCATCTGATAAATTTATTCATTTTCACAAAACTCGTCGTCAGACTCATCTTTTATGTTTAGAATGTGGGATACAGTATCTCAGACCTATTCTAAGGATATTGTGTAATAATATTCGTAAAAATATTCGACAAAATGTAGACCGAATAAAATGTCCAGGTGCATATCATTCAGCTCCTCGAAATATGTGCAAAAAGCGAGTCCTTTTGAGTGATATAAAAGTTCCTGAATGCGAAATCTCGCTTGATATTTTCAGGATAAATTATACACTATCGTCTCCCAATAATTATATGTGCCCAGAAGAAAAATGTGGGCAGGTTTTAGAGGTAGATGAGGAATTTCCTGGAAACAATCTTCAATGTCACATTGGTTGTAAATCATCATGGTGTAGACAATGTTTGGCTAGACCATATCACGAAGGTAAATCATGCTCTGAATATGAGGCAGAACAGAAGAATACCCAGCATGGTAAATTTATGTGGGAAATGAAAGCTAAGGGACTTATTAAGTTTTGCCCACTCTGTAGGGTAGCGACGTACAGAAATGGTGGTTGTAATAAAATGACTTGTTCCCAGTGTGGTATCAAATGGTGTTGGCTATGTAAAGAAAAGAATATTAACTATGACCATTTTAATTCTGAAGGAGCTGGTGGTCAGATTGGAAAATGTTCAGGAAAATTATGGCAAGGAGTAGACGAAGACGGTAATATAATACATGTCGAGTAAAGATTAACAGATTTAAAGATTTTGGGATTTAAATAAAATATTATAAAGGTTTATAAAAATTTCCTTTATAATAAACATTGATAACATTCAATGTTTAAGAATATCTTCTGTAAACTAAGTCAAATTCTGGATAGTTTGACTGTACGATATATTATATAATAGCCGAGAGTGATTATGATAAAGTGACTTGATCAACTATTTTATTATGGACCTCCTGTTTGCGTGTAATGTGTTTGTATGGTTCTTGAAGGTATAACGCTTGATTTATTTTAGATTACTTACCAATTGGTAAGTAATCTTTTTTATGCACAATTTATTCTAAATAAATCTAAAGAAATGATATTACATATATGTGAACGCCATACCACAATTTCAATACATAAAAATTGTTTCTTATAGAAACCAATTTGACTTAATATGGTCGAGAGAGCTATTTTTAGCTATTTGATCACCAGTGACAATCTGGCTCTCCTTCTGCAGGCGGGTAAATTCGGATTTCGGTTTATTTAACCAAATTTTGGTTAAATAATATTCTTTTATATTCTATAAATAAAATGTCATTGGGTAGGAAAAAATTTGTAATAGTTGCTCATGGAACAAAAAGTTCCCTTGAACCGAGTATAATAGATGATGTAAGAGAACCAGGCATTCCATGTGTCGAAGAACCCCTTCAAGTTAATGCACTTGGTTGTATTGAATTATGTTACACAGGTGCTTTAGGGTTAACAGGACCAAATAATGATTGTTTATATGTTGACAGGAATCAATTAGACCTTCCTATATGTGCTACAGTTCCGTTATCATTTCAGACTGGAGGATCTAGTCCGATAGGGCCAAATGACTGTATTGAATTATGTTACACAGGTGCTTTAGGATTGACAGGAATAAATAATGATTGTTTATATGTAGATACAACACAACTTCCACCTCCATGTGTTGAAGAACCTCTTTTTATTAATCAAAACGATTGTGTTGAATTATGTTTAATAGGTCCAGGAGGAATAACAGGACCTACTGGTGTAATTCCTATTAATCCTCCTTCTTCCCAAACTGTTTCTATGACAGGATCTACCTTGCACGGTCTAGGAGTTGACACCAACGGATGTTTGGTTGTTGTTGATACTATACCGGACCCACAAAACGCGTTTTGTGGTGCCATTCACCAGTATATAAATAATGCTTGGGGAATTCACCGAAGTCCCGGGATTACCGAAGTGACGATAGGAACCACTGGAGCTTTTCCCACAGTACAAGCCGCACTAAACAACGGCTGTAAATTTCTACGCGTGGTGGATAGCACAGTTACAGATGTAAATTTAAGTGTGACCTCCGCCGACCTCTTGGTGTATGTAGACCCCGGTGCACAATGGACGGTACAAGGACCCATTACCTTCGCAGGTGGCAACTTGGTGCTGTTTGGAAACAGCAGCTTCCCCAGTTCTCGAGTGGTATTCGACAACGAGGTGCAAGGGGTGCTACCCAGTAACGTCATCGTGCAAGATCTCGAACTAGATCGCACCGGCGCTACCACGCGGTTCGTCGACCCCACGGTACCCTTGTTCATGCAGAACGTGACGGTGCTGCTAAACGACACCGGGGAAACCTTTCTCACCGACACCACCGGTGCACTCACACGAACTGTCCTCCGTAACGTTATTTTGCGCGGCGACCAAGCCTCTCGGACTGCAATTGTGTGCCGCAACAGCGCGTCGTGCTTGGATGTGGATAGGTTGGTACTCGAGGGTGGTTGGGCTAACGTTACGCCGTTAGCCTTTGCCCTGGACATTGAAGCAGGGGAAGTGAGTATTCATAATGTGCTTCTGCAGTCAGCAGCCGATCTAAAGTTATCCGGATACATTAACGGCGTGCGCGGACCAGCTGGCATCTATTTACACGCAAACGCCACACGATTATTAAACGCCAATGTAAGTATAATGGGCACCGTTGCCCCCGCACCTAGGGATTGTGAGCTCACCAATGTAAAGGCGGCGGACTTTGCTTCCACCACGACCCAGAACTTGTCGATAGTAGAGTGGGTCGTGCGCGACTTGCACATCACGGGTGGTACAACGGGAATTATCTTTGTTTTTGGGAATGCAGACTTAGAAGGTGTGCGAATTGACCGCGATGTGCAATTTACCTTTCAGCGCCTCACCGACGCGGCCAAAACTGTGGCGAGAGTTACACGGTTCACAATTAACGGAACATACGAAGAGCGTCGCCAAGCGGCTGCCAGCAACGTCCCTACTCAGGAGCACTCGGTTATATACAGTGATATAATCGTTCGGGAAGATGCAGTATTTAGTATCTCACCCGTTATCGGCTCCGGGGATAGCGCTATTCCTCCGAAAACCTCCATTGACAACATTGAGGTCCTAGGTAGTTTACTTCTTGGTAACAACGCCAGTACTTCTTCATGTCAGTGGTTGCTCAACAACGTACATGTTCACCAAAACATGTCAGTAACCGCAAATTCATCAATCTCGCGGGTCCGGATCGAAAACTTTCGAATTCAAGGTCTGGTTGACATCAACCAGTACCAAATGTGCCGATTGCATAACGGCTTGATCCAAGGCAATTTTATCGAGACTCACGACATTTCTTCTTCGACTGCGCTACCGCAGCGGCTAGTTTTAACTGGTGTAGAAATCGAAGGGTCTCTCACCTCAGCGAACAGCGCTGTAAACCGGAACTTAACCCACTTGCTGATTGCAAACTGCATTGTGTCAGGAAACGTATCTATTAATCGCGTACTCTACCCCGTCATTGAAAGTAACGAATTCAGGAGTCAAAGAATTACGTTTGGAAACGTAATGGATAACACGATCTTCGCCAATAATCTGATCAAGTTTGGACCCTCCGCCACAAATGCACCCCAGATTATTATTGCGGGTAGCGAACAACCCTTACAGGACTTTACATTCACAAACAACCAGATCTGGAACCGGAGCAATGGTAACGTTGCCGTTATTATCGGGTGTACAGTAGTGGAGCGCATGCTGTTTGCACACAACATCATACACAGCCTTGCCCAAGCCCGAGTCAATTTTAACGCCGCGAACATGATCATAAAAGAACTCGAATTCAGAGGTAACACGCTTGGATGGTTGCTGTTTGGTCGATCCACTGCCACAAGTCAAACATTAACAGACTCCATCATTGCCGGAAACAATTTCCACAACGGCGAATCGACTGGTGGACAAGTGATTGGCATCTCTGCCGATCGAGGCAATAATCTAACGCTCCGCGGTTGCGTCTTTGACCACAACAACTTCGCAAACGAATCTGCAACGATAAGCGGTGGTATCAACCTTTCCCCCGGAACTAACGGTACCCTGACCGGACCCTCGAGCTGCACAGCTGTCGACTGCGTCTTCACCACCAACCGCATGGAAGCTTCCATAAATCTCAGTGGTGCAGTGGGGTCTACCTTTACTGGCAACGTAATGATAGGTACGGGGTCCGCTATTAGCCTCGGGTCTGCGGGGGCAGTGCGATGTGTGTTTAACGCAAACGTGATATCGGGTGGTCAGTTTGCTGGGATTGTAATTCGAACAAATGCAGCTCCTTTTCCAAACGTACAACAGTGTAACTTCTCTGGAAATAACTTGGGAACATTATCAATTGGGGCAAACACCACTGATCAGTTGACGACCACCATTCAGAATACCACATTTGATGGCAATTGTATGAACAGCATGGTTTTAATTGCTCAAACAAATGCAGAAGATTGTGTTATTTCAGATAATCACATCGAAGAAAATCTGGTCATTGGAGAGACGGACAACGTGGGCGGAGCGGTACAAATCCCTACAGGCCTCAGCAACAGTGTGGTGGAAGGGAACAAGTTCGGATCTGGGTGCAACATCGCCGGACCAATTAACTGCGTTTCGTTTACAGGGAACAAAGTGACCAACGGTAATTTACAGCTAAATACATTGTCTAACGTGGCTCCATTTCCACAATTTACCACGTCTAAAAGCACGTTCACAGGCAACAATGTTGAGTCTGGGGGAAGTGTCGGCAGTGTGATTGCGGACTCTAATGTAACCGATAACTTGCTCGTGGGAAATCGATGCCAAGCGCCAGGTGGAACCGGATTCGGTGGTACGGATGTCATTGCAAATAATCAAACACTCTAAAAACATATCAACGGAGAATATTTTGTCATAACAAGACTCAAGTAATATAAGTTAATTACGGATTTAAAACCGATATGTCTTATATAAACAACTTAATTATGGCAAGCCTTTTTACGTGTGGAATAGCATCAGTTCTATTGGGTCTGTTTATCTGTTTTGACGGCCACACTATAGTTAAAGATAAAGTTATGGTCAAGTACAGAAATTTTAGAAAAGTGAATAAATTAGTTGCTAGAAATTATAACGGCGCATTCACCATTTTATGGGTATCTACTTGTATGGTTGCAAAAGCCTTATGGTTAAGTGTATGGCAGTATTTTAATAATTCGGTGATCAAGATGAGTGGTGGAAAGTACGAAGTCACATATATTATTAATGGTAAAATATACAAAATGATTGTTAAGCCCAAGCGCGGTCCAAGACGGGTGCTTATGGTATTTGATGAAAATCACTTTGATATTTCTGATATAGTGTTTCCTTACTTAGGACCGGGAGAAGATTTTCATGGGCGATCGTTTACTCCAAAATTTTTCGACAAGAAAGAGATTATTTTTGCACTATCTGATGGTGAAGAAATAGTATTTACAAATGAGGAAAATATGATCTAATCATTCAGTTTCATGGCAAAATAAATTGAAATTTAAAAATTGATTGCTAGATAATTAACAGATATGGCTACTCAAACCATTCAACAGAATATGAATATTATCGATATTATCGATAATAACGATCAAATTATTACCATGGTAGGTCCCGAGATGGAACAAGAACCACGACAACGGAATGCCGTTGATGTGATTATTGTTCTAGACGAATCCGGTAGCATGTCTTCCATGGGAGACGAACCCTGGCAGGCTATCAATACATTTATTGAGGGACAACAAGCCAACTGTGAAGATGGGGCAACATTTTCGTTTGTCACGTTTAGTAATCAAACTCGGAATCGGATCATCGATGAGCCTCTCAAAGATACGAAGCTATTATCAGGGCGCGATTATCATCCAAACGGTATGACAGCACTAAACGATGCTGTATGCAGCACGATTAATCGTGTCTTGGCTAGCAACAAACCTAATAATAAGGTTATGGTAATCATGACAGATGGTTACGAGAATGCTAGCAGTAAATATAACAGTTTCGATACAAAGAACCGGATTTCTCTTGTGGAGAATAAGCATGATTGGAAGGTCGTCTTCATGGGAGCCAACATTGATGCTTTTGCAGAAGGCGAGAGAATGAACATCAATCAGAGCCGATGTGCACAATACAACCAATTGAATCCCGGATCACTTCTCCGCCTATGTCGTGCAACCACAGAAAACGTGTCAAATTATAGAAACAAAAGATCAGCGGGTCTTCCCGCTGATCTCACTCTTCCCGACATGCAAAAGAGAGCCTCTGCCCCAGTTGGAAAAAGGGAAGTTAAGCAAGCGAAGATGAGAGAATTGGTACGACCCCCTCAATCACTTTCACCTACACTGTGTCCTCCTCCTTTGACCAGATCGGCATCTGAATTTTACCGAAATATGGGGACGACTTCTTCATGTCTACGGTTCGGTAAACCAAGTAGGCCTAAATTAAGTCGCTATAACAAACGTTTTCATGAGCACACACATCCACATTAGAGGATAAGTATAAGTATATAACGCAAAAAACCCTCAATTAACCTTCGTGTCATTGTGACGAATAAGGTTAATTGAGGGTTTTTTGCGTTATGATTAAATTTGTATAATTTATTATACAAATTGATTGACCCTATCTTAGCATAATTATGGACTATCAAAATCCAAACTAAATGTCACCACATGTGGATTGGTCAATGGCACCTGTACAACTTTGGATCTATAAACATCCTCCAGATTGGTTGTAATAAGTCCACGCATAGTATTGATATTAATATACTTTAGTTTTGTCAAGTTTTCGATACCAGACAGATCGACATCGTATACGTACAATTTTAGGTATTCCAAATTTCTAAAGCATTCCCAATTAATACTTACCGTAATGTGATTCTTATACCTGAGATAATCTGTCAATACCAGATATTTTGTTGCAAGTGCTTGTCTACCTGGATTTAAATAGGATGGTATTGAGCAATGCTCAAATATAAGTTTTTCGGTAAACTGGGGGATCCAGACATGTGGATCCGACATATATGACATCTTAACCGTATGAATGGTATTTACATGACCAATGAATCTTTTAATAAACAACATGAGATCATCTCCACTGCATACACGCATACTTGTAACAAATCCATGTTCTTTGCCATGGATTTGCATTGCCTTACAAGTATTTATGATGTGCGTATTATGTTTATTATCCAGGAAAGACATCAGTTTGACAGTTATGTCTGTCGGGAGTTTATTGAGGGGCATTTATTTTCGTTTTGTATTTTATATTCAACTATCAATTTCTTAATTTGAATCCAAATTTTGTTCTAAAATAATATACTCTTAATTAATAAACATGCCAACAAAGAGTAAAAAGGCGGCTCTGTTAGCCAGAATAGCAAAGCAAAAGGCCAAACAGAAACAAAAAATTTTTTCTATACCCAAGATCAAGTTGCCCAGACATAAGACAAAAAGAAGGTTTGTTCCAACTGTTAAATCTTTGGCAAAAAGGGCTACTGCTGAATCAAAAATGAGAGAATTTATGAGAGAACTAATTGATCTTAAATCAACAGATTTCGAAATGACTAATCCATTGGTTCGAGATGGATTTTTTGAATTCAGAAGTTTTCGTCAAAGGGAAACAGACGAAGAATTATCTTCGAGGGAGATAGAAGAAGAATGGAGTAAAATATCACTTTACAATAAATTATTGTGGATTATAGATGGATATGCAAATAAATATCAAGCAGAATGGGGACGGAAAAAATTTGCTGAACAAATAAAAACATATCTAAAAAACGAAGAGACACTCCTTAATTTTATATCTGATTATTTGGCAGGTGATTTAACATATGATAGATCACTCGATGCGTGGCTAGAAAGTGCTCGAGGCCAAGAAGCAATAAAAATTTTCCAGGCTGAAGTCGAAAAAGAAGGGCCAGAAAGGGCCAGACGTATTCCTGTTACAGAAGAAGAGAAAAAACAAATAGAAGAACTTAAGGGTGAATTGAGTAAACTTCAGGATACATATAATAGTATTGATCAAAAAATGACAGCGAGACAAGAACAGCTTAATGGAATGACACGCGAAGAATTAAATGAAGTAGCTATACCTCTAGTAGGTAGAAAAACAGATGAACAACTCATCAACATGATCATCAATGTAGACAATGAAAGAAAAAGAAGGGAAAAACGTCAAGAAATATCACATATGCCCCAATCGGAAAAAAGGATTGAATTGAGGGAATTTGAACAGTACCTGCTACAAGAAGAAAAAACAAGTCGCACCGAATTGTCCGAATTGACTAGGGCTGATCTAGTTTTAGTCGCAACAGAAAACAGAACAACACCTTCTCTTATTCGTTTAATATTAGCTGATGAATTCGGGCAAAATAAACAGAAATTGAGAATCGACATCTCTGCTTTATCAATCCAAATCCACAACCTCAGTTTGGGAAAATATATTCCTCCAAAGCCCATCACCACTAAGTTTACGCGACAAGAACGTAAATACATGGATATTCTCACAATTAAATTACGCCTTCTTGAGTTGGAATCATTGTCATACAGCAGTCTGCTAGCTCTTGCACAAGAGATGGATATATTGGGTGATATCAAATATCCTGAGGAAGGTGAAGCCGAGGAAGGAGATAAACTGAGATCAGAACTGGTTCAAAAAATATTTAGAGCTGAGTTTTCTGATTATGATGAAGATACTCCCATACCTGAATTAACTAAAGGTCAGGTCAAAAAAATTCTTGGTACCTTAGAAAATGAACAACTTAATATTCTTGCACTCGACAAAGGTATATCTAGATCTGATAGAAGAAGTAAACAAAGATTGATTAGTGAAATAGTTAACACCATGTTTCCGGTAGAGGAACGCAAAAAACTTATATTTATGGTTCCAGGGCGCCATGTCACGGGGTGGTCTTATGAACAAAGAAAAGAAGAACTTGAGTCGATGTCTGAAAAAGAATTAAAAACTTTAGCATATATTTTAGGCTTAAATATAAGAAAAGGAAGAGATTTAGATAGTATTGTTAGACAAATCCTTAGTGAAGAAGAATATCAGGCTAGGTTAATACCTATTGAAGATGCCCAAAAACAAACAATGGCAGAACAACTTTCCAAGCTCACTGGAAAACCTGTAGATATGTATGATTTATGGTCACTTGAAGATCTGAAAGAACGTTTGGATACACTGGGAGAGAATAAACAAGACTGGGTGGAACTAGAAAGACAGCGCCTCGTAACAAAATTGGGTGAAATTGATGATCTCGAAAAGGCAAAATACACAGGTGTTGAACGGTGGACATTAAAAAAACTTAGAAGAACTTTGAGAAAAATAGGGGGTCCCCAATGGGAAAATTATCGTCCTCTAGTTGAAGATTATTCATTTATCAAATGTATGAAGGAATACCAATCATACTATTGGATTGAAGGCAGAGTTACAGGAGTTTGGTTGGCGGGTCCCGGTGAATCTGGGCCTCCTAAATCAGAATATGTATTCAAAAACAAAAAAATCATAGAAGGAGGACGTTCGTGGTATCAGGCCAACAAAAAATACTTCTCCCTTCAGTGCAATTCTTTCAAGAAAAAGCGCCGACAGCGTGGGCAGATATTTACCTGTTATACTCAGACTAATCAACCTGTTAAATTTCGGGTGGGTTATACTGTAGTTGGATACGATCATGAAAGATCAGAATATAAAGCTCATGTACATATGGTGACAAAATCAGACGGTTCTGTAGTTCAAAGAACGTTTATTATACAGAATGAACAAATGTTTCGCCGTGAGCTTCAGGAAAATATGAGAATTGAGAGAATTGAAAGGACCAAATTCAGAGATATCTTAGATAGAACAGTAGATCAAAAATCGGTGAATGTTGTATCTAAAATATTGTCTAAAGCATTATTACAAATTAATCCTATGAAGAAAGACTATGGTATCATAGCGATTAGAACGACTAGTGGAGATGGTAAGGTATCTACTTTTAAAACAGTTGATTACAACACGCCTTATATCCAAATCCTAGTTAATTCTTTACGTGGTGGACCCGAAGAAACCAATCGAGAATTTTTTTCGAGAGCTGCAGATTTATTGGTATATCTCCAGATGGCTGAAGCCAAATCCTTTCAACAAAATATTGAGATCGAATATTATTTACCTGATATTTTAGCAACCCTATCACCCGCCGAAAAATTACCGGAAGTATTCGAAGATCCAGAAGTTTCCCAAAGATACCTTGATCAACTCATTTCAAAAATTAATAACAGAAAATATAAAATAGTCACATCGATCGCTGAGCATCTCTATTATCCGGGGCGACACCCTAGAGGTGAAGCAGTCCATTATCGGGCAAATACGGCGGCTAGATTAGCCGATACGCGTGAACGATTAGCAGCATGTGTTAATAAAGGAAGGGTAGGTAATGCTACACCGGAAGAGATAATTTACTACAAGGATACCGATGATAATAAGATATATTGTTTTACGGTTGATGAGCTATGGGATAGATTTGTCAATGATGATATTGTTAACCCAGAAACTGATAAAAATTTTGATCTAAAATTTGTTAGCCGCTTCAATGAGCTCTATAACAAAAGATTAGCAGATGAAGGATTACTAACAAACTATTTTCAGAAAAAATATGGTTTCGATATGGGCAAACTTGTTGATGAAAAAGAGAAAAAAGATACCGTAGCCTACAAAATACCAGAAATAGCACCTGATTTTTGGACAATAATAGGAAAAGATATATCCGAATTGGAAGATCAGCTGACAAACGAGGCACCGGGAGAAGGTGATGAAATAGATGAAGATCGAGAAGTTGAAAGAAGAGAAAAAGAAGTTGAAGAAAAAGTCAAAGAATCCATTGAAATACTGCCACAAGATGTATGTGTTTATTGTAAAAAACATATAACCGATGATGATCCTCTTAAAACTGTGATTAAACACGACGAAGAAGCCAGAATCATTAAGTTCTGTTCCTTCAAATGTTTCGAAAGTAAAGACGACTGGAGACGATCAAAACGCAAGAAGAAAAAGAAGAAAAGGAAAGAGAGAAAGGAGAAAAGGAAAGAGAGAAAGGAGAAAAGGAAAGAGAGGAAGCACAAGAAGCACAAGGAGACAGAAAAAACTAAAACCGAGATAAAAGGTAAATTAATACTTGAAGGTATAGAGAGCGATAGATTGCTTCTTCCCCTAATGAGCAAAGAAGGCTTGAGAACTTTTGCCAGAGAAAGAGGTATTTCTATACCTCAAGGTATGAAAAAGAAAATGGCCATTGCTAATTTTATTTTTGATACAATGCACCCAAAAGCTAGAAAAGGTATTTTTAAGGAAAAAGAAGCAAGTTCTAGATTGGCTAAAGCTGTAACTAGACGGGAAAAAAGGCATCTAAAAAAGAAAACCGGTTAATTGTTACAATTATATTACA